TATAATTAGATTATGAGATACAATAAAATATAAAATAAATAAAATTACAATTAATGAAAATATATAAATTGCATAAAATAAAATAAGATAAATAATAATTTGCGAAAGCAATGATAACAATATGCAACGATAACACGGCGCGACCGGAGGGAGCGACATAATAACGCTGAGTGACAATAACACCCCCGTGTTATTATCCAGCATTATTATCTCGCTAATTTATGATAACGCCCTACGGGGTGGACGTAGTCCACCTGGCATAGCCAGCGAAATTAAATCATAAATTAACATGTAATAATCCTCAGCGTTATTATGTCCTCCAATAACAATAAAAATTGTTATGGTAACGCTGGGTTATTACTATGTTAATAATCTAAAACGGTTACGTTTTCCCAGCGTTATTATGTCAAATGTTATGATAACAGTATGTAACTATCTTGCTAACTTTCAATGTAGTAAACCTGTAGCAAGATAACAATAACGCTGAGGTATAGTAACCGTATGCAACGATAACACGGCGCAGCTATAACGCTTTGCGGTAGTTACATGGGCGAACTATTTCTTTGTAAATCAAGGCGTAAACTGTCATGTGTGTAAACAATTGTGTGTGGAAACAGTTGTGAGATGTTACGATTTCATCATGGGATTATGCGCCAATCGTGGGGAGTGTTGCCTTGAGTGTGTGGGGAGTATGCCTAAAGTATGCCTAACAAATTTCGCTCTTTTTGTCAACCATTTTTTTATGCGTAAGTGGTCCGACCAGTTATAAGATGCATTTGTGGGGCATGTTATGCAGCTGGTATGGTAGTGTGAAATCGGGCTATGCCTGTGTGCCAGTAGAATATGATGCCCGGCCATCTATAACATAGTGCAACTGTTACCCCAGTAAATTAAATTATTAGTGTGCTAACTATTGCAATGTTTAATCTTTTAGTGCTGGAATAAACCGCAATTATTCTCCTTGCGATTGTTTTCGTTTCTTATCGTTTCTTGTCGTTTGAGCTGTGGATAAGTCTGTGGATAACCCCCGCACCTGTGGATAACTGGCCTGCCGTGCCTGCTGTGTGGTACTGTGGAACTGCTGTACAAATGATCATAAGTGCGTATAACTGGTGTTACGTATGATGCACAAAGCGAACTGATAACTATTCCCACATGAGAAGGCTTATCAATTACTTAAATGTTGCTGTGGAAAACTGTAACGCAGGTTATTATTCAATCCCACACAATGAGGGCGTGAACAGTCACCCATATAATCACTGTGTGCAACTATTAATCGCTGTGAGTAACTATCATGCAATATCCAGGCCAACGTCGAAAGGCCCAGGCTATCAATCGTGGAAACAGCCCAGATATTTGGGAATCATTCGCATTATGAGAAGGAGTCGCATTTCGCCTGCCTAATACCTCAGATGTAAGTCTGGGATATTTGCCCCTGGTTGTATGAATGCCTCTTCAAGCTATGTACCTCCCTCTGGGGAGGGGAAAGGGCATAAATAAAAAAAATGAAGCCCTCTTCAGGCCTGTGATATTTGTGTGGCTGATATTTGTGGGGAATCCAGTATTTACGGGACTCCTGGACAGGGCGGGGGGGGTATACACAGAGGAGGTATGATGTTAAAAAGATGTTAAATTATGTAGTGCTCTTTAGGCCAGATTTCACAATGAAATCAAGTGCTTAGGCTATGTGTGGGTATTTTCTGAGAATAATTGGCATGTTAATCGGATCAAAGAGGATTAAAGAAGGGAAATGATTTGACTCTTCAGGCCATGTGTGGTATATTTGTGATACTGGAAAAGGGGTTTAGGAGGCTAGGATGTTCGAGTTCAAAGCTGATGCCCAAGTGTACTACGATAATGCTGTGAAGAACAATCACTACAAAACATCTGTGGTGAAGTTTGAAGAGGTGTATAACACTACAGACTGGGGTATCTATTTCATTTATGATGCCGAACTGGGTGTTCTGAGAAACAAGATAACTCGTTCTTCTAATGCGGAGAAGGGGGCTGTTGCTGGGAGCTATGCAGCTAAAGATCGTCGTTACGTCTTAGGCTGGTTGGTGAATGGGAAGCAAACTCTGCTACAGGGTGCAAGGATTATCTGGGTTATGCATCATGGTCCGATCCCAGAAGGTATGGAGATTGACCATATCGACCGTGATCCTAGCAACAACCATCTGTACAATCTCAGGCTGGTTAGTCGTATTCAGAACATGACTAACAGCGGTATGCACAAAACTAACAATTCTGGTATTTGTGGGGTGAGTGAATACCATAATGGCCCGTACACTTACTGGAGGGCAAGTATAGCTGTCACTCGTCATACTGTTACAAAACGTATAGCGAAAGCATTCAAAACACAGGAAGAGGCTATTGCTCAAAGGGAAGAATGGGAACAGGTGAGGGACATTCTCAATGGGATGATTGCTTGGGTGACTCAGGAAGAATGGGATATGGTGTATGCTTCTAAGTACTGGGAAGTTTATCACGGGATGGCTCAGAAGCAGGATGAAGATTATGGGATGTGAGTTGTAGCATAGCTACTTCGCGAGGAGCGAAGCTCTGAAGTGTGAGTTACAAGCAGGGAAGCTATTATTCTACTTAGTTTTCTAATAATTAGCCAGCTAAGTATCTATATGTGCCTAACCCCCTACCCCCGGTTCTAGTCTTCCCAACAACGCTGGTACTTAAACTCTACCGTTATTGTGCTTACTGCCCATATTACATCGCAGTTGGCTGGTCGCTATAACCGCTCCCACTCTCCAACCTCGACAAGCTCGTGCGATACTCCATTCGTTCGGATGTTCACGCTGTTCACTCAGTCGATAGTCCCCTATCTCCTTCAATCCGAAGAGAGAGAAACCCAGAAGCGTATTCTGGAAAAGAGAGAGAAGATCTAAATTATAGCAGGAGATGAGGGGAATTGCAATACAGAGGATACCTACCAAAATTGGTAGGTATGTGTGAACAGCACAATAAGCTAAAACTACTCCATATCAACGTCTACCTCTGTACCATCCTCAGGTACAGATAACATAGCCATCTGGAGAGCTTCCTCCCAACCAGTGCGCTCAGCCTGAGCCACCAGCTCGTCAGGATCTTTACCTAATGCTTCAGCTAACCGAGATACATAAAGTACACCAGGGAGGAGTTCAGGGTCAAATTCAAGATAGAGAATCCCATCCCCATCTTCTGTGAAAAGCTCAAGTCGCATACTGGCTCCTTATGTTGATTTTATACCGTGCATGATGCCTAAATAGTGAAACTGATTTGCCTCTTCAGGCAACAGAGCTTGCGATTGTTGTGGATGTGTGGGCAGAGGAGTTACATGGTAGCAAATAACTCCGCAGCGTATTGTAACAGCATACATACGGCTGTGACTACTCCAGCTATGCTCTTGATACTTCAAAGTAGTCTACATATCTTGATTCTTGCAGGATACGATAACCTGCTCTGTCTGCTTCTTCAATTGTGGGGAAGCGATCTCCAAGCTCGATACGCTCACCAGACTGTAAAACGATTATTAGCTTGTACATAACCCTCCTTCCAAATGTGAACTGACAATAACACAAATTGGGGCAAGAGTCAAGCGTTAACCGCGAAGAAAATTGATTATTTTCTGAGCAGTGAGAATAAGGCTGGAAAATTTTTGGACATCTCGCCGTTGGCGAGAAAGTGTACAGACCCCCTAAAATGCTATCAGAAGGCCTGTAGTGAGTTTTTATGGTAGGGCAAGGTGTTTGCTCATGTTCTTGCGAAAAATGCGTCAGAATTGCATCCAGGCCCCTTAAATTTGAAATCTGAGGGCTGTTTTTAGCCTTAGGTCCTCTAAAACTCCTCCCTTCCACGAAGTATTTTAGTGAAGTCTTCAAGCCAATCTACACCTGTTATCATACCAAGGTCCTGTACAAGTGCACGGCTGGTATTTCTCTTGTGCACAGTGGTTAATACCATTCTGAAGTCCAGGGGCATATTGGTGCGACAAGGTTTCTCAAAAGGGTAATTACACATCTGGCCTTCGGGGCAGAGCACATTGAACTTCATTTGTCATTACCTCCGATCACTTGTGATCAGCGTCGTAGTCTTTCCATGGGAGAAATTCACAATCAAGGCCAGGGGCAACAACCTCTCCGGTAGTAAGACCTTGCAGGAAAATAGTCTGCCCAGTTTCTGTAATGATGCATTCGAAATTTCTGCGATGGGCATAAAGCACTTGATAGATTTCCCCAAGGTACAACCCTTTAATATTACCTGTGCAAGTACACATTACGCTTAATAACGGATACAAGCCTTCTTCACTTACAAGCTGGTTTAGTTCTTTTGGTGTGTATTTCATCATGTTCTCCGATTGTGCATTTGAGTCTTTTTGTGAGGTGTTGCAGACCTTCAACATCCGCATCTGTACGAGTACATAGCGACTCTCTACATGAATTCATCCAGTGTAAATCAATCATAGCCTGACAAAAATCCCTTGGAAGATCACGATCCATATCTTTCATCTTGTTCAGATTTGGAAACACCTCTCCATAAGTACTATCGTCAGGACTGATTACACTAAATGCTCTGTCAATACCTGTGCAGACGGCTACAAGCGTAGGACTGTCTCCAGGCAACAATTCGTGATCACGGGGCATACAAACCTCAGATAAAAATAAAGGGGGCAAAGGCCCCCTCCATGCTACTCTGCTGAACGCTTGAAGAGGATATCAGTCTCTTCCATAGCATCCACTTCAGCTTCCAGTTTCGCGCGACGTTTCTCTGATTCATATCGCTTATCAAATTCAGTAGCCACCAGAGACTTCAGGAATTTAGGAGAGATCAGGTGATCTTCTTTTTCCACCTTCACAATGTCCTTCATAGCTTCCTTCATGTCTTTAATTTTCAACTGGAGGTCAACCAGTTCTTCAACTGTTTTACGCAGACGTTCACGTTCTACCGGATCAGTAGGAAGAGAAGTAAACAGTTCAACTTTAGTACGTGCCATCTTAGAGGTCCCCTTTCTCACCACACATGTTTTGGAAATCTTCGTCATTACGAGTAATGATGTAAATGCCTTCGACGATCAGATACAGATAGAAGAATAAGTTTAGCACACCTGCTGTGCAGTATATGCCTCCCAGGTTGATCAGTAAGTAGATAATACCGATCATAGGGTTGCCCATATAGAAGCGGTGAATACCCCAGCCCCCAAAGAAAAAGCTCAGTACCCATGCAACCCATTTCGATTTACCGACCTGGATCTTTTCTTTCAATTCACACCCACAAGATGGGCAAATAACAGCTTCATCTAATACTTTGTGGCCACAATGTTTACAGTGCATAGTACTACTCCGGGTCTACAATGTCTACGATTTTGAAGTATTCTGGATTCTCAATTACTGGCAGACAAATGTAACGGCTATCCCCATCGTCATCAATCGTATAGAAAGCTAACTCACCAGCAATATCTGGATGGTGGACAATGTAACCGTCGTAGATCCTCCCCTTCGTGAATCCCCAGTAATCACCGAGGGCCTTTACTGTAAAGCAATCACCGTTTGTCATTTTTTCAGCTCCTCGCGAATCCAGTCACACACTGCTTTCAGCAGATATGCTGCTCCAGCAAGTACCCCACCAAGGCAGAGGGATACGCCAAAGATAACCAGTAGAACATAAACATCTGTCATGGTAGGGTTCATAAGCCACCTCTATCGAATACCTTTCAGGATATCTTCAAGTTTATAGCCTTCGTCAATTGCATGGATAACTTCGTCAGCTGTGTAGCTATAATCTTTACATAAAATATGGGCTACGAACAATTCTCCACGAAGTTGCAGACGGCTAATATCAAACTCACCGAAACCTTGTTTACGAAGTTCTGTCTTACACCATTCTACGACAACTTTGCAACCAATGAATAGGATTACAATTGCCAGAAGAATGGCTGTCAATACACTAACCATCTCTTCCCCTTAGAGTACAGCAATCCCAGCAATAGTTACTAAAACAACCAAAATAACAAACGCTAATACAAGATCGAGATTCTCTTTCATGCAATAATCTCCAATATTTCGTAATGATGAGGTTTGAATACGAATACTTCCGGTGCACCATTACGATAGAAGTAACAGATAATTACGTTGTCTCTTACCATGTGGAATAAGATATCATCTTCAGTCAATCCACAAGTGGAGAGGTCTTCGCGTGAGAGAGCTTTAGCTACAGATTCTTTAGTAGGAGTTTCACCAACAACTTTGTCACCTTCGTGAACCCCGTACTCTGCCAAAACATCTCCCACGCCGATCAGTCTAGCTTTAACCAGCATGGGAGCCTCTTATTACTCTTCTAAAACTTCGTAGCAGTCACCACAAACAATCATCGGGTCTGCTTCGAAGCCAGGGATATTTTCAAGAACGACCGCTTGGTCAAGAGTCAGCATAACCAGGAGAATACCAACATCTTCTTCTGCAACACCTAAGCGAAGCATTTCTTCTTTATTCGGGTAGTGTGCATCAAGCACAGCACCTTCCTTGATCATACCAGACGCTTCAACCATTTCTTCCATGTCGTCAGGAGTCATACCGTCTTCAACTTTAGTCAGGCGAATTTTCATTATTCATCCTCCTCTTCTTCAACAACATCCCAGAAATCACCAGGAATAGCCAGACCGTTATCTTCATCACCGTTCGGGAAAATGAAAACAACCCCTTCGAGGATCATCATCAGAGTGACCTGCTGTAATGCATCTTCACCTGGATCAGGATCTCCGTGTGAAGTGATCTCTTTCAACACATCTGCCGGACTTGGGACAAATGCATCATGAATTTCACCATCTTTGATACCGAAGATTTTTGCTGTTTCTTCATCTACACCTTTAAGTACTACTTTAAAATCTGGTTGACGCATTGTGAGTACCTTTTGTAAAAGTGGCACATCCGATGTGCCGATGAGTTAGTGAGGTAACTGTAAGTTTATCAGAGAAACTCTTTCAAAACTTTAGCTTGAGTGATCATAAAGACACCATAAGCAAGGACTACAGGTGCTGTTACGACAGTTAAGAGATAAGCGACTGCTAACATGCTTTACTCCTCAACTACCTCGTAGTTTTCAGGTAAAACAATCAGGTTTTCACCGCTACCCGGGGCATCGAAAGTAGCCATACCTTCCGGCAGATGCAGTTCAACCATAGTGAGCAGAGCTTCACGTTCAGCATCGCCCATGCCTTCGAAAGTTTCGTCACCCAGGGCATCACGAGCTACATCTTCCGGTGTAGGAATTTTAGCTTCGACGATCATACCTTCAGTCAGGCCGTGGATTGGATCAGCGATTTCAGTGTTCAGTAATTTAATTTTCATTAGAGGGTCCTCTTGTTGGGTAGAATTAATAGCCATAGCCTAAAAAATTAACAACAGCTATCAGGAAAATCATAACTAACAGACAAGCTACTTCGATACGCATTGTATACTCCCTAGTAGGTAATTATTTCTCTTGTTTGTAGTGTTCACGGAGGAGCTGGATTACAAAGTCCAGCCCTCCAATGATACCACAGACAAGGAAAGTATAGATGAGAAACATCAAAATCATGTCGTACATACTACACCTTCCTGTTGTTGGTGTCAAGTGCTTATTTGGGAAATGGGTAAATTATTTTTTACCTTTTCCACCTTTGCCTTTGCCACCTTTTTTGCCACATGCCATAATTGCAATCTCCAGTTAGTTAATTAAAAGTGACCTTGTGCCAGACTAATAAGCGCGTCTGCCATTTGACGAACCGCTTTGGCGTGATCCAAAGGCGAAATCCCGTCTTGAGGATCGAAGCGTAATGCTTCAAGTACTGCTTTCAGCTCATTATCTTCCGCATGGATTTCACCACGTACCGGAAGTACCCCAGGGCACGATTGATCCATACTCTCTTCGATGTAATCTACACCTACGATAAGACCAAATGCACCGTTGTTGTCGATAACAAGTTCTTGTTTCATCTTGGCACCCTCTTTGTTTTGATGTGATAACTATAACAGATTCAAATCGTGTTGTCAACTACTTTTTAATCTCAACTTTGCCATATGTCGGCATCTCATCAAGATTATTGTTTTTAAGCATTGTAGCACAGTTTTTATCTGTTGTCCACTGTTTTTTAGCATTGTCCCAATAGTAAGGCGATCTGCTATCAGGATGTTTAATTATAAACACTTCAGGTGCTGTTGTCAAGTCAATTTTCTCAAAATCTACGTGGACCTTGCCATTAAACCCGCCACGTTGGTATCCTCGGTCGAAATTAGCTCTTGCAAACAGATATCCAGCTAACCAGCCAGCAGAAACACCATCCCCAGCGATGACATAGCCGATCACACGTTTTCTCTTCTGGTGGTCATCCTCAACATCCCAGGCATCTTCCACCAGCGCAGTTACCTTATACAGATTCACCTCTGTGGGCCTCCTCGTAATTAAGGATCATACGATCCACAAACAGCATTCTCAGAACGTTGATATGCTTGTTCTGGCGACTATAATACACGTATGCATCTCCGTTGTCAAATGGAAATTGTATATCTCCATAGACTTTTTCCAGAGCATATTCCAGCTCTTTATGAAGCTGATCAAACATTTCTGTATCAACAGCTTGGTAATGGGCATACGCAGACAGGTTTCCACACAAACCGCGATAGTCTTTGAACACAGGATCAGCGTCTTTAGCACCTCCCCATGCCCAACTTCTGTACTCCATGTAAAACTGGTACATGAAGTCAGAAGGAATTATTGTCTCGATAACCATAAACCACCTCTACTCGTCTACATACATGAGCAGAATACGAGTATCTGGCACCCCAGTTACTTCCCAGTAACCACCACCAGGATAAACTTTACCAAGCAGCACACCAATATGGCGACGGATTTTCTCAACCGTGTCTTCCATACGCTGTGCATCTTTGCGACAGAACACGCGGAATGTACCATTTGACAAACGGTATTGGTATTCCATCATTTTATCGATTAATTCAGCTACCCGGTTTACTACCGGATCGTCATCGAGGCCATCAAGCAAACGAACATGACGCATAACTCTCTCCTTACCAGCCTTCATAGCGGATAATCGGTTGTGGGGGTTCAGGTGGACGTGGTTTATCGTCCTTTACGGCTTTTTTGGCGGTGCCGCTTTAGGCATATGAGCTTTAGTATGGATTTGGTCAGCAGTGTAATACTGTGCACCCTGCTCTGTTAAAGCTCTGTCTTTCACGTAGCAATCAGCAGCCCAGACAGCTTGTTCTTCAGAATGCCATTTACGCTGACCGTTTAGCCAGATATCGTGCCACATCGGGATAAAGCCAAGGTGAACTTTCTTCACCTGTGCTAGCCACCATACCCCATCAAAGAAAATCTTAAATTCCACTTCCATCAATCATCCTCCACCAGCTGTACACCAGCAGGATAAATACCTGTCTTCACCCAAAGATCACATTGCGGGTATCCAGGTATACGACGTAACCCGCAACCATAAGGTTTAGATGTTGTCATGAATCGACGTTCACCGTAACCGTTTTCCTGGAGGATCCAGTAACCTACGTCAGTATCGCCTGGTATTTTCATACCATATTCATCGAGCCACTCGATACTCCAACGGCGATAGGCTACTGTGTGGAATTTGCGTTTCTGCCACCAATCAAAGAGCCACATCTGTAACCTCCTCCAGCTTCACATAACGCCACGTCTGGCTATAGAGGACACCCGCTTTATTAAGGGTATCTCCGATGTACTCAGGAGTTGTACCTTCTTTAAAAACGAGAACTCTTATCAGATGCCAGTCTTCATCAACAGACATACGACCAGATATGATGAAAGTTGTTTCTGTAGGCATCAGAAGATCTCCTCTTCAAAAATACCTCTTTCAATAGCTTTTATCATGAGATCTTGAGTGAAAGCAGAAGCCTTACCCTTACTTATATTTTCAGGTCTGCACACCATTACAATGCCAGGAGTGTCTGAGTGCACGATGTAATACAGGCCGTTCTGCTTGTTGAAGTAATAAGTATCGTATTTTAATTCTTTAGCCATTATCTTCTTCCTCTACCTTTTCTTTTCACGGTTTTCTGAGGTTTCTCTTTTTCATCGTCTGCATTAAACATATGCATAAGATGCGTTTGAGAATTTCTACCAAGGCCGGGTTTCTTCAGAGGATTGTAATGCTCATCTGTATCAATCTCTATGAAATCAATCTCGCCTTGTTTGTAGGGCAATTCTAGCAGAAGTTTATCGTCCTTGTCAAATGTTTTTACAATAATATTTTTCCCTTCTACAACCTCGTAACGGACCCCTGCTGTATAGAACAAGGTTCCATCACTATGATGGATCCACAGCATCTTCTCCCTCCTTCAACATTTGGTGGTAGACACCCATAATAGCGTCGTATGCCACGTCAAACCCCTGCTGACGCAACATATCCTCTAAAGGCGACTCCGTTGTTGGATTGTAGCGACGAGCCACGATATCTCTATCCAGCTCGTCAAAGATGCGTTTGAAAACCTCAAACTGCTCTTTTGTCATATTCTAACTCCATCTGCTGGCCCAGTGCGCCGCTCAGGCTTTGTTACAGGACTGTTGGCGCTAGGTGCTTCCATTTTCATCTGGACCTGATCGCTATCTATGAAAAGCCAGAATTCTACCTCTTCACCAGAAGAAATAATAGCATATCCGTGGAAGAAATCTTTGCTCTCAGTTAATTTCTTGTCTATTTTCGCTTCAACACAGACTTCATTATAACCATTCAAATCGAGAGTGTGGCTCATTACCTCACATGCCACAATTTCTTGATTATGATAATCATCATTATTTTGCAAAGATGAAATTGTAAGCCCTAACCCCAGACCACAGATAAGTATGATACCCAGAGCAAGCATATACTTCGCGAACTCTACGCTGAACAGAAATTTTTTCATGCAATGAACCTCATGGCTTCAACAAACAAAAGGCCTAACACTGCGCCAAATGCAAACCAGCACACCCCCTCTATCAACTCTTTAATGAACTTTTTCATTATGTCTCCCTAGGTACATCCTTGTACCGGATCTATTTAAAGAGCAGTTCTGCGTGGTGGATAATCAGGATTATCTGCATGATCACAATGGTGAGAACTACCCAGTTAGCTTTGTTCTTAATAATCTTATGAATTTTCTTTCCACGAGATTCAGGCAGAGCCTTAAGAATACGCTCTATTGAACGATTCATATCGTGAATGGACATTTTGAAGCTGTCAGAACCTTCGTCCTGTTCTGTCACCACATCAAAAGCGTAATCTCGTGCATTAGCGCCAGACCCGCGAGTAACAATAAGTCGGTTCATAGATACAGAGTAGCGGGTGTTCGCTTCAACATCGTAAATATTAAGAACCTCTTTAGAGTGGTCAACTGTTGATGCCAGTTTGATCACACCAGTTTTCGTCTCAATCTTACCTGTTTCCAGGAGCATCAACCAATGTTTCTTGTCCAGGTTCTCAAGGCAAGATCTGACGTATTTCACAAACATCTCAATCCTCCTTACCGAAAGTCAAGAAGAAATTAAAGTCATCAATCCAATCGAAATTAGAACGAACCATAGGCCATGTTTCATCACCGTGTTCTACATTATGGGCGCGATAATCCATCTCCCATATATCGATCAGTTTATGCATGTACTCCTTGGCCTGCTCAAGAGACATGTTATCAGGATCAATTTTTGAGAGGTCAATCATCTTCATCGTCCTCTTTGATCTTGTGGTAAAGAACAATTGCACCTGCCAGAACAACAAAGAACAGACACACCCCAGTCAGCATCTCAACCAACATCGCCTGACCCATACTCTACCTCGTCAATTAACTCGACAATCTCATGCAACAGATTCTGGAATAAAAGCTGATCAGCCAATGTCTGTGCATTATTCCGGTGCTCTTTTATAATATGGAGCACCTGCCACAACAACTGGGCATGAATGTCATTTTCCATCACCACCCCCTTTTAATTTTCTCATGTTCTTAACCCAATCTACTAAACCGATAAACAACCCCAAAACCAGGAAAGGCCACAAACCTGCTAACCCCAAGATGTTGTGTATATCATCGCCGTCGATACGGCGTTTGTTTTTCAGACACAGAGTTGCCAGGACAATCATCAGCAATCCTGCGACACCAAAATATAGCTCAACAATGCCCATTGTGTCAACTCCTATTTAAATTCTGCCATACTGCGGATCATCCGATCACGAGCTTTTCTGTGATGAGTACGCATACATTCTTCAAACACTTCAGAGATAAATCTTGAAATGTAATCTCTTTCAGCTTTAGTTAGGAGTTCTTCCTCTTCTATTTCGACAGTTTTGTAAGCATATAGACCACATTCGTTGTAGCCTTCATAATAATTCACAGCAATTTTAACAGGTAGGTCATGACCCTCAAGAGTGAACGGTGTTACCCGACGCTCTGGATGGCCTGTTTCCACACCTTCAACAAAATAAAGCGTATTATCATCGAACGCTTTGTCCATGCAAGCCACAAAAGCAGCTACTGCCTCAGAAACACCAGAAATAAAGTAAGCATATTTAGCTTTAGCCATCAGGATTTGATGACGTTTTACATCTGCCTCAGTATGCTTTCCTGAAGCATAGTAATAATATGTGTGGATCTTATCCGGTGATACGTAAAAGTCTTCCCAAGTGTACAGTAGCTTGCTCATAGTGGTCACTCCTCAACTATTTCGAAACCTAACCCGCCATGCTCTGGGAGCGGCAGAAGAGACATGTAATAGGTGTATCCGGGGGATATTCTTCCCTCTTTTGCACCTGCCTCTAATAAGTCAACACCACGAATTATAACGACTGTTGGATCGGTTGTCAAGCGTTTACAGGGAACAATTTTGCCAACACAATCACAAAGTGATGGGTAACCGTGGTCAGTAAGGAATTTTACTTTCATTTGAACCTCCTGAAAGGCCTTCCCTGGCAGGCTAAAGAAACTTACTGAACTGTTTTCGGAGCTACCATTGACAATTCTTCAAGAGCGAACAGCTCGTTACCCACAATGATATCTTCTTTTTCACAGTTTTCAGGATCTTCTGCGTAAATCAGAGCTACTTCATCAAATTTGCAACCGATACGATTGCCTGCACTATCTTCCATCTGCATACGAGGGTGTTCAGTCATGCAGATGTATCCGTCTGTACCGACAGTACCTTCCATAGGTTCCTGACCTGCTACCAGGATCAAGATTGTTGCACCTTTAGGTACAAAACCCATCACCTGAACAGTGTCACCAACAACACTTTCACCGAAATGAGTTTTCTCAAACATTGTGTCTTTCACCACTGTGGCGAATTCACCGTTCACTTCTTTCTTGCCGCTCTCACCTGTTACGATTTCGATTTTCATCGTGGACTCCTGTTATTTCCAAGTGTTCATGTATTGTATTAAATCTAACACATCCCTACCATGATCCAGATCATAAATTTCATCAGCCGGAATCATAGCAGTCAATCTTTTGAAGTGCTCATCCTTACGCAGCATCTCACGGCACCACCAACCACTACCTTCAGGTTTTTCACCTCGTGTGATGAACAACTCTGTGTAGTGCTTGTTTTTGCGAAACCAGATATTGAATTTAACGTAAGCCATAAGCACCTCCGATGTTGTAAATAGTAACACACCTCTCTTACCATGTCAACATCAAAAACACGAATACGGCATCTTTTTCTGGATTCATACCGATCACATCCACAGATATGCCACCCGATCTTAAGTCAGCTATCATGTGAGGAATGTAATCTGACAAATGCTCAGGTATTTTCAGCGTAAATGAGCAGCCAAAGAAGCCTGCTACGGCCTTTTCTCTAGCTGTAGCTACAACTGCATCATAAAGCTCGTTCATCTCATTGGGGAGCGTTACAGGAGCTTTCATGGCTAAACTATGTAGCGTATCTCTGGCGTTCATTATTCTGGTCCTATCCACATAAACGGTGGAAGTTTCAACAGGTCCTGTTTGTCCCACACAAAGAATGCATAAGCCTGCCCATCAGTCCTGCCGTTCTCCTGGAAGGATGGACGCTTAGCAATCGTGATCACTGTTGTTGGTTGATGAGTTTGCCACCACTCATAACGTGTCTTTGACTCAAGGAAATTAAGACGTAGCAGCATGATCACCACATCAGCATCTTTCAGGCCTTTCTCTATAAACTGCTGAGCATGAGAGAAGGGCGGGTTAGTGACAATACAGTTCACATGTGGGTAATCTGTTTCCAGGTAGTCTACACCTTCCTGAATTTCTCCCCATGCTGATCCAAGTGGCATATTGCTGTAGAACGACCCTATAGCGCTATTCCGACATGGCTCCATAAAAGTGAAGTCATCAGGAAAGTCAATCAGCTCGAATAAAGCATCAGCCAAATATTGTGGGGTGACGTATTCATCGTAAGGCTTGCGTTCGCTATCCGGTTTACGAGCACAGGTCATTATCAAATCTCCAGATCAAAAAAGCCCTCCGAAGAGGGCTTTGAGTTATGTTAATTAGCCCAGAAGTTTATCATGCAGGTCTTTACCAGCTTTGATAATTTTCTTAACCAGGCGTCCACGGTTGTTGTCTTTAACTTCAATTTCTTCACCAGTTAAAGCACCATGCAACTGAACGAGAATTTCACGAAGCTCTGCAACAGTGAAATCTTTCAACTCTTCTTCACTCAGAGTAGCCACATTCAGTTTGAAGTTGCGACCATCGTCCATCAGGAGGTTTAAATAAACATCTTTCGGATGATCTTCTTCTCTGTCTTTAGCTTTTGCTTCATGGATAGCTTTTACCAGCTCTTCCATAGAATTGCACTGGTGAACTTCCGGTAAACCTTCTTCACCTAACACACCACGATCTTTGTTGAAAGGTAAAGCCTGCTGACCAGCCTGAATACGTGCAATATTTTCTTCATCAAGGATGATTGCACCAGTACGTTCAGCAATCTCTTCTTCGTTCAACCAGACTTGACCACCCCCTTTGATTTTCGCAATCTCTTCTTCAGTTAAAACACCAGTGTACATTTTATCAATCAAACGGTCGAAATGACGTTTGAAGAAAGTTATCTGATCGTGCATGTTAGCACCGTCACCGTAAGTCCCGCCCTGATAGTTGTGGAACATAAATTCGCAGTTCGGAGACAAAGTACGTTCTTTTGAACCTAGCCACAAAATAGTACCAGCAGAGCAGACCATACCTTCAGCGTGAGTAACTACATGGCCTTGAGATTCACGCATTGCCTGGAGATAAGCCATAGCGATGCTAATAACCCCACCAGGAGAATTAATGATAATGCGAACAGAATCATCAGGTTGTAGCATACGAATCAGTTGTAAACGAGACAGATGATCCTGAAGGTCCTCTAAGTCGTCAATATAGATGACGTGGTCCATAACCGGAGCTGGGTAGCTGTATGTTTCCATAATGCCACCAGGCATACCGAACATTTTGTTCTGCATCGGTTCTACTGCTTTTTCGTTGCGTTCAGGCTGACGACGATTGTTATAGAATTTGTTCATAATAGCGGTCCTTATGTGAGGGTAGACTTTGTTGTAGCGTTACTGCATCACCACCTTATCTTGCTACAACGTATTTGTAAGTGTTGTCGTTCTCTGGAATTCCTGCAATGTCAACAATGTACCAGATTACACCGTCTATGTCAACCTTTTCTCCAACAAATTTTACTTCACTTGTGAAATACTCCATAGACTCTGTGAACATCTTGTAAGACGAATTTGTCAAGATTGCCACACTTTCTACAGAACCGTCAGGATTCTTAATCCATGCATTACGTGTTCCCTTGTTGGCTACAATATAACCTTCACCTTTAGGAACAAGACAATACACTTTGTTAAGTCTTTCTTGCAATGTTAGAAATCTCTTTTCTGCCATACTTCGTTCTCCTCTTTATGGGACTAACTATAACAGAAACTACGATGGTTGTCAACAATTATTTTCAATAAATTCCAAAATCTCATGAGAGTACCAGAACCACTCCGTACAACCATCAAAACCTTCGAAGTGGCAGTTACGATCTGCAAATACTGTGTGAGCTAATTGCTCAAGTTGTAATGTAGCACATCCGGCCTCAAAAGTAAAGACTTTTAATACATAAATTGGAAAAGGTGTATGCCTTTTCAGATTTCCAAACCTACCTTTAAAATCTACAGTTACCCCAACCTTGATCACTGTTGGAATTTCAAGGTCATCCACCAGAAGGTACAGAGTGCTTTCTTTTGATTTCTGCCTGAATCCATACTTGGCGCATTCTGAGCAACCTGTACCTCTCTTAAGATTACTAGGAGAAGTCTTCCATGTGTGATGGCATATAGAACACTCACACAAAACAGGTGTATAGTTATTCTTTATTTGCTCACGAATCATCACAGTAGGAGATATTTTTGCTATAGCTTCTACCCACTCTTCCTGTGAAAGTTTTGTGTCGTTACATACTGGGCAACCGTATCCAGATTTAAGATTTTCTGGGCAAGTGCTCCAAATATTACCACACACCTCACATCTGCAAGGAACTTTATCTCTACATTTTACGAACGGTTTTAGAGGTATGATTGTAGGATGGATCTTCTTAACTTCCTCCTCGTATTCTCCAGGTAGTTTAATTTTACCAGAGCAACGTGGGCAGCTGTGTCCACTTTTCAACACAGCAGGAGTTACCTCCCATTCCCAGTCACAAATATTACACCTGCACAAAGTTTTTACACCATTCCCTTTGATCTCCCCCAAAACAGTTACGTCAGGATTCACTTTTCTGATTGCATCTACCTGTTCGTCATGTGTAAGTTTGTGCATGTCTAATACCTGTAAAAGGGGGCCGAAGCCCCCTTGTTGTGAGTGATGTGATTATTCAGATACCGGAGTCCAAATTTTATTTTTACGGTCTTCGATAAGGTTAAGTGCAATCTGGCGACCAATACCAGAACGGACTACATCATCTGGACTATCGAAATCCACCATACCAACTTCTTCGTCCGGGTGACGAGTGAAGAAGTCAGTAACCCATGCAAGGCCAGAACGACCTGCAATATCACGTTGCGAGTTATCGCCCATGATTACCAGAGTTGCCTGGTCTGAAACACGAGTGATGATCGACAACATTTCTTCCGGTGAAGTTTGCTGTGCTTCGTCAATCAGTACAAAGCAGCGTTCGTCGAAAGAACGACCACGAATTGATTCAACTTCACAAATCTCAATCCGGCTGTTTTGACCATCACCTAGCATAGCTGCAAATGCACCACCACCAACCTGACGGCGAATAGTATCCATCATGCTCCGCAGATAAGGCCAAAGTTTCTGCATCGCATTACCAGGTTTAAACCCAGAAGTTTTACCAGTCTGGACATATGGACGTGCAACAATAATCTTGTCAATCTCATTTTTACGCAGCTGTTGCCCTGCAAAAGCTGAGGCCATAAATGTTTTACCGCTACCGAACACACCGTTTACGATAACAATCTTCTTAGTCTGTAAGAAGTGCAGATACAACCCTTGTTTCTTGTTGAGAGGACGTATAGCTGGAGCATTGTACTCACGTTCTTCAGCAAATTTTTCCGCAGCGTGTTTCATACGCTCAGTTTTACGAGCTTCTTTAGCATCTTCACGCATACGACGAGTTTCGCGACTTCTGCCCATTTTGGGACTCCTTAGTTGAGGATAATTGGGGAATATTGTTTCAGACCGCTACACTTCAGCACCGCACGGCCTAATCAACGGCTGTTTTCTTGAATCATCCCAGGAGTTCAGTTAAAGATTGATCAAGTCTGGCTGCTACACCTTGTACACGAATGTTAAGTTTCTCTGTATGGATCAGTTCTTCCAGTTCTTTCACGGAGAACTCTCCAGCCATTGCATCCACCATAATCTCCTGCACTTTGGCCTGAGTTTCAGCTAACAATGCTTTTTCAAGCTGTTTGGCTTTTGCTTCCAGGTCTTGCATCAAGCGAGGATCAGTAGATTTTTGCAGTAACAGGCGAATACCTTCAAGTTCAAACTGAATACTTTCAGCATGGCCTACCATCATGCGTGGGAATACTAAATCCACAAATTCCTGAGCCAAAGCTCTGCGTTTGTCCACATTGATCGGCATTATTTTTCATCCTCTTCTTTGGCTTTACGTTTTGCTCTTTCAGCTTCTTCATGTTTACGCCGCCGTTTAAGCTCCAAGGCCATTTCTTTTTTCAGAGCTTTCTTCAGCATTTTCTTAGCCATCTCAAGGCTCCTCCTTTGTTTTGTTGAGTTAAGTATAGCAAAGTTTACTGAGCTTTGTCAACCAATCTTTTTAATACTACGTATCGTTTGCTTACCTTTTAATCAACCTTATGCCAGATACCATCTTTCTTGACATAAAATGACTGGTTATCGCTACCTCTGAATGGTTTCTTCGTTGGCAGGTCTTTTTCGTATCTGCCATCAATAATCATATCAGCAAGGCATTCCACCTGGGCACGTACCCAAATCGGTAGTTCTTCCAATACGTAGCCAGTATACACTAAAATTGTCTTCTTGTCACCAAATTTTTTGCGGATTTCTCGCATTACTGAAAAAATGTCTTCCACGTTATAAGGTGCAAGAGGTTCACCACCAAGGAAACTGATTCCATTGATGGAGTAATTATCCAGATCTCTAAGTATTTTGTCAAGATGTTTTTCGGTAAACAATGTACCTTTATCCTGACTCCAATATTTTTGATTGAAGCACCCAGGGCATTTATGGGGGCAACCGGACACCCACACTGCCACCCTGATACCTGGCCCCTCTGTATAAGAGGTTGGGTCATAACCTACTATGTTCATCTTCCTCTCTCCAAAAAGATGCACATCCTTGTGCATAGTTGGTAAATTAATCACCGTCTAGCAACATACAGTGATCACCACGCCCAACATGTTTAACCCTTTCTATAACTTCCTGCTGTTTGCCATTATTGAATGGTCGAGCGTTAGGTGCGCTTAAATAGCCGGATACACGTCTGATTACAGAAAGTGTTGCTGGATCATGATTACCACATTCTGGGCATTCAAAACCTTTTGTTGTTGCCTTAGCTTCACCTTTGAAGCCACACTTCATACAAAAATCAACAGGTTGATTTACACCGAAATACATTATGTGCTGGTAACCAAAGTCAACAAGGGCTTCTAAAGCGTCCAGGTTATTTCTCAGGTTAGGTGTCTCAATGTAGCCAATGTTCCCCCCATTTGAGATTACGGCAAAACCTTCTTCGTACAGCCATTTATCAAATGGCGATGTTTTCAACCAAACTGGTTGATGAAACGAATTAGTCAGGTATTCGCGTTCATGCTCTAATACATCTGGGTACATACGATCCAAGCATGTTGCAGCTTTGTAACAAAGACTTTCACTCGGAGTACCGTACAGACTAAAACCTAATCTGCTGCGCTCTTTGAACTCGGCACATTTGTCTTTCATGTGTTGAAGGATACCCAGAGCAAGGTTTTTGTCACCTTCCCTACCAAGGATCTGGCATGTTTCATACACCCCGATGTACCCAATACTGATTGAAGCATACCCGTCATAGAACAACTTGTCAATAGTTTCTTCAGGATCTAGACGAGCAAGAACCCCCTCACACCACATGATCGGGTTCTGACCTGCTTTTGTCCCTTTCAAACGGTTCACACGAACCATGTGGGCATCGTAGGCCAGCTCAAGATATTCATCAAGAACGGCGTAGAAGTCCGTACCATCTGTCTTAGCTTTCGCTGCAATCATAGGCAGGTTAAGGCTAACAACACCTAAGTTGAAGCGACCTAAGTATTTTTCTTCGCCTGTTTGTTGGTCAACGTATTTAGAAAGGTAGCTTCTACATCCCATGCTCGTGACATTTCCTTTCGTTGAGCCTGTTACTTTACGATTCAAAGGAACAGAAACAAAGTCAGGATAAATACGCTCTGCTGCACATTCCATAGCGAGCTGTTTGAGATCGTAGTTCGGATCACCCGGATTCATGTTCACACCTTCATCAAGGAAGAACAGAACTTTAGGGAATACTGGGGTTATATGGTCTTCACCAATGCCACCTTTATGAACCATAAGATAGTTTTTAGTAATCATCCTTCCAAATTTAGAAGTATCAAGACCTAAACTGATAGTCAAAAATGGAGTCTGGCCGTTGGTGCTGGTTAAGGTGTTGATTTGATAGAGAAAACATTGCATACTGTCGTACACATCTTTCTCTGTCATTTCATCTGCGACACTTTCCGGTAAACCGTGTTTCTTACAGAAAGATAAGTTTTTATTATGTGTTTTTTCTACATAGGGGACAAGGTAGCGGTCTATGTGGCTGTACGTCTGCCCACCATATTGCCCACCAGAAACAGCAGCTGAGATTTGTGAAAGGACTGTTGCAGCTACATTAATAGAATTTGGTGTTCCTATAGTTGCGTTACCTATTGTAAATCCATGCTCCAACATGTCTGGATAATTTACAAGACAACAGTTTGTTAACGGACTGATAATATAGTCAAGATCGTGCACATGTATAAAACCATCGGTATGTGCCTTCGAAATATGTTCCGGTAGGATCTGTGTCACAGCTAAGTGCTTGCTTAGAATCCCAGCCAGCAAATCCCGATGGGTGTGCACATGTTTGGTGGGTTTGTTAGCATTCTCTTTAGTGAATTCATCACATGATTGGTCAAGGAAACCATTAACATCTGCCAACAGTTTACCACCAGCTTCCCTGTTGTTATCACGGGTTTTACGGTACTCAATGTACGCACGGGCAGCATCCAGATAACCATAACGCATTAAAGCGTTTTCTACCATTGTGTGGATTTCAGGTACTGTTATCTCATTCTCATGTTGAGCATAACTCTCCAGCTCAGAAATAATCTCGTCAGCAACAAAATGTGCTGCATGAAATGCTCTCACTGTGTCAGCCCCAGATGCCTCCAGGGCTTTACGTGCAGCTTCCACAATTTTACGAGCATCAAAAGGTTCTGTTGTCAGATCTCTCTTGATTACGTTTAACACAGCAAAACTCCTCTAATTTTTATCATTGATAATCTTTCGGATCACCAATGCCAAACTCTTTTTCGGCGATATCCGCATCGGTGTCCTGCATTTGAGCTTCCATCTCTTGTCTGTCAAGTTCTTCCATTATGTTGATAACTTTTCCTTTAAATTCATCGAAGTAAACATCGTCACGCAGTCGGTTATCATCTGTGAGGCCATTAAACCACAACCATCCAACATATTCTGCACGACTACCAAAACCTCTTTCTTCCCATTTTTTACTCATTTTGCCCTCTATATTATGCTTCAAGTCCAAACAGTTTTTCAAGACGTTTGAAATCGTCAATGTCGAAAGGCTCATCTTCACCTATAGACATTTGTTGTTCTTTGTCCTGGCGTTTTGTGTACTTACGGACATTCACGCGATCTTCAACAGGAATATCGTACGGCAGATCTGAAACCAGTAATGCATCTTCTGGTGCTTCTTCTGCGTCAAGAATATCCACACCACGATAAATTTCTGGATACAGAAAATCTTTCCGCATTGTGCCAGCAAAGATGTCTGCTTTACGATAATGTGTTGTTTTGTTTTTACAACGGACGTTCTTACCTTTCATCACATCTATGTTCTTGAGGTCAAAACCTACAGCGTAGAGTGCAGCTCGTAGCCCGTTTCTTGTCTTCAGATTAACACCTGGCAACTGTGCCAGAAAATCAAGAGTCACAGAGATAAATACTTTCTTAGGTGTCATCATATCGCTCATTTCTGTCTCTCCTTGAAGCCGTCTTTTGGGCGAGACGAACTTCTATTTTACACTATATCTTGTGGTTGATCAATTACAAATTATCTATCGATGAGGAAGGTTTTGTCTATCGACACTTCCTCACCCTAATATGATACTCGTTCTCTTTTGTCATGTCAATGTCTGCTTTAAACACCAAGTAGCGATTGAGCATTTCTTGGCACATTTCATGATTGATCCTGTTGGCAAAGACCAACTTTCCATCCTTATCCCGCACTTCCAGCCAATCGCCTTCATGCACTACAGGATCACCACCCTTAGCACACCGACTCATAGTTACTCCAGGATAGTATCCATGAAGTCTTCGATATCATACCAGTCATCTGCCAAGCAGTCAACCGGGTTAGTCAGCTCGTAGAACTGTTCGTACGGAGTTTTCATTTTTATCAGGATCGTTTTAGCCGGATCAAACTGATTAAAGAACTCATTACGGTCGTCTATCATCACATCACAATTGATGTTACCTTTGAAATGTGTGGCATAGAAACCGTGGCCCTGTGAGTGATCATCAAGGTCCATGAAATCCTGAGTCCAACGCTTCAGGAAGCGAACTTTTGAAGCCTGATGACCTTTGTGGCACATTGAGATAAACGCAATCTGATGGCCCTGTTTAACCCATTTCTTAAGAACATCCATTGCATGACCGTACGGGCGAAGACGATCATACAAATACGGATCCTCCCAGAAATCTTTAGGCTTCAGCATATGCTTACCTGGCTCAGGGAAGTATTTGCCCAGGTCGTAGAACAATCTGCCATTCTTAGGATGCTCTTCTGGCAGAGTGAAATCACCATTCACTCTGTACATCGCTTCCATCCAGTTCCACCATGCACCATCTGTAGGAACAAGTGTGAGATCAACATCAACGCCGATTAACATACTGCTACTCCTCGAATTGTGTGCCTTCTTTAACTGCAAAGAAGACTTCTGCTATCGTTTCCGCACATTCTAACGCACGTCCCTCCTTGTTGTCAATATCCATTTCATATCCACGCACACTATTTAGAGCTAAGTTCAGGTATGAGCGGGAGTCGATACCCCAACCGTAACCTTCTCTGTGCACACGGACCAGCATAAAATCACCACCTGTGCTGTAAGCATACTCAGAAAGACGCTCAACCTCCTCTATGAAGCCTCCGTCTGAATAGATGATTACTCCTTCGCCTTCAGGATAATCTTTTCTCAGAGCATTAACTGCTGCGTCTCCAAAGGCATGTTTACCAAACATAGGTTTAATCAAATCTTCAGAGCAGTGGATCATCCACTCCCGTGGGGAAACATGCTTGCCATCAATCATCAGATAAGGACTAGGCTCCTCTTTGTAATGGCGATCATAGATTGCAGTCCAGAGTTGTGGGGTAATCCCAGCAGCCTTAATTGTGACAGAGAACAACATCTCCTTCACTTCACGATGAGCAGCAGGAATACAATTCTGATCCATGATGCCTACCAGCAGATCTGCAAGGTAGTCTTTACCTGACTTCATCGGAGCATTCAAAACAATCACATCCATAATAATCCCCTACTGCTGAACAATTCCAAACCATGATGCCGGAAACATGCCGAGGTATCTGTTCATACCGTGAGGAAGATATACCAGCATATCGCAACCGACCTGCTCAACCAGGTAGACACAGCCGATCTGCAAAGTTTTATCAGCATCTTCTTTTAGGCATTTCGCTTTTAACATTATCCACTCCTGAGGGGCTTCTGCCCCTCCAGCTTTTGTCAGATGATCTGAATCAACGTTTCTTTCATTTCTTCGCGTGTACGGATGTTACGACGATCACGAGCGATTGAACCGCAGTCATCGCAGCGATACACTTCGAACTTACTTACCTGGGTATAAGCATGAACACCATCTTGTTTGGTCAGGTGTACACCACCACAGCGTGGGCAACGCAGCACAGGTTCTTCGTCCTGATAATACAGTGACATATTTGGATGCTGTTTCGCAAACGGACGTGCAAGCAGGTACAACCCTTCCAGAGATAGGATATCCCCTACATTGTATTCACGCATTTTAGCAAATGCATTCAAGTCCCCGTGTACACAATCTACCCACATCTGGAAAGTATGATCCATCAGTTTCTGCTGCTCAAGTTGGAAATATTTGCAAGCGTATTCCAGTGTGTTAGCGTTTAAGTGGAATGCTTTCTTGATCATCTTCAGCGTATCCACTTCTTTGTACGGAGATACTGGTGGCATGTTATGAAAAGCGAACCGCATATTGCCCCACCCATCATCAAATGGAGCGTTATGGGCTATAGCTATATCGCAAGTATCCATATAATACCACAAATCTTCGATCAAATCATGATCGTTGTGGATATCTTGTTGCCACATAGGGTAGTCTGGCAAACCACAATCTACAACAGTAGGACTATCCAACCATTTACCTGCAAACGTCAGCATGTATGGTAATATTTCAATCCCAGCGGGTTGGATGTTTGTTTTATAGTGACCAAAAAACCACCCACAGGTTGGGGAGGTTTCTGTATCATAAATCCAGATTTTAGCACCACGGTTTTCTTCCATGAAACGCTCAGCAGCTTCACCAGCAATCTCATTGAAGTTAGCCTGGGCTTTTTTCAGTTGTAGACGAATCCAGCTTTCACGGGACTCTTTACCTAATAACTCACGAGCTATCTGTCTGTTGGTCCAGCCTTGAGTTTTAAGCTCTACAATTTTTTCTACTGTTAAATCAGCCATTTCATTATCCTTAGTAGAATCGTACGATATCTTGAACTTTGAAGTCCCGATACTCGCCTTTCTCTATGTCAAAAGCGTGCATCAGATAACAATCTTCAGGATGAAATTGCGTTTTTCCATAAAAGAATTCCGCATCCGACATATCTACCCTTCTGGTAGACTCTTTACCTTTCCAGTTCACATAGCGAAAAACAAGCTCTGTTGTTTCCACACAACCTTTTTGACCAAAAACTTTGAAACCTTTAAGTGAAGAGATGGCTTTCAGAATACCCTCTTTGTTGGTGCCTCGCTCTTTAAGAAGTTTTGCATATTTTGCTGCAAAAACCGCCTTAGAGAATTCTTTGTAGACCCCTAGGTATATACAATCTCCATTTAAAAACACCTGTGCCCTATACGCTGGGAGTTTTCTACCACCACTTTTTGCATACTCTATGCATACCCCGGGGGTGCCATATTTCAACTCCGCATGTTTGGCGTTGAGTATCCTTCCACAAGTTTTCAATTGGTTCTCTGCAAGCTCTCTAGCAGCTTTTGCCTCTTCAAAAGTCAAGAATAAACCTAAACTATAGGTTACACCATCTACGTGGATGTTTGCTCTCCACTTGTTTCTATCTTTTCTATAAGAGACTCCACGGCAACCAGATGTGTTGTGTGACCACATATTGACTTGCTTGGGTATGGATCTGTTTTCCCTTGCAGCTATTCTTTCTAGATTCTCTATTCTGTCGTCTCCTCTTACACCGTTTATATGGTTGATCTCCCACTTACGTTCTCCTATACACCTTTCATCTGGATGAAACATTTCCCAAATAACTTGATGCCGTAGGTAGTATTTATTGTTATACCTACCCCTGTAGTAACCATTTTTTCCTTTATAAGTGAAAGCCTCTTCTCCTACATTTGCTATTACAACGTTCCCGTTGCGTCCAGTTCGAATCTCTATTTTCCAAAAAATTTTACCATCTTTATACTCAAAAACACTGCCCCAATCTATATCTTCAGTCTCTCTGATCTCCGACATAGAAATCTCTCTCCTCTGTATGCTTGATAAATTCTTGCATGTAAGCCTCTATAGCTTCATGTTTGGTTAGGTCTTCAGGTATGTCCAGATTAAGGTCTTTCTTCGCTCTAGCGATGATTGTGGCCTTAGAACATCGCCTTAAGAACTTAGTCATATCATCTCTGTAATTCTTGTGGAACGGGAGATCACTGTAGTCATTTTCAAGATAGTCAGCCATCCGGCGCAACGCCTCTGATAGACTACAATCTGTGTGCTCTGCAACGTATTTCATCCAGTATTTTGTGATATACCCCTCCCAAGTATTCACACACTGTGATAAAACACCTCTACAGTGTCCGTCTGCATGGTCATGGTCAAGTACTGGTTTGCGAAGTGGCTCGCCAAGTACAGGATCCAGCCCACCCTGTTCCTCAGACAATTCTTTCCGTAAAGCTGCAATTTCTTTTGAATCCTTTAACCACCTGCACGTTACAGGGGCTTTCACAGCTTTGCGTCTCGCTTTTACCTTGCGCTTCCTGATATACCCTCCCACCAACAATAACCTATCCACAAAGCATCTGCTACGTCAGCCTTGCCCATAGTCAGGTTCATACCGTCAAGAAACCCAGGCCACTTCCTTTCGGCGGCGGCGATCATAAGTTTCTTGTCCATTTTCACTTGCTTCGTAATAGTATGCTCCTTACCGGAACGTTTGTCAACCTTTATTTCTTCATAAAAGGCAAGTTCTGGTGGTAAAAAGCTATGAGCCTGCTTCTTAGCAGCCGTTACGTTCACTGTGTGGATTTTAGATATGTCTCCGAGCGTCTTCAACATGGTAAGCTCAATAGCATAGAACAGACCTGCCAAATCCTTGCCAGCGTTACCACGAGCAAGATTAAAAGGTAAGTCTTCCATCACAAAGTGGTCTATCTTCCACTCTTCAGCAAGTGCAGCTATTTGTTCACATAACCACTGTATACGCTCAACGGTAAAATGGGCCTGATAAGCCCCTTTCTTCACCTCTTTGGCACAACTATCTGCTGTCTTAAAGACGGCTTTGTGTACCGGAACACCGTCCTGCCATAGGCAGCAGGCCGAATGTGTTAGTGATTGGTCAACAGAAAGTAAAATCACTGTTAACTCCTTATACTCCAGGATCGAAATCCTTCAGCAAATTGATAATAATTCTCATCTGGTCTTCGTAGAATCGTGGGTGTACTGCCCCGTCATCATACAAGTTCTTTCCCAGACCAATCTCAGATTCTTCTGTGAGGCAAAAGCCTTGTTGTGTAAGCACCATAGCACCTTTGTTTACTAGGTGCTGGAAAGCCAGCACAATATTGTTGGCAATCTTTGATCGACTCCAACCCATCCGGTGTAGGATTGTCTCCAGAGGAATCAGTTGTGGATCTGATTCTTTATATAGCTCCTCCTCCCGAAGCAGGATTTGAGGAAGGTTGTAAGCCTGCTGCACCCTGCATAACAGGTTTACCCTCTGCTCTTCATCAAGTTCGAGGATATCAGAAGCCCCCTTCACAAATAGCAAAGCCTCCTCAAGGCTCGCCATATCTTGTGGGTTCATATCCCGCTCCTGTATGTCAGTCAAAGTAATGAGTACGAGGACAAGATCCTGCCTCACCTTGTTTCACCAGTTCGTACACTTCCCCTTGGCTCGTTTCATAGATACAAACTTTCTGCCCGTTGCCACGATAAGTGTCTACAAGGTAAGCTGTATCGCCTGACCATGCAGAACCTGAAGCAAACATCATAGCAGAAATAAAAACAGCCCATAATGTTTTCATAGTGCCCTCCTTTTTATCAACAAGCAGAGTATACCAGAAACAAAACAGGCTGTCAAATAAACTTAATCTGTGACCACACCTCCCGCCTCACGGAAAATCCTCAGCATTTTTTCAATATCTTCAACCCGTTGATCATAAAGTTTACCAGACCCTGGAGGCGGTGGGAAACTTGCCCAACGGCTACGACATTTATAGATAGCTGAACGGATCCTTCCTGCATAAATGTCATCAAGAGCTTTGCATTCGCGGATCAGTTGTTTTGCTATAGCATCCTGACTTGCCGGACCAAAGTCTTTTAAGCCAAGCTGCTTCATGTAGTGCTTGGCGTATTTCTCTAAGATCTGATATCTGCCGAATGCTGATGACGTTAAACCCGGACGCAATTTAACATAGATACCGGGGTGTTTACTAAGATCTTCTATATACCTCCCACCACACAAGATGTGATACGAAGCATCTTCGCCACCATACCGATCAGTACCTTCCGAGAACGAAATCAACGAAAAAAATGCTCTCAATTGCTTATCCTTATTCAATTTCATTCGAACCTCCGATTAAACCATTCTTCCAACAAACCGTCATGTTTTGCATATTCTGCGGATTTTCTGACACACACAGCATCCCACCACTCTGCATATTGCCCCAAATGATACCTTTTGCTGTTTTCCGCAATCTGAACTTGCCACTTATCGGTATCATGCCTCCATTTAACACCTGTGCACCCGGATGTGTTATTAAGTTTTAGTATTTTACCCTTGTAAGTGCCTGAAACTAGCTGTTTTCTTGCCTCTACAGCCTCATTTTTGGTCTTAAAGTAACCAGCAAAACTATCTCCTTCAGAAGTGTTATATACGGCATACCATAAACCATTTTCACGTTTCTTATAAACACCTAAATGACCGTACAGGTTATTTTTCGGTAGTAAATTATTTCTTATACGATCCTTGTTATTCTCGCTGTATGTCCCCATAGCAAGATTTTCTATATTATCCTGACCTTTTATATCATTTAAATGTCTAACAAGAAAGTTTTTTGTTAAGGAGTTATAAAACATATCATAAACTATCCTATGACGTTTACTCTCGTGAACCCCAGAAGATCTAATATGAATATACCCTTGCCCATCCTTGCCGCCAGCTTTTGTGCCAGCCTTTATGAAGAGTTGATTTTTGCCTCTACCTCTGTAATGATTCTTTGTCCAAATCAGATCCCCATCTTTGTACCAGAATGGGAAATTATCATTAAAGAAGAAATTAATCATTTGTTCTCCTTAACAATGTTTATTCCATACCGGAAGTGCGCCTGTCATATTGTAGGCCTCCTCCAGCGTTAATAATCTGCCCCATAGATCCCAGCCGCAATCCATCTGCCTGCCGTAGCACTCCGTCCCTGTACCATGATCGTGCCCGTACAGCTGCCTTGCACCGTAGCGTTTCTTGTTCCACGTAGCAAACTGGTAGTGGCTCATGCAGATCAGATCTTCGAAGTCTCGACATTCGTAGTAGTCAACCACTTCATGACCAAACTCCTTCATAATCTGCGCTGTGATTTCGGTATCATGATTTCCTCGGACAAGAATAATATGACCGTTCATAATATCCAAAAAGTATTGCAGATCGTGTGCGATATCTTTATCCTTAGCGCAACAAATGTCACCCAAAAGGAACACAGTATCCTCAGGAGATACTTGATCATTCCACGTAGTGATAATCCCTCTGTGCATAGAGTCCAGATTACCTTTATATTGACCCCTGTGTTTTTGAGATGAATCAAATTTCAGGATGTTTTTATGCAACAAGTGCAAGTCTGCTGTTACGAATTTCATTATTCGGGAACCTCCTCACCATCCCACGCTTTATCTTTGAAAAGTACCAAAGAGTATGCTGGACCAGTCGCATCTTCCTGCACACTGGTGAACATACATAATTTTTCACCCTCAATTATCTCACAATCTTTATTCAGAGTCAATGCAAAAACGCGATCACTTGCAAAATCATCTGTGCAAAGAATGTAAGCAAAATCGTTTTCATCGTACAAGCGCCACATCCCTGTGGCTACGATGAACGTCGGCTTGAGCTGTGTTACACCAACTTTATGCTCGTCTGCGAACACTGCTGCCATGATTGCTAAATCACCGCCATCGATTTTATTCATTTTATAATCCCCACCCTACGTAAAGTAGAAGATAAAGAAGTTTTGTCATTGAAAACACGTTTCATGTAAACAGCATCGAAAATAACACCCATCCACTGACCAACCGAAATGTCCCGATCAATGCCGTTGAAGTCGGTGTATTTCACCCGTCCATCGGGGAACCACTCTTTGTACTGCTGGATCGTTGCTTCCCACAGCTCCAGTTCACTCTCGCATACAGACAATAGCTGGAATGCAGAAGCATCACCGAAGCGTCCTTTAGCAATCAACCCCTGATAAGGTTTAATGTTATCAGCAGTATCCCCACACAGCATTTGGTAATGGAAGAACATCTGGCCCCAGCCACCAACATCTCCATTCGGCTTCATGAAAATGTGGCCTATAGAGTCATCGATCAGCATCGGTGTTTCACGAACAAAATCGCCTTTATCATTACGCATTGGATCGAACAGCAGACCAGGAGTCTGGCGTTGATCTTTATCAATGCTGATCACCAGTTTGTCGAATTTACCTGTCTGTTGGTAATGCAGCCAACCGGAGTATTGCTGGATTGCCAACCAATCATCAGCTTCCATACCATCGATCACCTGTGCGTTGAAGTGTTCCCGCAGGTATCTACGTGCATCCGGTAACATCAGGGGTCGCAACATGTCAGCCCTGTTGGCCTTGTACTGTTCAGGCATGGGGAGATCCAGACGGAAGTTTCCTTCCCCTCCAAGCACGCCAATGCATCTTTCAACCGGGATACCCAGGTGGTTGAGCACAGCGTTGGCCTTGCATTTCAGTGTGTGGAGGCAATTCTCAACAGGCTCAGGTGTTTGTATATCCAGAACATCAAAATCATCACGGGTCCAGGGTGTAAACTCTTTACCAGCTTTCTTGCAACGTGCTTCACGATTAGCATTCTCAGCTTTCAGCCAACCACCTACAGCTTTTTTCTGTCTGCCCCAAAACTCCGTCCTGGTCTTAAACTCTTTCTTGTGACCTGACGCTTTATGAGTAACCTCGATGGTTCGTTTTTCGCAGCTTGCAGCAGCCTGGTAAGCTACCTGATCAAAGTCATAGTAAACTTTAGCATCCGGTTCAAGAAGGTCTTTTAACTCCTCGATAGAGGTAAGTAATGGGTAGTCTCTCAAAGTATCCTCCTGTTATTTACCGCTATAAATTCTATTGAACAGCACATCATCACCGTTGCCGAGCATCTCGCCATAAGCATCACCAAACCTACCAGCAATAGCTTCAAGCGGGTACAGTATTGTTTTATCAAGTTCAACCAAAGCCATACCGTAGCGCTCTGCATAGTGTTTCAGTGCACGGTGCAATGAGTCATCATCATATTGGGATTTCTTAACATCGCAAACTTTTCTAATAGCTCGCATATCAAAGAAACCTTTCTGATACCATTGCAGCATCAGTTGCTTGTGCTCATCAACAACAGTTTCTACATTATGCAACACCTCATCAAGAGCATAGCCCTCTTTTTGTGTGGAGGATTTACCACACTTAATATAATTACCATCTTTACGTGGGGAAATTGTTTCATGTTTCTTCTCCTCCTCTTCTACGGGAGGTTTCAGCCACAGGTCGGGGTGTTTGCGATCCTTGATATCTGAATGGTTTCTCTGATAGCCATGTGCCCATGTGAACGTTTTACCAGGAATTTCGTATTTTTTGGCGAGTTCTTCACGATCTTTATCATCTGTCACTTTCATAGTAGTCTCCGTGTGCAATTTTCAACGATCAAAGCCAGGGACTAGCCCTGGCGATTGCTATTACAGTTCATCAACATCCACAAAGCTCGAAGGCTTCATGATCTTACCTTTCCCATCAAGGAAGATGAAGCGTTTTTCACCTCTGTAGGATATTTCTGAGCAAGTGAAACCAGTATAACGCCCTTCGAATCGGTTTGTCAACTCTTTTAGCTCCAACCCGACCAGTGACGGAACATCAACCTGCACACAAGGAACACCGTGTGCTGCACGAAGATTCTGGAGTGTGGCAAACTTACTATCATTTGATTCCAGAACTTTTTTCATCATACCTTCAACATCACCACGGAGCTGGAACAGCAGAGCAGTCGACATACGGCAGAGTTTGGCAACGTTCATTGACTGATGTTCACCAATCATCGCACGGCTCAAGATATGCATAAACGTTCCAATTTCAAATTTGCTATCTGTGTCTCGCCAGAACAAATCTTTCCAGTCCAAAGTTTCACGGAGCAAGTATCCGGCGTAGCTCGTCACCACGAAGAGATCACAAGCCTCTTTCATTAAATGATCAAGATCACCTTCATCAATTGCTTCCAGTACCTCGTTGAACTCTTCTTCTATAAAACTTAGTTGTAGGTCAAGAGGCGTTAACTTGCCCCCCTTAGCGTGTGCAGCAGCCAAGTTCCATTCTCGTACGTGCTCAGCGGCCCATGCGAAGTTATCACTAAGTGAAAGTTCTTCCAATTTACGGTATAATTTAATCATTGTTGTGAGCCTCTCTTCGTTCAAGTTTAGCAATTAATATCCCCACCAGCACAACAGCAACACATTTCACACCGAACTGCATAGCCATAACACCAGGCATGATCTCAAGGAATGCAACCGGACTGAATATTAGTGCGTCTACAGCAGCAGTGCAAATGTTAACAACCACTATGTTATCTGTGAATCTATAAAGAATGTTGGCAGCGCCGCAGCTTGCTACAACAGCTACAAAACACCCTACCGCAGCCTGTGTGGCAACAGGAGATACAGCAGCTGTAACCATACCAGCTATTGCCACCATACTTATAGACCAGAATGCTCCATATTGGTGGATCACGTTGTCACGCAGAAACATGTTTGCAGCAACACAACAAGAAGTTGTGATAGGGATGACCATCCATCCCCAAACACCCACCGCAATGTTACACAACGTGAAGACCAGTATATACAGTAATGCTTTTTGCAGCATTGGCATCCGATCTATGATCGCCATTTGACTACCCCCTATTCTAACGGCTCCCATGTTACAGGGTCAAGTTCACGAGTAGACACAGCAACAGGGAACTGCGGAAGACCGTCTTCTGTAAGAGCCTGGTACTTAAACGTAATAAATTTACCTTTTAGATTAGCCATTCTCCAATACAATCGTTCACCATGTGTGCCTTTCATTTTGCACTTAAATACTTTACCATTTTTCAGCTGGCAAATCAAGACACCTTCACCGTTTTTATCCTCTTCAGCACCGATAACTTTGGCCTCGTCTGTGTTAAATTTCTTCCATTTCAAAGCGTTACATGAGCGTTGACCGTATTCATATTCACCACAGAAATTACGCAGCACTGTGCCTTCATAGCCTTCAGCCATGTAACGGCCCACTGATTCTTCACACTCTTCAACCGTGTGAAACAGTTCCGGCTCAGCGGTGAAGATGTGGTCAAGATCTCCAATAAACTCTTCAATGCCAAGGAGATCTGCACAACGTCCTCGCTCTGTTTCAGGATCCCACCATACTTTGTTACTAGGGATATCAAAGATGTGGTATTGCAGATCGTAGCTTGAGTAACCACCGTAACGCATGTCATCACGCACAGGTTCGACTTCCACAGGAAACTCTTCTTTGTTGAAGTTCAGATATGTTGATTTTCCTGCCTTAATCGCGGCCTGACGACGTTTTATGTCAGCGGCATAGTCTTTATCAATCTCGGCCTGAATCTCTTCCTGTGTGCGCCAGCGTTTCGCCAGAGACACTATTTTCTGCAACGGCAGACCATGAATATAGATCTCACCATCAAAACGACTGAAGCCTGTGCGGATACGGAGCTGTTTAAGCTGCTTGATAATGTCACCTTCGATAGGATACGATTTGTTACCACGAGAGATAAACACAGGGGTATCCCCTTCAAAGTTTACCAGCAAGCGCAGACCGTCCAATTTGTGCGATCCCCAGCACGGGAGAATAAGGGATTTACCACGTTTCAGGTAGTCATGAACCAGCATCGGAATCAGATTTTCTTCAACCACAAGGTTGCTTTCATCTTCAACATAGCCCAGGCGAACTTGCTTCTCCCATTTGCTGGTTGCTTCCAGAACGGCCTGTTGTTCTGGGGTAGTTTCATTAGCACGACCTATGTTTTTAGCTTTGCAGATCGTCTCTTTGTACTGCATTTTGCCGTCTTTTTTACCGAACTCAACTATTACTTTTTCACCCTCTGTAAACACTTTCCACTGCTGTACGCTTCCATCCCGGTTAAGTGCATAGAGAGTTGTTTTCACTTGATTCATATGTGGTTCTCCTGTTAATACCAAAATTCTGTTACTGTGTAGTACAACGCATCTTCACTTGTTGCACATAAGAAAACTACGTTCCATCTGCTTCCTTTTACAAACCTTTTTTGATCAACACCAGCTACCTGGTTTATCTTCACACCGTCAAGATCACCGAGCTGGAGAACGTCGTTCGGCTGGATGTAAACCTCATGCAGGCCTTTCTTGCGCTTCAAGGCTATTACCATAGTGCTCAGGCCATGAGAAATCTCTTTGATATCATCAGGTTCAAGGTGGTGAACTCTATATGTGTACATACTGCTCTCCTTATTCTGTGGGATTATCAATTATACATAAAACATCCCTGTTTTGTCAAGCAAAACAGCCTGAAAGATTACTCCTCCAGGCAGGCTGCACCGTTTTCTTCCTCGAACTCGTATCCGGCTACTACAAGATCTATCAACCTGATCGCCAGACCACCATTAGGTGAATCCACCATCAAATCCCAACCTTCAAGGTAGGCGTAGTAGACACCGCCTGTTGAGAACAGGTAATCACCTATTGCTGGTGTTTTCGTACATTTTACAAACATCTCTACACCATTCAATCTTTAAACGGACTGTTCGAAAACTCACCATTCCATGATTTCTTCATAGGAAGATTGAGTTTCAGGTATTCCCTGTACATCTTCCGTGCGCCTGCATTGGTTAACTGTACTTTCGATGTGTACATCTCTTCACCAGTTTTAGGGTTAATGTAAGTTCCATCCTTGTCGTAAACGTAGCCACCAGATCTGCCTTGCGAAGATGTTACAAGCAATTTACCGTGTCTACGCACCCAACCTTTAGAAATCGCCCATTCAGACACTCTTTGCACGTTTACACCATTCAACCTTTTAGCGAACTCAGGCAGCGTCAAACCGTCACGCAACTGGTTTTCCAAGTTATCAATGTACCGTGCCTGCCTATCAACGTACTCAAGAGCCTCCTTTTCACGTTGTTGGGCCAACAGTCTTTGCTCTACTTCATCTGCCCAGGCACGAGCAGCTGCAACAGGGTCTGTGAAATCTGGCAATTTAGGACGCATACTGTAGCAGCCCTCCTCACGGAGAGCAGGAAGTACTTCCTCTACCACCCAATCCTGGAATCGTTCTGCTGACTCCAGCTTTGAACGCATAACTAATCGGTACACATCTGATTCACGAATTAACGTTACGCCTTGCGGAATTGGCACAAATCCTAAATGTTCCATTTCAGAACATTTGATTTTTATCAATGACTTACAATGGTCTTTAATAGCTTTTTGTGGTGTAGCATATCCCAACGCTCGTGCTACATCCATTGCAACAAAAGCTGGTTTACCTTCATAAATAGTTGCTGTGATTAAATTATTATCAAAATTAAAAACTGCTAAATCATTCATCATCTGTCTCCTTATTTTGTAGATTTCCTTGCGACTTTCTTTGTAGCTCTGCGACGTTTGTGGTAAATATCAAGAGCAGCGTTCTCTTGAGCACATGTCTTGACTGTTTTCAGATCGTGGGCTTGTGCGATTGGAAGATTAAGTTCCCACCAGCCAAGCCAATATAGCTCACTCTCTGTCAGCTTCTCCTCCTCTGCTTTTCGGTATAGCTTCTGCATACCTGCAATGATATCATCAAGCGGCGTATCAAACACAAAAGCTGTTTTATCAAAAGGTGCTTTCTTTGGTTGTTTTGCCTTAGGCATCTTGCACCTCCTTAAATATCTGGTGCATCTCCTCATCCCCCATCACCAGGAAATCCCCAAAGAAGTCCACCAGCCACTCACCAGGGTGGAGCACATACCCACCAAAATCATCATCAATGAGGGCTTGTGGTCGGATATCTCTTGTTCGTACAGCATGGCGTACAAACACTCTGGTATCGTGCCAGTGTTGCAGCTCCGATACGCTTGTGCTTGAGCCGTCAAACTGGTGTGCTTCAATCGGTTTGGTCAGGTTAAATTTCATTCTGGCAGGTCCTCAAAAGGGTAAACCAACAAGTGGCAATCATCATAACGCACGTTTCTATGTTGCCAGTTGATAAATCGGATAACCACAAGGTTGATCAAATTGCGATCACCGTACATGCCAACACAGACATTACGCCAGTTACTGCCATTTACCACACAACTGTCAAAGTATAATTTATCATCAAACTTGTGTTCGATATCCTGAACAATACCTTTCAATGCAGCAAGCTGCCCACCGAACACGAAGTCTCCTTCAAGGTCTTTCAATTTCATCTTAGTTACCTTTTGCGTAATTTTCCAACCACGAAAAATCAGTTTCCCAGTCCTTAATCTTGCTTAGCTCCCTCCACTCTTCGAAGCACTCTTCATAATACTCCTGTACCTGCTGCTCTGTCAACCAATTTACGTCAGCAAAGTGTTTTCTTGCTTGGAGGTAAACATCTCTGCCAAGGCAGTTGCAGCGACCAGGATGCACGCTCATGTGGCAGTCTGGGCACAATGCGATCAGGCCCACACAGGTGATCTTGTGATCTTCAAACAGGTACAACTCATGGGCCTCTACAGGGTGTTTAGGCCCCTTGCCCCCACATACTTCGCACACATACTCTGCTTCTTTATAGCAGCGTTTACGAGCTTTATCCCACAAACTACGACCAATAGCTTCACGTCCAGCTACTCCCCACAACGGTTTAGGGATAAGCTGAACGATCAGTATTTTCTCTTCACGCATTTTACGACCGTCCTGCATACGGCACCTCTCCTCTTATACACACCTTTACCAGTAGGCGAAACATAGCATACTTTCAATTTGCTGTCAATACTAATTTAAACGCTCTCAAACGCTCTGTAACGCTGTTGATGATTCAGTAATGCAACTATAGCACTTAGACACTATTAGCTCACTACAAAAGCTACCAGAGGCCTCAAAATCGGTTTCTGGTGTTGAGATATGATTGAAGCGGCGGCGCAGACCTTCGACGGCTCCTTCCGGCAGCTTAGCTTTTCGCCGTCATCCCACATTAGCACCTCCTTTACAGTCGGTGATCCTCCCACACAGTTCGGGCCAGAGGCCCTCATGGGGAGTGCTTTGTACTCTCCTCACAACTCAGAGCACAGCTCTTCATGAAGCATCAGAGATGCGACCCACACAACTCAGGCAGCTCTGTTGCCACAGACCTGCTCTGTACTTACATACATCTTCTTCTGGATTGTTGATAATATAATATAAAATTTATTAAAACAATCCAGAAAAATAACCACCCACAGTCTGATCATCTGCTTCAAAGCACTGCTCAACCACTTCAGTGATGTTGTTAGTGGATCATGATAATAATTATCATTAAGAAAAGAGATCATTGATCAATTTATAACATGCATAAAAAGCATGTTGAAGAGAGATCGTGGAGGTGGTGGTAAATACCACAGAACTACCATCAAACAGACAGCGGAGGGTGTGCTTGGTATTAGCACCCACCTCCTAGTCTATTTTCTTTCTTTAGAAAGAAGAAAATAGTTAGGTGGGCCATTATTTGGCCCTTAGAATTCAGTTTAAGGGCCACTATTTGGCCCTTGGAAGCGTTTTAAGGGCCATTATTTGGCCCTTGGATTGACTTTTATGGGCCATTATTTGGCCCTTAGAATCACTCACATTGGTGGGATTTATGCTATTTTATGTTTATTGTCAAACAGTTATAGCAGTGTTTCATTCTGTCAGTATCCTATTATAGACCAATCAGTCTACAACAACTGTTTAACAAATGCTGACACTGTACAGAATTTCTGAGTTTTCATGTTTGACATTTCGTTAACAAATCACCAATACAGTATTATTTTCTTCTTTGAGGGAAGGGTATGTGGTCATATCCTTTTCCTGCATTATCATTCACCCATTTCAGGAAGTCTATTCTGTCTTCGAACACGTATTTCAGGTCACAACCCTCCGTACGGTACAGCATTAGGTAGTTCACCTGATTGGTGTCCGGTAATTCATTCACCATTGCCAGGCGTCGTGCTGGTACTCTCGTGCACAGATTTTTACCATCCTGTGGTTGTCTGCTGATCACAAGGCCGATTGACTCCAGGAACTTGATACTTTCTGCCACCTTCCGGTTCCTGTTGTGGTTCTTGTCGTATGGCAGCCCTGCTTCCATAGCGATCACATGTGTGGAATCCCCGCACCAGTTGTTCCTGTGCATATCCTCGTAGCTTGTCTGCTTGCGAATCTGGTAGCACTTGAACTGGATTCTGTTCTGATCGGCAAGATGACTCAACACTGCCTTATCAATGTTGGTCAAAAACAGGCAGCTTTTTTCTGCCCACACACTACCTGCATCAGGGATTCTTCGCTTATCGAAATCCTTTCTGTTGGTCACAGCAGCAGGATTTTTTACCCACACAGCAAACAGGTTGTCAACCTTCCGATGACAATCATCGTTGCCAAAGCAAATATTTTTGTTGAACCAGTTCTCCAGTACGCTCGATTTGATCTCTTGTTCTGCCATCTCTGTTACCTTCTTCTGTTTTTAACAGAGTATAGCAGGCACAAGGCCTGCTGTCAATGTCTACTCATCACGCAATGCTTTTATCATCTGCTCGAAGAATCTCCTTGCATCATCATAATGTTTGTTCAGGAGTGCTTCCTTATAATAGTAACGATAAACAACGTATTCAACGCCACGCATATGCCACCTCACTTGTTGTCAGCTTCAATCATCAGGAGTAATGCATCTTTAAGCGCCATAAAAAGAACGCTACAGCGAATTTGTGGGTGCGCCCTCATAACTGGGAGCATGTACACCCTCTCTTCGTCACAGAACGTTTGAACGCTGTAGAAAACGATTCTTCTCATGGTGGTTTCCTCCTATGTGCGAAACATACCACACAGCATTGTAGAAGTCAAGAGTAAAATCGTATTGACAACGAGATCAGGATGTGTTATCGTTCGCCCACAAGCAGATAAATGGAGGACGCACAACATGATTAGTCAAGAAACAGTACACGATATGGCACTGGCATTCATCCGTGAAGGGTGTGATGTATGTTGCATACCAAACCCTCGCCATCAGAATGATCCTGAAGACCCATCCATCTATCTTTCTGTATCTGGTGGAGGAATGGACCATCTTATCTATCTGGGGCTGAGCAGTAAGAGAAGGGATGAATATATTGAAAAATACCAGCAGGCAATTGACCAGGCAAAAGAAGACGCACATGACGACCCGATGTGCTTCGACGAAGAGATAGATATGGTTTTCAGAGGTGATAAATATTTGCAACAGGTGTACAATTTTATTGAGTACCTGGTTTAGATGATTATGAAGAAGATGGGGATGACCAATATGAATAATGTAGTAGCTATTAATAATGTACCTGTTAAAATATGTGAATACAATGGAGAACGTGTGGTAACGTTCCAACAAATTGCAGATGTGCATGGGGTTGGGGTTGAGCAAATAAGGAAGAATTACTCAAGAAATGCTAAACGGTTTATCGAAGGTGAAGATACGTATGTAATTGATTATTCGAAAAAGAGTCAAAATGACTCTTTTGAAATTCCACCTCGTGGGTTAAGAGTTTTTACTGAATCTGGATATCTGCTTCTGGTTAAAACTCTTACAGATGACACTGCATGGGAAGTGCAGCGTAAGTTGATTAAAGAGTACTTTCGTAGCCGTTCATTACCTGTTTTGCCAGATTTCAACAACCCAGCGGAAGCTGCAAGAGCGTGGGCAGATGAATATGAAAAACGTTTGAAAGTTGAACAAGAGAAAGAATATTTTCGTCTCGAAAATGTTGCAAAAACTGAACAGGTTAATAAGTGTGTTGACTACATAGGTCGTCAAGAAAGATACATAGACAATCTTGAACACCAGTTGCAGAACGGTATCACTCTGCCTGAGTTTGCAAAACGGCTAAACGGTGTGAATGTCAATAAAGTAAACGCATGGGCAGAGAAGAAAGGTTGGGTTATCAGAAAAGGTAAAGAGTGGAAAACAACATCTTCTGGTCGTAAACAGCAAAAGCAGTATGTCTACGATGTTGGCAGCAGTTTCATAAATCCTAAAACTGGTGAGCAAATGATGAGCAATAAAGTTGTGCTAACTAAAGATGGCGCAGCTAAACTTTACAGGGAATATTTGAAAGGAAACTTACCTATGTTGAAATACTGGAAAGGTGAGTTCACACATGATACATATCTCGATAGCCTGTGATTGACAAATATGACCAAACATGGTAGGATTATTTTCATAGAAAGGAGGTACACCATGAATAATCCTGTTGCTAAAAACTGCAACAAGTTTAACAAGGCCGCAACTCATGCTGATCGGAAGAAAGGCTGGTGTCCAGATTTAGACGAAGGACTTGAAGAGTACTTCGAAGATGAACTGGAAGACCTGGCAGACAATGCTCAAGAGATTGCAATCAGGGAATATGCAGAAAGAGCGAAAGCTGCAAGAATCTGTTGACAATACCAGGTTTGTTTGGTAAGATTAAAGCATGAGGTGAGGTAAACGATTTTAGTTTGAGAGGTCTACAGGAAATGCTATGTTTAAGGTTAAGCTCGTTTTCAGATCCTTAGAAGGAGATTACTTAGAACACGAATCTGAACACAGATTCTTTGATGATGCCTTTGAAGTTGCAAACGATATTGCCTGTGAGAACACAGGTTACGGACTGGAATTCTGGGAAGGAGGTGCACAAATAGATAAAAGCAAAATCTTCTATTTTTACCCGGATCCAGAATGTAGACATGTGAAATACGTATTGTTCTTTTGTGTATTGCAATAAGGAGAGGCATGAAAGATGAATTTGATGGCTTTTAGCTTGACACAGTTCAGTTAAAATGCTATACTTACAGCGTTCCCCTTAGAGGGCTTGATAGTGCACCACACTGAAAAATGGTAGGAACAGGAGGGCTACGGACGCGTAGGGTTCCAGCAACCTGTAATAAGGTCGAGCAAGAGTGCGGTAATGGCCTACACCTCACCCATAGAGGGCTTGAAAGTGCTGGGGACGGACCAGCAATCTATTGACAATCTCCAGAATGTATGGTAAACTCCACTTATCATATACTCTGGAGGTTAAGATGGTTGATAAAAAAGAAAAGACGAAAAAACGTCGTCGCAGAGGCAGACCGCTTAAAGAGGAATCAAACGCTATCCAACTTGAGAAAAATGTCATCGAGATGAAAGAAGCGTTCATTGCAATGGTTCCTGAAGCACATAAAGTGCTGCGTGATCTGATGAATAACCCTAAAACGAAAGAAAACATTCGTCAAAGCATTGCAACATATGTGCTGGAAAAGGCCGATGCTATGCAGGCAGAATACGACGAAATGTTTGATGATAATGAAGATACCCTTGTTCCGGTGGAAGAGGACAAACCTACCCCGTTTGCTCCGTTCACCACGGAAATTATCTCCATTGGCGATCAATAATTGATCCTTGAAGAAAAGTGCTTGGGCGGGTAAGCACTGGAAACACCGCTCAGTAACGCCCCGTTAGTTGAATTGGATACAACAGCTGCCTTCTAAGCAGTAGGTTACAGGTTCGAGTCCTGTACGGGGTGCCAAATGGGGAGTTATCCCGTAGAGGTAGCGGTGTAGACTGTAAATCTATTGTCATTGCGACTCGGGTGGTTCGACTCCACCACTCCCCACCAAACCCTTCAATCAAAAAACACTACTTAAACTTAAGGAACTTAGTAATATGTATACATTAAAAATTGTAGAACGTGTAATGCCGGAAGGTGAACCGGAAGATACCAACATTCCATCAAAACCGTATCTCCGTGAATCTTACTACGACATGAACAAGAATACAGATGTTATCTTCTACGAGCCAAATCAAGAAGGTATTATAGCTGTGGTGATGGACGGCGAACAGAAGGTTTACATTTATGATGATACTTCCGCGTATCTCATGAATGAAAATGCTGTTACTGTGCGTATTATTCATCGCGTCCAGTTCAACTAAGGCGGTTTTTTATTCTCTTTAGCTTTCATAGTGACGTCTCCATATATTGGTTTATCAGTTTTAACCCGCCCCGTCAGTCTTTATGGCTACGGGGTTTTTTTTATACCTGGGGGCAAAGTGCCAACTGTACTTGCATTTCTGATAAAATATAAGACCGCGATAAAATGGATTGTCGCAACGATTTTACTCGTGGTAGCCTGTGTTGGAGTGCACAGTTGGTATACCACACAGATACAAAATGCCTATGATCAAGGTGTAGCAGTCACTGAACAAAAGTGGGATAAGGTAATGACCCAGCAGAAACTCCAGGCTAACCAGACTAAATTGGAGAATGCTTATAGGGTGAAAGAGCTGGAGCAGAAACTTGCAAATATGCAGAACAGCATGAATAATCCTACAGCTTTTGGCGGTCAGGCCCAGGCCAATTTCCAGAAGTCTGAAGCGGGGCAGCAGAGCCGGATCCCTGACCAAGTGATCGACATTTACAACGAAAGCATTAATTCGGAGGTGCAGCAATGAGATGGTTACTTGCATTAGCGTTAGCACTGACGTTTTCTATGTCTCTGGTAGGTTGTAGTTCACCGAAAGAGACGGTTGTCACAGTCGCACCACAGAAAGTAGAGCAGCTCGCGGTAGAGCCTCCGTCAGCAGCTATGATCCCTCCGGCAAAAGCTATACCACTTGTCAAAGGCGCAGCTGATGCAGAGAACTCTGCTACAATGAGGCAAAATAATCTTTCCTGTAGTAATGACAGAGCTAAACTGATCATCCTACAGGAATATGTAAGAACTTTATTCAATAAGGAGAACTGATGGCTAAAATGTATGGCCCATGCTCCCGAAAACAACAGATGATTCTGGAAAACGATGCCGACTTTCTGATCATCGGTGGTGCAGCTGGGTGTTTGTCAAAAGATCATGAAGTGATGACACCTAATGGGTGGATCAGAATTTCAGAATGGGATGGTCAAGATATCCTCCAGTTTGATAAAGAAACTGGCAAGGCCATGTTTATTCAGCCTGAAGAGTTTGTTAAGCTAGAATGTGATAAACTGACCAGGGTTGTGCAGGACGGTGTATGCCAGGAATTATCTGATGAACACACAGTTCTATACATACCTGAAGACGGAACAGACTACGGCACGCTTAGTTTCAAAATGGTGGCAGGACAACATGCTGATGGTGAGTTGGCAATGCGGATGCCAACCGCGTTTGTGAACATGGGGGGTACTGGCCTTGACATTTCTGACGAAGAGTTGAAAGAAAAGGCAAGATATTACAAATTCACAAATGAATGGTACAACTGTGATCGCCGTCAGTTGTTGCAGGTCTGGTACGAGATTTACCTGAACGGTAATGAACCTGATGTATATCTTGTTTCTACAAAAGAGCAGGCTGATTTCCTGCAATACCTCGGAGCATCTGTAGGTTTCAACGCGCGGATCTCTTTTGAACAAGGTTATAAGGTTGTGTTCTCCAACGAACGGGCGGGTACAATTGCTCTTAATAACGATGCAACGTTCGAAGAGTTTGAGCCGGAAGATGGTTACAAATATTGTTTTGCTACCACAACAGGTTATTTTATCACCCGACTGGAAAACTGCATTGCAGTGACAGGTAACAGTGGTAAATCCTTTCTGCTGCAACTTCTCCCACTAAAGATGATAGATGACCCCAACACCTCTGTGGTGATGTTCCGTAGGACAACCCCACAACTGGAAGGTGAAGGTGGTCTGTGGCCTAAGGCATTAGGTGTGTATATGGATCTTCCTGATTACATGAAGCCGAAATTCAGGGAGAAAGACCATAAGTTTACTTTTCCTTATTACGATCCAAAAACTGGCAAATGGGATAAGAAAAGAGATGGTGCAGTTATCAAGTATTGCCACATGGAGTACGAAAGTGATAAGCTGAACCACCAAGGACTTGAGTACACTTTGATTTGTTTCGACGAGGGTTAATTGGTAGCTCTCGTAAAACCTCCCTAATTGCGGGGAAATCTTTACTATTAACACCACCAATCTATTATGGTAACATAATATTGGCTTCGAAGAGAGATCGAAGGTATGGTAATAGCGTGTTGATTTAGATAATCCGCAGCGAAGCATCCTGATAGGATGTGTGCTCAACGACTATCGCTTACGGGCGTTAGGGCCAAGCGGCTGGGGAAACCCACAGTCTTTTCAGACTGCCGAAACGGGAGGCTCTCCACAGGGGTGAAGATATAGTCTGGTCTGCATGGGGACATGCAGCTGCCACATAGTGGCGGGGCAAGAGTAGCGACCTTGCCCGAACACAAACGACACAATTTGAATGGTCACAGATTGACTACCTGATCTCTCGTATGAGGTCGAAATCGAAATACTCTTCACGAATGGTGATCAGTTGTAACCCCGATTCTGAGCATTATTTAGCCAAACTTGTTCGTTGGTGGCTTGACGATGATGGCTATCCAGATGAAAGCAAATGTGGTGTTAAGCGCTATTTCATCCGTAGGGATGGGGAGTTTATCTTCGGCGATACGCCAGAAGAGTTGATCGAGAAGTACACCTATGTTAACGGCAAAGGTGCTAAGATAGTTCCAAAACCGCTCTCCATCGCCTTTATCGGTGCAACAATTCACGATAACCCTATCTGTTTGCGTGATAACCCAGAATATCTTGCATTCCTGGAAGGTCTACCGGACCTGGAAAAAGCACAGCTTCTTGATGGTAACTGGTTCGCTAAACCTGAGGGTGCAAACTATTTCAGTCGCACATTCTTGAAAGATGCGGATCATGTTCCACTCGGGTCAGTCTCTGTAAGAGCATGGGATAAGGCTGGTACAGAACGTACCTCCGGTAACAAATTTCCTGACTTTACAGCCAGTGTCAAAGTCAGCAAGGATAGTGATGGTTTCTATTACCTCTCCGGTGATTACTGCCCTGAGAACATAGATGATGGCAGATATTCCACAGGTTTGCAGGGTAAGTTCTGCAAGAAGGCTGGGGAACGCGATGTTATCGTAAGGAAACAAGCAGAGTATGATGGTGAGGATTGCATAGTCGTCTTCTCTGTGGACCCAGGGCAGGCAGGTAAGAGTGAGTTTTTAACTTCCTCAAGACCCTTGCTTGCAGCCGGATTCAGGGTAGAAGAAGACCCCATGCCGTCCAACAAATCAAAACTGACCCGTTTCTCTCCGTTTGCCAACCTTGCTCAACAAGGTATGGTACGTATCGTTAAGTCAAGTTTCGATCCAGATACATTGGAAGCATTTTTAACTGAGCTGGAGAAATTCAACGGCGAACGGTCAACTTTTAGCCGCAAAGATGATTTTGCTGACGCTGTTGCATCCGCAATTAACTATCTTGAAAAAGAAGAAGTTGCAATGCCGTGTGTGATTCCGAAGATTGTTTCACCTTCTATGTATAAGAGAATGATTTAAATAGTTGCCAATCTCTGTTGAATGTGTTACAATAGTCTATAGAGCACAATATAAGCCCTCTTCGGAGGGCTATTTCTTTTGTCTAACTTGAGGGTAATCTTGTGTCCAAGAAAAGCCGTAGGAAAAACAACGCAGCAGCCAAAGCAAGGGCTGTGAAAAAAGCTGGAAATCAAGATGCCCAGGTGCATAACGTTCGTCTGGGAGAAATTGGTTCCGGTGCTTTGGCTCAGATCCAGTTCGAGTCTCAACAGATGATGGTCGAGGAATTGCGTTGGCCCAACCTGATAGCTACAGTAGAGACAATGAAATGTGACTCCACAGTAGCAACCGCTCTGGATTCTAAATACGTACTGATTACAAAAGCCTTCAACGATTTCAAAATTCTCTACAACGAAGAGAGTGAGGAATCTAAGAAAGCAGCAGATTTTATTGATTACGCATTACGTAATCTTGCTAACCAGCAAACACTTCGTGATATTGCAAGAAGTGCAGCAACCTTCAACGAGTATGGCTTCTCTATCTTTGAGAAAGTTTATCGTCGTGAACAGGGAGGCGAGTATGCTGGTAAACTGGTGATTGACAAGTTTGCATTCAGACCCCAAGCAAGTTTATCTCGCAGTAATCCGTTCCAGTTTGATAAGAATAGCCGTAAGCTCGAAGGCATCTGGCAAGCACCTACAGCATTCCTTGGTGCTAAAAAAGGTAAATATGCTGGCCCACTCCTTTCTGCTCCGGCAGATTTCAACGGTGAAGAGATCTTCATTCCGGCTAAGAAAATTATGGTCATGACACTCTCCGGTACAGAGTCCAATCCGGCAGGTGTTTCCCCCATGATTGGTTGTTACAGATCCTTCCGTGAGAAAGTGCTGATCGAAAACCTGGAAGTGGTTGGTTGCTCTAAAGACCTTGGTGGTGTGCTTGAGCTGAAAATACCGTCCAATATTCTGAATAAAGCAAGTATCGACCCTACCTCGATGGAAGGTCAGATGGTTGCTAACCTGATGGCAGATGCTGCAAATGCCCACTCCGGTGAACAGAGTTTCTTTATTCTCCCATCAGATCGTGATAAATCGGGTAAAGAACAGTATTCTATGGACCTGAAAGGGATCAATGGTGCTGGTAAACAATACTCTACCAAAGACCTTGTTGATGCACGCAAGAAAGCTATCCTTGATAGATTCGGTGCTGGTTTTATTAACTTAGGTAACGACAACGTAGGTTCCTATTCACTGTCTGAAAGTAAGCAGTCTTTACATGGTCACTTTGTCAATCGTGATATTGACATTATTGTTGAGGCCTTCAATAAAGACTTTATCCCACAAATGCTCGCACTGAACGGCATCTACCTCTCCAATGAGGATATGCCTAAGCTGAAACCTGGTCTTACTGAAAAAGTAGACATGGAAGAATTTTCAAAATTCGTACAGCGTATTGGTGCAGTAGGCTATCTGCCTAAAACTCCAGGTGTCATCAATAAAATCCTCGAAGTTGGTGGTTTCGACTATCGTGTTGACGAAGAGATTGATACCGAAGAGTTAATGCAGTTGCTGGGGCAGGATGTAAGTCGTGCAGGTGACGGTATGGCAGCGGGAACCAACGGTAACGGTACGTCCAGAATGTCATCCACACGCGATAATTCTGTATCCAATTTGGAAAATTAAAAATTTTTCATAAACAGGGTTGCATTTTAATTTGCAGTGTGGTAGAATAGTTTACATGAGGTAAAAATGTCTACAACTGAAGAGATGATTTCGTACGAGATCATCTACGAACCAAACACTAAAGATGCTCACGGCGAGTGGATGTCTGAAGAAACTCTTCGCAAAGCGAAAGAAAGTTGGGACATGGCATACGCCGCTGGCATCGCCAGAGAAAATCTTTTCCATCTCACCTCCACCAACGCATTCACTATCGAAAAAACCTGGATTCAGGAAGAACTTGATGTGATCGTTGCAGAAACGGGACAACCTATCAAGGCTGGCTCCTGGGTCGCCAAAGTCAAATATAATAACGAAGCCTTGTGGGAAGCTAAGAAAGCTGGCATTGTCGGCGGTCTAAGCGTCCAATGCACAGGGATCGTTAACGAAGAAACAGGTGAGATTACAGATATCAATTTCGGGGCCACAATCGTGGAAAATGAAGAGGGCGATGAATAATGTCAGACACTATCAAAATCCAGGAGAAAGGTATTGCACTGTGCCATGAAGCACAAGGTTTCAGTGCCAACAAACGTCCAATCTCTTTGCTGATGAAAAGTGATCTTGAACCGGAACAGTTGACAGACGATATTGTCAAAGCTCTGCGTCAGGTCACGGTGGATCTCAGTTTTGAAGAATACCTCATGAGATTCTTTGGTTTGTGGTCCTATGATGCTAAAAAATTAGCTGCACTTCTGGGGTTTGAAATCGAAGAGGAAGCCTTCGCAAGAGAACATCCAGACAATGATTGGGCGCAAGCCGACGCGGAAATGGTTCGTGAATGGCTGGAAGAAGTAAACTCTACAGTCACGCTTCACAAATCTGCTCAAGAAGGTAAAGAATTAAATCTTATTGAACAATATGAACTTCTGAAAGCACAGCAGAAGTTTGAAGCAGTAACCGCTGATCTCTTCGATGCAGAAGGGAACATTATCAAAGCGGTAGAAAACCCAGTGGAACCTGAGGTTAAACCTGAACCACAACCTAAACCTGCTACGGAACCTGTACCTGAAGAAGCTCCCGTAAAAGATTCGGTTGAGACAGAAGTTAAACCGAAGGTTAACACCACTGATAACAACAAACCCGCAGATATCGAGGGGAATACGGTGGAAGATGTAACCAAATCTCAAGAGTATATTGACCTGTTGAAACAGTTTGAAGAATTGCAGGCTAAACAAGCAGAAGCCGATGCAATCATCAAAGCTCAGGTTGAACTCAAAAAAGCTGAAATGCTTGAAAAAGCAAAAGCTCTTAGCTTCGCAACTGAAGAAGATCACGAAATGCTGGTTGAATTCATGTTGGAAAAAGCTAACGAACAGGTTGTAGCACTTCTGGAAAAAGCTCAGGCACGCATTGCCGAACTTGAAAACGAAGTTGAAAAAACCAAAGAAGAATTCGCAACCGCCGAACACGGTAAAGACGGCGAACCTACTGTGGACGATATTCAAAAATCCGCAGAAGAAATCCTTGCTGAGAACGTAGCTAAAGCATTAGCTGCTCAATCTAACAAATAATTTTCAAGGGGAAAATGATGATCACCACTCAATATTCTGATATCGTGCTCGGCAAAGTAGACGCAAGCGATGCTGGCTTCAACTTTAAAGAAATCGAAATCACTCTGACTGCTGACCATGTAGCAGGTGCTGTAGTTACCGCTACTGGTGCTCTGGCTGCTGAAGATGGTACTGATGCATTCGGTGTTCTGGTAGACCGTGCTTTACTGCCTGACGACTGCGGTCGTGTAAACCTGGCTGAACCGTTGACCGTTGATCAGAAATACAAACTGGTCGTTGCTGTTCGTGGCGTTACCTTTGCAAAAGAACATCTGGTTATCGCTGGCGGTGTAGCTGCTCCTGATGCTGTTTTGGAAGCTCTGGAAGCTCGTGGTAACAAAGTTCAAGAATAATTGTTAAATTACTGGAGAAAATAATGATCACTCGTAAAGATGATTTTGGTATTGTTGACCTGGGTGCGACTCTTGAACTGGTTCCACGCCAATTCCGTCTGATCACTGGCATGAACCTTTTTGAAACCCATCTGGGTACTTCTACCATTGCACAAATCGAACGTGTTGACGAAATCGTAGCAGATATTCCTGCTCGTCGTCGTGGTGGTGAACGTAACTACGTAGGTAGCGAACGTGCTCAGCTGAAAAATCTGAATGTGCCTTTCTTCCCATTAGACAAAGGCATCACTGCTGCCGACGTTCAGAACTTCCGTCGTTACTTCTCTCCGGATGCTCCGAAAACTGTAGAAGATGTTGTAACTCGTGTGGTTCGCCGCATCCGCATCTCCCATGAAGCTCTGCGTGAAAAAGCACTGTTTGCTGCTATCATGGGCCAATCCTATGCTCCAGGTGATGCAACCTGCCAGTATAACTACTACACCCTGTGGGACGTAACTCAGAAAGCAATCGAAATCGACCCGGCTGATGCTGCTCAGGATCCGATGGAAGTTATCGAAGAAGGCCGTCTGCACATTGCTCTGCAAGCTGGTGACAATGCTGGTGCATACCGCATTATCTGCCTGTGCTCTCCGAAATTCTTCAGTGCACTGGTTCATCATCCGCTGGTAGAACTGGCTTACACCTATTACAGCTCCCAACAGGAACCTCTGCGTCGTCGTCTGGGTGCTGGCGGTGAAAACGCAATCTATCGTGTCTTCGAACACAAAGGTATGACCTTTATCGAAGATATCTCCGGCAACATCCCTGATGGTGAAGCACGTTTAGTACCGATGGGTATTGATTCTATGTTCCAGCTGCATTTTGCTCCGGCAGATGATCTGGCAGAAGCAAATACTCCGGCACAAGAGCTGTACATGTGGTACAAACACTCCGCTTATCTGCGTGAAGAAAAAGTTGAGAGTGAAACTTCTATGCTGGCTGTTAACACCCGTCCTGAACTGGTTGTTAAAGTTACTCTTAAAGCATAATCGTCACTTAGGTGACTAACCTCGAAGGGGGGAGGGGGAACCCTCTCCCCTTTCTTGTTTTAGGGCTGTAAAGGAGACTCTTGTGTTCTATCCAGTTGAATATGATCCGAAATTACGGATTTTTAATAACCAGGTGGACTTCTATGAATTTCTGGCAGAGACTAACCCAGAAATCAACGTAGGCCTGTCTGCGTTATTACCACCAACCGAATTTGTTGTTGGTGAAAAACACTTCCCATGCAGAACGATTGTGGATTTCTTCGAACAGATTGCAGAACAGACTGGATTGCCAATCGACACGAAAGCCTCCACCATCCGTATGGGTGTAATTCTTCTATTCTTAACAGAGAATCTTGATGAAAGTATTTTAACACTTCAGAGCGGTGATGCCAATATCACACTTACCCCTTCGGTGTTTAAAGAGGTAGATGCTGCTTTCAAAGTTTCCGTGGCAGATGGTTATTTGTGGGATCCTCAAGAGATGCCTGAAAAAGTGACCATAAATGACGAACAATGCAACATTGTTTATGTGGAGGCCACCCAGACTTTCACCATCAAGTGGTCTAAGAAACGTTCTCAGGTTGTAAATTTAGGTCTTACCTCCACAGTGGCACCAGAACCTGAACCGCCTCAGCCTGATCCTGAACCAAATCCAAAACCGGAACCGCCCGTAGAGGGCGATGGTGAAACTACAGCGTCTGTTGCATCACAGAATGCGGAGCCAGCTATAATGACAATGAGTATGGAAGAAGCTGCTCCCGATAACGTCGATGCCATTCTACAGCAGGCTGCTGCTTTAGAAAACGAAGCAGACAAGAGTGGCTCTAAAGTGGCTCTTGAAGCATTCGCCAAACAACACGGTGTGAGCTTAGCTCGAAATAAAACTTTCGCCAACATGATGAAAGATTTCGAAGCAGCTCTCAGAGCATAAAATTAAAAATTACACCACCATTAGCCCCACGCCATTTCCGGTCTGGGGCTTTATTTTTATCAGCTTACATGTTATAATAATTAAGTGTTCATAATCCTCAAAGGAGATAGAATGGCGTGGTATGAAGAAGAAGAGGTAGTCCCTACTCCTGGTGGGGGAGAGCCTGAAAATCCAGATCCGGTAGGACCGGGTGTTGATGAGGGCGAAGTACCTGTAGATCCAGTTGACCCAGAAGAGCCTACAGACCCTGTACCGGGGGAACCGGAACTACCAACTGTACCGGATGATAATATTGACCCAGGTTTTGGTCAGGAAGATGCTTTGTCAGCATTTGTTCGTATTCTGCTTGGGAATGTGTCGCCTGAGATACTTCCACCTGAAACACTGGCTTTGTTTGTTGAAATGGCAGTAATGAAATATGATCTGGAAAATCATCCAGAAAAATTGCCGAATGTCAAATATGATGCAATGGTACAAGCTGTTCGTTGGCTGATGATTCAGGAAGTAGCAAGCGGTGAATCCAGTATCAGTTCTCGTCTTGAAAAAATCGGTGATGAAACTATTGAAGTCCGTATAGGCCAGACCACATGGCAAGGCTGGAAAGACTTCCTTGATTGGCTGGTTGCCAACCCAGACTACGTTGACTCTGAACTAGATGCCTGTGGCAGACTGGTTATCATCGGTGGTGTACGTGAAGATGAGTTCCAAAGAGTTAAACGTCATAAAAACAGTGTCTGTGGTTTCGATGTTGCTGGTATTACACCTATGAGTGGTTTACCTGGACAACCAAAAAGATACCCATCTCGCAGGTAATTTGCTAAATTAGTATTGAAAATTGTTGCAGCCTGTGGTATAATTTATCTATTGGGGGCAAAGTGCTTAGAGTAAAATGCACTTCTAAAACCAATTTTAAACAGCTTGAACGGTTCCACAGGGAACTTATTAAGTTGGAAAGCAAAACAATCTCCTATGGATTCTACGACGAAGAGCATTATTCTGGCCTGAATATGGCAACACTGGCTGCAATTCATAACTTCGGCTGGAATGGTCTTCCGGTTCGTAATTTCATGGAAACAGCTTTTGTATTTTACAATGCGGAACTCCCCAAGCAGATGGAACGACTGCTCCGCGCGATGGCGCGTGGGGCAAGTCCAGATACTGTCCTGAAGCAAATCGGTAAAAGCGGGGCTGAGGCCATCAAGTTCGTTATCGAGGCGGGAATGTTCAGCAATCCAACAGTGAGCGAACAATGGGCGCAAGAGAAAGGCTTTAACGAAGCTATGCGTCATTACGATGTGTTGCTTGAGTCGGCAACCTTCAAGATCGGACAACTGAAAGACTAATGGAGGTTGAATGGCTGTAGGCTACAGATTGATTGGTAAAAATAAATTAATTCCGAGAAAGACCTTCAAAGGTCGCCACAGAACGTTTAAACGTATTGATAACAGCCCTTTTGCTAATAAAGGTGTTGAGCTTGAGGTAGAAGAGTTTGATGTTTTAGAATGCGTTATGCAGCCTTTAACAGGCCGTGCAGCTAAAGACTACTCCTCACAAATTAACCCCGAAGGTGGCAGACAATACGAAGCGTACACAGTTTACTCTTCTGTGCGTCTACGTAACCCGGACGAAGGGGAATATCAACTCGCAGATCAGATTCAGTTGCCCAACCTGCACGGGGAGTTAACATGGTTTACTGTTTTGAAATGCGATCAGTATCATACATCAGGTGTGGAAAGATACCGCTCCTATGTTGTGGAAGAACCCACAAATAACGAAGGAGACACAATCTGATGGAAGAGTTTGAAAAAGTTTTCAACGATCTGGAAGAAATCGTTGCTAAGATGGCAAGAGTTGCTACAGGCAGACGTGTTATCATGGGGGATCAGGAGATCATACCCAAACCAGATGGTGAGTTTATCCTTCTTGAAACAATGGGTATTCAGCCGCACATCTGGGAAGACAATGTATTCCAGACCGAAGAGGGTGTTGCTTACATTACCCACAACTACACAGTTACTTATATGCTAACTGCCTACCGTGGTAAAGCGTATGCAGCATTATCCAGATTATTGCAAGCAATAAACCTTCCGGTGTTTTACGAGAAATTCTTTCCTGATGGCTCTATGTACGCCTATTCTTCGGCCTCTACAATCTCACCTCTGCGAGTCCCGATGAATAAGCAAGCATATGAGGTAAGAGCCACAGTAATGATGACGTTTAACGTCAGGTTTATTGAGACTGACATGGCAGCGTTCGAAGATCTTCAGGGCATTGAAGCTGAGCTTCATGTTCTCCACCCTGCTGATGGCAGTCAAGCGGTTATCGACCCTGGTCAGTAATCGTTCTCCATGTAGCGTAATGATTATGCTACTTGTTAATATCCTGTGCACAAGATATTGAAGAGGAAACAAATGCCTTACAATGATAAAGTTGTCGATGTGCAAGTAAACCTGGGTACGCAGCCGATTGACACTGTAGGCTTCGAAACTCCCTTGTTTATTGCCATCCACAAAAATTTTACTGAACGCGCTCGCGTTTACGCTGAACTCGATCAGTTAGTTGACGACGGTTTCGCACCAGGTAGTGCTGCTCACACCTTCGCTGCTAACGCTTTCGGTGGTGAGTTCCCGCCACAATACATTGTCATTGGTCGTCAGAATGCAACAGAAACTGTTGTTGACTTTGTTGGTGGTGTATTCCCAGCCGAAACCGAAGTTATCGTAAACGTAGCAATTCCAAATTATGATCGTGCTGTGGTCATTGAAGTTGGTGGTGGCACTGCTGCTACTACAATTGCCGAGGCTCTTGCTACTGCAATTACTGAGGATGAAGTCCTGGCAGGTGCTGGAGTAACTGCTGCCGCTAATGAAGGTAAAGTTACCGTTACTGGCGCTACTGTAGGCTACGGTGCTGGGGATTTCAAAATCGAAAATAAATCCGATGAAACTCCGCAGACGATTATTGATGAAATCAATGATGTGAACAGCAACTGGTATTTCCTGTGTGCCGAAGATCACAGCACCGCTGCTATCACAGCTCTTGCAAAATGGGCGCAAGCTAACTATAAACTCCATGTTTACTCCACTGCTGATCAAGACGCAATGGGTGTAGAAACTGGTATTGGCTATGCTCTTAAACTGCTCCAGCTTGATACCTTAGGTATGTGGGATCCTCGTGCTGACATGGACTTCCCAGAAGGTGGTATCATCGGCGCAATGGCATCCAACGACCCGTCCTATGGTGATAGCTTACACCTGAAAAAAATGCCAGGCATTACTCCTCCGAACATGGGTATCGGTCAAAGAATGGCATTATGGGACAACAACCTGAACTTCTACAGAATGATCAACGGTGTTGGTTGCTTCTGGGAAGGTAAATGTGCTTCAGGTCAGTATGCTGACGTAATCAGGTTCTCACACTGGATCAAATTCCGTTCTGAAGAATCTATGTTTGGTTACATGCATCGCAGATCCAATATGGGCATGAGCATGAAAATGTCTGATGATGACCTGCCTGTTATTAAATCTGTTCTGATGAACGACCCGATCAACACGGGTATCACCAACGGTGCTATCCTGACTGGGTATGACGAAGAAAATAGCGTGTTCTACGATCCGATTATCACTGTTCCGAAACGTGCTAACATTCCTGCTAATCAGCTGGCTGCTCGCACTTTGGAAGGCGTTAAAGTAGAACTGGTTTACAACAATGCTCTGCACTTTGTTAAAATCCGCATCAATGTCCTGCTGGACAAAACTGGGGCTACCAGCACAAGTGCTCAGGCAATGACTGAATAACAGGAGAGTAAATGGTCACTGATATTTTAACTCCGTTTGCATATGACCCGAAAAAAGTTCGTCTCTACCTGATGACTCAGAGAGTATTCGGTTTTGCAGCGGATACAAAAATTGTTGTTTCTCGTAACGAGGACAATATTTACCCGCATATGGGCGTGGATGGTGAATTAAGTGCAGCTTTATCCCGTAACCAATCCGGTGTGATGACTGTATCTTTACAGAACACCTCCGCATGGAACGCCTACCTGTCAGACTGGCAGAAACAAGCATCCATTACAGGTCTTGTATTCTTCCCAGTGCTGCTGGAAGGTAGCCAGGGGCCAGGTATCAGCACTATTGGCTGGATTCAGAAACAACCTGATCTGACCTATGGTACTGAAGTTGCCCAACTGGACTGGGAAATCGGCGTACTGGATTGCTGGTTGAACAAAGACAACATCGAATCTGCAATGATGGGACTTGCAGGTTTAACTGGTATTATTTAATGCTACAGGCCACCTTCGGGTGGCCTTTCTTGTTTATAGGTCTTGACAACTCCTCTCCTGCTGTGGTATATTTACACCATAAACAAAACAGCAGGAGATCTAACCATGAGTGACAAGAAAATTCTTTTTACCATCGATTTACACGACTTTATGGATAAAGTGAGAGATTGGTATCATTCGCAGGAGATCCATTGCAATGAGCAAGAAGAGTTTAACATCACAAGTTCGATTACGGATATAGTTATAGATATTTTCTGGGATCTTGAAGAGGATATTGATGCATCTTGTGCTGTGTGGGAAAGTATTGCAGGAGATGTTGAAAAAACTTTGGATGGTGCTTATATAGATGACCAGTGCGTAGACGACATTCAGCCGTTCTCAGATAGATTGGTTGTCTATGGGGATTTAAGTTTTGAATTCGTGAAAGATTAAGACAAGCCCCTTCGGGGGCTTTTTATTTTTTATTGACTTGACAATTCCTCGTGCTTGATGTATACTTTCCTTATCAAAGCAGATAAGGGGTTGATAATGGAACGTTCATTAAGGTCTAACACAGAAGAGTTTGTTGAAAAAGCTCGCGAAATTCATGGCGACAAATACTCTTATGAGAAAGCTGTATATGTTGGTTGTACAAAACCTTTGGTAATCATTTGCCCGGTACACGGTGAATTCCTAATGTCACCACACAAACATATCTCTGGCAAGCAGGGTTGCCCTGAGTGCGGTAAACTGGTCCGTGCAGCAAAGAGAAACAAAGGCGCTCAGTTTGTAGAAAGGGCTAAAGCCATTCATGGGGATAAATACGACTACTCTTTGGTCAATTACAAAACTTGTAAAGACAGAGTAGAGATTATTTGCAACAAATGTGGTAAACACTTCACACAAACCCCAGACAATCATATTAATTTACAAAGGGGTTGCCCGTTCTGCGGGATGGAGAGAGTTAAAGAGACAGCGGTGCAGTGTGGAAAAGAACGTAAGGGAAAACCTAATTTTAAACACAGGTCTTCAACAGAGGAGTGGGTTGCCAAAGTACTGGCAAAACACCCAGAGTTTGCAGATAAATACGACTACACACAGGCAGTTTATACTAAGGCAGACGAGCCTGTAACAATCATTTGTAAAACATGTGGTCGTGTATGCACACCGAAGGCACGTAAACATATGGAAGGGCAAGGGTGTAAATCTTGCGCCGGACGTAAATCTATGGAAAAAAATATACCAACATTTCTGGAGGTGGTGGAAAGGGCCAAGGCTGTACATGGTGATGAATATGAGTACTTCGAGGATAGTTACACAAGTGTGAAAAAACCTATGCTGATTAAGCACAAAAAATGTGGCAATGTTTTTCCTCAGCGTCCAGAGTTCCATATAGGTAAGAAGCAGGGTTGCCCGTTCTGCCAACATGTTGTATCTTCTGGTGAAAAAGATGTTCTTGCTTTCGTGAAAGAGCATACACATTGTGAAGTACAGAACAATGTTCGTATCGTGCCTGATTTCTTTGTAGGAAGCAAGCGGATCCATAAAGCTGAACTGGACATTTACATTCCAGAGTTGAAACTGGCAATAGAGTATAACGGTACTCACTTCCACGATATCTCTTTGAAAGGTAAAGGATATCACATAGGTAAACGTAAAGCGTGTGAGCAGCTAGGCATTCGCCTGATTTCTATCTGGGAATGTGACTGGCAGGATGATCGTAAGCGTCCTATCCTCGAGCGTTATCTTAAAAATGCTTTAGGTGTTCGTGAAGAACGCACTGTGTATGCACGTAGCTGTGTAGTGAAAGATGTTCCACAAGATGTGTATAGAGAGTTCATGGAAGCAAACCACATACAAGGTTATGCAAGCGCTAAGGAAGCTAAATGCGGTCTGTATACGAAAGACACAAACGAGTTGGTAGCTTGTATGAGTTTCCGTATTCTGAAAAACAAAGATCAGAAAAATACTCCGTTTGTGATGTGGGATATGGTTCGTTACGCTACAAAATGCAATGTGCCAGGTGGTCGCAGTAAGCTGTTTCACCATATGCAGCAGCGTTTCCACATGGACCATGTACAGTCTTTCATTGATCGTGACTATTTCAACGGGGCTTCTTACCTGAGAGAAGGTTGGGAGCTTATGGAAGATGATCAGGTTTCTATTAGCTTCTGGAGCTACAGAGGTGGTAGAATGCCTCGCCAGATGTGGTGGAAGAAAAACATCCCTGCAACTCTTGAGAAATTAGGATTGTCAGCAGATCTTTACGATGAAACTAAAACTCAAGAATGGAATGCGTATAATGCTGGTTGTAAAATTCTTGAGAATAGTGGTAACTCACGTTTTGAATGGCACAGTAAGGAAGGTAAGAAAGACCCTCTCTATCTTGAGTGGATTGACAAACATGGTAAGTGATGTTAAAATACTTCTATGCGATAACGCATGACAACTAACTTTAAGGGTAACGAGAAATGCCAAACTTCAGACCTACTACAGAAATAGATTTAGTCGGACATAACTTTATCATAACCCACTGGTCCCCGATGGTGTGTATGCATAACCTGCCGAAGATTGGTAGGATTATAGCTGTGCCGATGGGAGCTATTGGTGGTGAATTACTCAATGGTGGGAGAAACTTGGCAGAAGTGCTCCCAACAGCTTTAGTCTATCTGTTCGAACAGCTTGACGACCAATCCATTGACGAACTGTTTAAAATTCTCTTCAGTGACGTTACAGTGGACGGTGTGGACAAGGTGGATCCTGATAAGCTCTTTGCTGGCAACCTGTTTGCAATGCTCAAACTGGCTGGTAAAGTGCTGGAGGTTAACTACGGATCTTTTTTCACTCAAGAAGGTTTAGACGGCCTGATGTCGATGTTTCAGGGACTGCAAATGGCGAATCAGGTGAACAGTCTGGACCAGGAAACTCAGGAATAAGCAAAGTTGTATTGCAGGCCAGCGAGTGGGCAAGGAAACATAGCTCGCTTAGTTGGTTCGATTTCCTGTGGTGTAAAGTGTTGAAAGGGTTTCGTGGTGAGAACTATGAGTCTCTCAACAGTGCTGACATGGACTACTTTTTGATGTTGTGTGAATATCTTGACATTGAAGAGTTCCTTGATGGTGTTCAGAACAAAGAGTTTGAGAGAGAGCAAGAAGCCAGGATAGCCCAGGCAAAAGCTAAACGCAGACGTTAATACAAAGGGCTGGTTCCGAAAGGTTCCAGCCCTTTTTACTAGGAGATAATATGGCTGGTAACAAAGTGGTTGCCACAACCACAAACCGAATTACATTCGAGATTGATAACAATAGCTATAAAAAGGCTATTGAAAGAATTAAAGGATTAGGTAGGGAATTTACAAAGCTGGGCGATTCTTTGGGGAAGGGGAATCCTCTGAAAGCCTGGCAAGCGTCAATGGAGAAGACTGGTCAGATTGTTCAGAGGGTACAGAATAAGCAATTACAACAGCAACGTAAGATGCATCAGGAAGCTGTGTCTCAGGCCAAACGCGAAGCTGCTGTACGCTCAGCGATAGAAAAACGTGAGAATGCCAGAAGGAAACAGGTAGTTGGTCAGATGACTGCCAAAGATCCTGAACTGGTAAGGATGCGTAAATTTTATCAGGAACAATCGAAACTGGCTAAGAAAAGTGGTGGCCTTGGTGGTTCCTACTTCTCCAACAAACCAGTCTCACCTCGTGCTCTATCCAGAGCAAATACCTTCAGATACATCCCAGGTAACCCCAACATGGGTGGTGTAGCTTCCAACCCAGCACTTGTTCGTGCCCAAACTGCTGCTATGAACAGATGGCACAAGCAGAATGGCGGTACAGGAGGCTCAGGAGCGCCAGGACGCAATAATGTGGGCATGGATAGGCTGACCCACCTTACCAATATGTCAACTCGTCTGACAGCTCGTTATGGGGCTAATTTCAGGGATATGCTTGGGGGATACCGTCAGGTTGAACAGCAATATGCAAAAGGGTTGATAGGTAAGTCAACTTTCAACGCCCAGATTGCTGCAATGCAGAAGGGGTTTGCTAATGCTGCTGCTGGAACCATGACTCTGGGCACCGCTTTTAATAAATTAAGAACAACAGTCATGGATTTGACTAAAGCGTACACTGCATTCTCTGCAATTGTTAGTGTTAACAAGTCTGGTCACATGATGGAAGGCGCAAGTGCTGCTCTTACTAACGTTATGGGTGATCCTGCGAAAGCTAACGAGGAAGTTGCATTCGTACAAAGTGAGGCTATGAGATTAGGCTTCGACTTGAAATCAGGTCTGCAAGGTTACTCTCAAATGGCAGTAAACGCCAAAAACCAAATGACAGGACAGGAAGTTCGTGATCTGTTCTCTGCTTATTCACAATATGCTGCGTCGTATGGTGCTGACGAAGTGAAGTATCAACGTGGTATTATGGCGATACAACAGATGCTCGGCAAAGGCCAGGTAATGTCTGAGGAACTAAAACAGCAATTGGCTGAGGCACTGCCTGGTGCTTACGAACCGTTCATTAAAGCAACAAAAGAGGCATTTGGTCTGTCCGAGCTGACTATGGCACAATTCATGGATATGATGAAAAAAGGTCAGGTCAAAACAGCCAAAATTATGAAGTACGTTGCTAAGTACATGAATGAAGCATCAGCCGCTGGTTATGAACGTATGCAGAAATCCAACGTTCTGGCTGAAAACCGTCTGAAAACTTTCATTGAATTGACTAAACAGAAACTGTTCACTACATGGTCAGATGAACTCACTGAGTTCTATTACACCTTGATCCGCACAGGTGAAACATTCACCCCCATGATTATGCAGGCTGGGGAGTTTGTATCTGGCTTTATCCAAGGTCTGAATGACATTATTGGTGAATTGAACAACACAATTGTTAGTATTCGTATCTGGTGGTTGCAGGTTAAAGACCACTTTGGCCTGTTGAAGAAAGAGGTCAAAGATACAAGCAACACTGTTGATGAAACATTCAGCAAAGCTAAATGGGTAGGCTACGCTTTCTCCATCTTAGTTGTTGTTAGTGCTGTAAGCAGATTGCTGAACATCATCAAAGCTGTTGCTGCAACTTTGGGTGTGATTAAAGCTGCTGGTGGTATAGCAGGTGCTATTGATGGTGCCGCCGCAGGTGGTGCAGCTGCTGGAGGTGCAGCAGCGGCTAAGAAAGGATTGTTTGCAAGGATACTTGGTGGCCTGTGGAAATGGAAAGGACCTTTAGCTCTCGGCTATATGGGGTACGAAGGTGCAAACCTGTTGGATGAACATATGCAAAACTACAATCAAGAAACTGACGTGACCAAACATCCGCAGTGGCTTGTTGATGGTGTTAACGGTATTTCATCTTTCTTTGGCTTGGACTACCGTATGGATAATCCAATTACCTACAGAGCTAATCCAACCCCAAGTACACCTTTGGATCCGTTCCAATCTTTCAACGTTCCTCCGATTCCTCTAGAAATTGGTGAGGGTAAAATTACAATTGAGTTTGACGCTGCTCAATTTGAGAGTATGCTGGATGCAAGATTTGAATGGGAAAACTGGAAAGATATTAACCTGTTTGCAAGTCCTAACAACTAACCTTCAAGGGGCCTTCGTGGCCCCTTTTCTTTTATGTATCTTGTAAAAACAATGAATCTGTGGTATAATTATGAAATGGTGAGCAACTAGCAACTGGAGAGGTTATGGCCTATACACCCGGTGTATCAACAGTGGTTGATGAGAAAGACCTGAATAAACCTCATCTGGTCAGGTCAGAAAAGGCAGAAGAAGCTGAGAAACAGACAGAGGATGTGAAATACACCCTGTTCGTTAGCGGACTTAATTATGGTGGTCGTAACATTGAGATGAAGGGTAAAAACTTCACCAACGATATCGCTATCATATTTGACCAGATTGAGAATTACACTTTTGACAGAAGTATTGATAAATCCCAATTTGCAGTAGAAGATCGTGTCATGATTTCGGATCATGCAGTAATTAAGGATGGGGTATTCTCCTTTACAGGTAGAGTGAATACTTCTCCGCACATCATCTACGAACAAAACTACATTGACAGAAACACTGACCCAGAAAGACCAGCAGACTCCGCAAGACCTGAAGCTGCATTACAGGCAATGGGTGAAGTTATCAAGAGAAGACAACTGGTTACGTTGGTAACTGAGGAAGCTGTCCTTGAAAACTACATCGTTACCAAGTGTAGTGCGAAGAAAAGCACAGGTGAGGGGGCTGCTCTGGTGTTTGATGTTGAGCTGACAGAGTTCAGAACTTTTGTCCTCAACAAAATGGTTAATGCGACTGTTTACACCAATCCTAAAAAAATTGATAAATCAAAACAGAAAGGTGCGGTTAATGATTGCACGAAGAATAGTAACGTTGGTAACTCTACAAAAGATAATGGTCCGTATGCAGATACGACCTACACCAATGCTGCTGAGAAGTGGAACAGCCAGAAAAATATCCAGCTTAAAAACTCTGGTATGACTGTTCAGGAAGCCTACCGTCAGGAATATGGTGGTAACTCCACAATCGTTCCGTCAGAACAAGGTAACTACATGCACGACAACAAATAAGGTGGCGTATGGAAATCAGAGAAATGTGTGTAATCACGTTTACGTGGGACATTGATGGCTATGCAGACCAGACCATGCGTGTTGTGCTTGATAATGAAACCTATGAAATGCGACTGCAATGGAATGAGAGAGATGAATCCTGGTGGTTATCCCTCGGAGCGTTAGGTGATGATCCTTTGGTATGCAGGAAAGTTTGCAATTGCCAGGACATTCTTGATGGCCTCCACTACAGAGATGACTTGCCGAAAGGTAAGTTGATAGTTCTCTCTTTCAAAGACCAGCTATATTGGGGCCGTTGTGGGCGTTACAATATGGGTGCACGCTCTGAGCTGCAACTGGTGTATGGTACGCCAGCAAGCGTTTATGATGAAATCTACACGGAGTAATCTATGGCTGAGTACAGACACAGAACATGGCGCTTGCTCTTTGGTAGGTGTGTAAATGCTAAAGGCAAGACCAAAGTTAATATACCGAAATCTGTTGAAAAGAAAAATGAATCAGATTCCGGTGTCTATGAGATCAGCTCTGATACCGGATTCGCTAACATTGAGTTTGATTTGCAGAAAGATAATTCCAAAGAGCCGAACAAGGGGTATGTGGTTGTCTACAACTTGTCCGATGACACTGTTAACTACCTGGATGCCCATCAGGCAGACGCGGTAGCGGTTCTTCTGGAAGCAGGTTACGACGATGACAATCAGGTTATCTTCTCTGGTACAGTAGAGTTTGTGGAAGACACATGGGATGGACCAACCCGTAAGACTAAACTGATTTTTGGTGATGGCACAGAGAACATCATCAAATGCCAGACTACAAGATCATATGCTAAAGGCACCCCGATGGATACGGTGTTGTCTGATCTTTTGAACGATATGAACCTGCCCCGTGGACGTGTGGTTAAGTTTGGTGACCAGACTCTGCAATATTCGATGGCTTTCTCAGGCAATACTGCTGAGAATCTTCGGAAGTTCGCACGGTTAACCAATTCAAATTTCAGTGTTCAGGACGGTGCAGTGTACTGGACTAAAACGGGCAAACGCTTTAAAGATTCGGTGTTCGAGATCAGTGCTGAAACAGGTATGCATGGCTCTCCAACACCTAAGAACCCAGAGCCAGCTAAGAAACGCAAAACCAAAGCTGCTGCTAAGAAAGGTAAAGAAGATAAAAGCCCGATCACAGATGAACAAGCTGGTGTAACTGGTAAGAAAAAAGGTAAAAAGAAAAATCCGAAAGAGGATGTTGGCCTGACAGTAACCACTGTTCTGAATGGTGCGATTATTCCTGAATCCACGATCTACCTGAAAAGCAGGAAGTACACAGGCTTCTACAAAGTGATCACAGTTCACCACAAAGGGCAGTTGGAATCGGGGTCATGGGAGACAGAGCTTGGCTTAGGTGAATGCTATGCAGGTGTAGTTGATGATAGTCAGGAGGAATAATGGGAACACTTGCCAGAAAAGACGCAGCGTTTCGTAGTTTTATCGAGGAGGCAATGCGAGGCTTCCACACCTCTGTGAGAGCAAGAGTTGTCTCTGTGGATTACTCCATTCCTTCTGCTTCTGTCCAACCTCTGGCTGAGACAAATTTTGAAGACGACGATGTGGATCGTTTTCCACTGATTTATGATGTGCCTTTGCAGATGGCTTCTGCCAACGGCGGCAAAGCAAGGCTTACATTCCCGATTAAACCTGGGGATATTGTTGGTTTGCAGTTCTCTGAACGTAATGAGAACAACAATGATGATATGCAAACCCATGGCCTGTTTCCGGGATGGGCTATTACTTCTGTTCATTCGGACGGTAATGCAATGCCTATTGACTCGGAGAACGTTGAGCTGTATAATGACCAAGTGCATTTCACAATGACACCAAACGGAGACTTTACATTACAGACCCCGGCTGGTACTTTAGTTGTGGATCAATCTGGTGAGTTTAGCTTCAACAACGGGGCAGCAAGCCTGACCGCTAAGACAGATGGTAACATTGTGATGAATGGGGCCAAGGTTACTCCTGAGGGGAGAATGATTACTGCCAACGGTGTTGACCTTGACAGTTTCTATCAGGAATACAAAGCCCACACTCACAGTTGTCCTCACGGCGGTCGCACTTCTACACCTAGTTAACAGGAGAAGAAATGCCAACACTATATTCAGATTTCTTAATAGACCCTACTACGGGGGATCTGGACATACGTTCCGGTCTTCAGGTGATAGAGTCAAACCAGATGAGTCTTAGGCAAAGACTTTGGATGAGGTTCAATACTTGGACTGGGTCCTGGTATTTTGACGAAACATTCGGCTTCCCCTATCTCGCCTACATCGGTAAGAAGGTAATGAAAACTGTTCTTGATAACAAGATTCGTTCCATTGCCCGTGAAGAACCGGATGTTTTGAACATCATTAACTTCGAATCCACAATGGATCGCAGATCCCGTACCTATCAGGCATTCTTTGAGGTAGTTACCAAGGAGAATGAGATTGTCAGGATTGCGTTCATAGGTTTCGACCAGTTTGAATACCCACAACCTGAGGCTGGCTCAACATCTTTGTGTGATGATGAGGGCTGGATCAAGTGGGCTAACAAACTTTATTACCTGATCAACTTCCGTCTACCTCGTACTGGGGATGCTACATGGTGGAGTGAATATGCTGGTCCTGAGATGGAAAACCCGATTCCGGTCGGTTCTCTGCTTGCACAGAATAAAGACCTGCTGCTTACAGATGCTGATCAAACGATTAACAGAAACAACTTCCAGACTGTTGCTGATGAACGGGAATTCTCTGGTGTGATTTCTACCACAAACGGTGAAGGTATTGCTAACCAATCTGACCGTGGTATTGACGTAAACTAATGGAGATCTTATGGCTGTAGCTTATCCTACAATTCCTATCCCAGACCTTGATGATGTGTCTACAGTATTGACAGATGACTTCTTAGTTGTCAACCAGTCAGATGGCACACGCAAGGCTAAAATCAACGATGTGCTGAACGATATCGGCATTGCGAAGATTGTCTACTTCAACGAAGGTGGTCATTTAGACAGTAAAAAAGATCTTGCCTATGATATTGAGACTAACCGTTACTATACCTGGAACGGCGAGTATCCGAAAGTAATCCTGCCGGACTCAACGCTGGAAGGTGCTGGTGGTGTTAGAGCAGGTGCATGGGCAGTCTTCGGTGAACTTCCAGTAACTGCTTCTGGTGGTATAATTGACTACGGTGCCATCGGTGGTACACTGGAACTTGATCTTAAGGTTGCAGACACTTTCATTGTTCGCCTGACCACTGACACGACACTAATCTTTGACAATGAGACAGAAGGTGTTGAAGGTACAGCACGTTCTGTTACGATTGTGGTTACACAGACTACAGGTGGTAGTAAAATTTACTGGCCTGATAACATCCGTTGGGCATTTGGTAGAAAACCTATTCTTACCTTCACCCAGGGTGCTACAGATATTTTTAAACTTGAGACGTATGATAACGGATTAACGTGGTACGGCTCATTAATCATTGCAGGAGCTATGTAATATGCGTATTCAACACGGCATTGATAACGTATACCAGATGATAGAGGGGCACAGGACGTGCCTTGATCGCAACACTGGCCTTACAGTTAGCCCAACGAGTCAGAACTTTCTTGTTGACCCTGAACACCTGATCGCCAATGGCTGGAGGGGTTCTGCTATCAGCAATGATTGGACTACCCCAGAGGCGCAGGCTGTGTTGATCCTGGGTTACGTAGAGGTATATAGAGCAACAGAGGATGAGTTTTGGTTAGACAGAGCTAAATCTTGCTGGGATGCTTACGACGAGTACTTAAAAGGTAATTTTGCAGTAGAAGGAAAATGCAATCGTGTTTCCCACTACCCGTTAACAGATGATGGAATCCCACAACATGGTGGTTTTAAAGGGGTAAACATCTCTTTTAGCAAAGGTAGAGCCAAGATCCCAGCAGGCTCACCAAACTGGGGTGAGTATCTTGATATTGCAATTATGGCCTATGATGGTGCTTTAGGTCGTAATTCTATGGATTCTGATGTGTATGCAGGTACAGATGATGCCCCAAACTGGTATGCGTCTGGTACGAAATATCTGGTTGACTGGTACATAGCTTGGGATGGTAATCGCTACTGGGCCAATGGTACTATTGCTGATACAGGACATGCTGCTTCTGAGTACGGTACTGTTCAGTTAGCCAACACTTCAGTTAACGGCACACACAAATTAAACTATGCAGTACGTCTACCTGTCGCACAAGGCGGTAGGGAAATTAACCGTTATGATCCGGTGATCACTCACCCCTGCAATGTGACAGCACCTAATCAGCCCGAACCTGTTGATGCACTAGCTATGTGGTGTGATGCTTGCTATGCTTTGTATGAAATCATCAGAGATGACAAGTACTACGAGGCATACAGAGAAGCCCACAGTAGGTTAATAGCTTACTGTAACCCAAATGTTTATGACATGATTTGCAGACGTACCACAGATATAAGAGCGCCTTTTGCAGATGGTAATGTGACAATCACAGGTAACAGACCCACACTTATGCGCGATGCCGAAGGTTACATCAATGTTGGTATGGGTGCACGTAAACCTTGTGAAGTTATTCAACAGGGCCTTACATACAAGGTGAATAGAGATTCTTCCACAGTGATTGAATTTGGTGGTGAGAATGTTTTGTTCCAGCCGTATTTCACCATTGACGACGGTTATGGTAAAAACATAGAGTACCGTGTTGGTGTTCCATTTGGTGGGGCGGGTATGCAGGCCAATACCTTTGAGATCCGCGACTTCGTAAGGGTATCTCCAGAGTTTGGTGATCCCTACCTACTGCCAAAAGAGGAAAGACTGACAGCCAGCGGCGGTGCTGTTCTAAGTATGGGCTACTCTGATACTTTGTTGGGGCACAGTGATAACTATGCTTCATTGAATCTCTCAAGCGGTCAGGTTGTCTTTGATTTTAATGGTACGAGAGCGTTGCGTTCCATTACTTATCAATGTACAGCGGATATTGTCAGGATTAATTTCCTTGATAAAGATGGCTGGTTATGGTATACTGATCTACATGGCACAGGTGCAAACTGGGTCACTGAAAACTTATCAATCGGTGATTTCTTGCTTGAACCTACGCAACCTAATCACTCCGCTGACGAAGTGAAACCGTTCTTTGCCAATTTGAAAGAGTTAACTCAGATCACTCTTAAACTGGCAACGACCAAAATTGGCGATGGAATTTTCAATCTGTACTGCGTAAATAATCTACCAGAGTTCTTCAATTTTGTTGGGGATGTTTACATCGTAAGATTCTCAATGCATCTTTCATCCCGTGTGGCAGCGACTGCTAAACTTGGTGATTGCTATGTCACAAATTACAAATTTGACAGCCTGAACTATGCACCGGGGGCTTGGCCTTCTGGTAAAGTTGCTAATCAGGACAGTTACTTACTGGAAGAAAGACCTTCCTACCCGATAACTGGTGAACAGTATCCTGCTATATTCTGCATAGGGGAAGAACCAACAGATCTCGCAGAGCTTACAAACTGCGTTAAATTCTTGTTTGACGCTCAGCAGCAATACGCAGTTGTCTTTAGTACAGAAGGTCCTGTCTACACAGCTTACAACTGGCAGAAAGGTAGCCTGATTGGTGGGTTCATGATGCTGGACAATTCTAAAATGCAAAGCAGGGCATTTGTTGCGGGATGCAGAGCACTCTATGAATTGAAGAAAAATAAAAAACCTGCGGATGAACGTCTAGAGCAGTATTGCCAGAAATGGATTGCTTTTCTTAACAGATTCCAGTCAGCGAATGGCGGCAGGTTACCTACAGATTTCAACACAACAGGTGGCTACTCCAATCAGGACAGAGGCGACAGACAATGGATCACTGCTGAATGGTTAGCTGGTTGTTGCTATGCAGGTCTTGCAGGTTACACATGGGCACAGATTGATCCAGTAGTTGAAGCCTGCATGAATAACTTGCAGAAACATTATTTTGTTAATAGCACTAATATCCTTAATGGTTGTTGGGCTAACTCGGATCCTGTAGGTTTCCACTCCGGTGAAATACTGAGAGGTCTGGGCCTTTACGCTCAATATCGCAACTTGTATATTTAATCTGGAGGGCTTCGGCCCTCCTAACAGGAGAAACAATGGCAGATGTGAAACTTGTCAGGATTGAGTCCTTGCCTGTAACCACAGAGGTCAACAAAGAAGAAGACTTTCTGATTGTTCAGCAACCAGACCTTACCCGCAGAGCTTCTGTGAAAGATCTGATGGCGGGTGATCCGACTCTCTCCCACGTTGTCAACTTCCATGACGGTGGCACCCTGAATGGTCCGATGGACTTCTGCTACTACGAGGAAGAAGATCTGTACTTACGCTGGACTGGTGGATTCCCACATACTGTACCTTCATTATCAAGCCCTTATGAAGATGGCGACATAACTGATGGTGCATGGGCAGTTTATACTGACCCGTCTTTACGTGACGAGTTAGGTTCCACAATCGGTGCTTCCTTAGTATTGACTGAAGATGGTAGAACCATTCAGGATACTATGGATGAAGCTATTGATGCTGCTTTTGAAGCGGTACGTGTGCTTGAAGGTCTGAGCTTCGAAAGGGTAACTGTAGTATCAAATGCTAACTACCTCGAAGGCTATGCAGGCCACATCGTAATGGATGAAAGAGCAACTGTTCAGTTCCCCGATGTTGCAAGAGGTGAAGGCACCTTAAACGGCTTTGTATCGAAAGTTGTGGAAACCGACACTTCCAACGTGTACGAAGCTATTATGCAGGGTGGTACAACTGGTGCGATCTACACCATCCGTGTTTCTGAAGAAGAACACGAAGCAGTGTGCCACAGACACGCATTAAAATCTGAATTCAGCCGTTATGATCAGACCAACCCGACCCGCACAGTAATCAAAGCGGGTGATGATGCTAATGCCTCCTACCTACAACTCGATGCAGCTGGTCGTTGGGGGGTATGGAATCCTTCCATAACCAACTGGCAGCCCTTGGCTGTAGAACAAGGTGGTACTGGTGTTCGTGATGTTGCCACGTTCCGTCGTAACTTCGCAGTATTCCACAGATCCCATACTGCGCTAGAAGCTGATTTCAGTATTGATAATCTGAAAGGTGATGATGCTGGTGTTTACTATCAACCAATGTCAGCTCACGCTACTACTGCCAATGGTTATCCTTGCCAACAGGCAGGTGTATTGATTGTATTGCAGAATAATGCTAACGGTTTCGATGGTTGCCGTCAGGAATATCATCCGTTTAACAGTGAGGATACTTATTATTCCCGCTGGTACAATGCAGGTGAAAAAACCTGGCAGTCATGGGTAACTTGGGCAAGACCTGTTAACACTAACAGCTTCCGTGAGTGGATAGGGCTTGGTACAGGTAACGCTCCTACCTTTAGCAATCTGCTTCTGAGAGCTGTGAGTGACAACGTTGGTTCTTCTGGTATCCTTAGGGGTGTTAAATACAAAGCAGACGGTACAACAGAAGAACACGGTTTCCGTATTTACTCCGAAGTCCGTAACGATAATAAAGCATGGTTAACCTTGCACCTAAGAAAAGGTCCAGAAGGTAACCAGATCCACAAATACCTTGGCCTCAGTGAGGACGGTCACTTTGAAGTCCCGAATACTGTTGTTTGTAACACCTTCTCTGTGCGTGATCTGAATACGACCCGTAATACTTTACAGGTTAACAGATTAGTGCAGGTAGGGTCTGAAACTGCTATCAACAACCCAACAAATACTGCTAAACTGATCATCACAGAGGGTAAACTCTGGGGTGCTTACGATATTGCCAACAGTTCTTACATCCCGCTGGCAATAGGCCAGGGCGGTACTGGGGCCAAAGACGCAGCTTCTGCATGGACTAACTTAGGTGGTCGTTCTTTAGGTAAAATGGATTCTATCGGTTTAACCGATGGCAAGATCACTGGTGTACTTCCGGTAAGCAAAGGTGGTACTGGTTGTGTATCCGATACTGAAGTTAAAGCATGGTTAGAACGTATCGGTATCTCTGGTGGCGGTAGCTCTGGTACAGGCGGTTCTGCTCTGAACACAACACCTTTTGTAATCCAAAGACCTGATGGTGCGGAAGAGGATAAATACTACCCTGTTATTATCCATAATCCTGCTCTGAACGGTTCAGTCGGTACAGACCTCCTTATTCATACTCAGTCTAAGATAGGTTCTGAGCCTATGAAATGTTCCACTTTGAGATGTTGGTATCGTACTGGGGGTTGGACAGACAGAGGTGATTCTGGCTACGGTATAATCAGCTTCTATCAGAATGAAGTATCCATTTTGGGTCTGATTGTTTCAACTCGTGGTAAACAAGAGTATTCTGCTATCTATGTCCATGAAAAAGCGTTCCCTGTCTATGTTTATGCGAATGCTGCGGTAGAAAGTGCTCGTGTTTATGCAGAAGATTTTGTAGTTGGTACCCCTACGGGCGGTGCAGATGGGGTTGTGTATAAAGCAGGTATCACCGATATTCACGAAGCAATTCTAGGTGATGACATAACCAACACTCGTGCACTTTTCGACTTCACTGGTGGTGTAAGCGGGTTCTACTGCAACCAATGGATGTATCGTGGCACCAAAGACAAATGGTTCTTACAGAATAAAACAGAGATGGGTGAAACCGAACTCTGGTATAATGGTTTGAAATACATCTGCCCTGGTAGTCAGACAACCCGCAAAGCTCTGGAATCCAACGCAGGCTTCCTGACAAGATCTGAAGGCACAGAGGATTTAATCAACGGCACATTCACCTCAAGATGTGGTAACCTCGGTCAGGCTGAATTCCGTGCAACAAATAGTGCTGGTCAGATCATTGTTCGTGATATGACAGGTACTGCACATAGATTCTGGAATTACAACACTGACGGTACTTTCAGCTCACCTAATGGTTTTGTTTGCCAGACAGGTGGTGACTGGAACAACCAGTTCGGTAGTAATAACCCGTCAAAAATAATGGCTGGTAGCACTAATGGACCAGAAGGTACAATGGTTGTTGGTGGGGTATCTGTGGCATTCTCTGGGAACTATGCTTTCCAGATGGCTGGTCGCCTTGATCAAATGTACACCAGATCCATTGAAGCTGGTTATCACAGACCGTGGAACAGAGTCTTCACCCACAAAGGCCTGGGTCTTGACACTTCAGACCTGGATGGTTATGATGGTACTCGCGAGGGTATTTACCATCAACACCTGGATGCTAACTCAACAACCGAAAGACATTACCCAGCACCGTACGCTGGTACTCTGATTGTTTACCAGAACAATGCAAAAAACAATCCGAAAGGCTGCGTACAGGAGTACATCACACGTTTTGGTGATAGATACACTCGTGTTGGTAACATGAATGGAGCTGGGACCACTTATATGTGGGAAGCCTGGCGTCATGATTCTGGTAAAGCTATTCAGCTACGCCCGAATCGCAATGTTGATAAAACAGATAAAGAGTTACTTATTCATGTTGGAGGTTCTGATAATCCCAGCAACAACTCTAACTTACCTGCCAATGATGCCAGATTGTACTATTGGGGTAACGGCAGTGAGCGTAAGAACGTTCTGGAATTCCAGATCAGAGGTACTTCTGATGCCGAACAAGGTATTGCCGATTGGGTATTCCACTGTGGTACATCTGAAGATAACATACACAAATACTTCTCAGTAAACGGTGACATTAGCGGTCAAACCATTGTAGCAAACAGGTTCATGACTACGGATGGTACTGACCTCGCTGCTGGAACAGGGGTTCCGGTAGGTGTTCCGCTACCGTGGCCTACTGATACAGCTCCTGACGGTTATGTTATCATGGCTGGGCAGGAATTCGACACAACTGCTTATCCTAAACTGGCTGCTGCGTATCCGAGCGGGGTTCTCCCTGACATGCGTGGTCAGACTATTAAAGGTAAACCGGCTTCTGGTCGTAATGTTCTGTCAACTGAAGCTGACGGTGTGAAATCTCACAACCACGGTGCCAGCGCATCCAGTACGGATTTGGGGTCGAAAACCACTTCTGGGTTTGATTATGGTACTAAAACTTCCAACACTACTGGTAACCATGGTCACGGTATCAGTGGTAGTGTTGCCTCTGGCGGTGCTCACCAACACGCAAGATCAGGTCCTCGTATGGCAGCCAGTATAAAAGGAGATATTTTTGCAGACGGGTATACCTCTGAAGGTCCAAACGCCTATGGTAAACTGGATAAGTATATAGGGTCTACAGCTGCAACAAACCTGGCTAAAACATCTAACGACGGTGCCCACAGCCACACACTGAGTGATGCATCTATTAGTGCAGCTGGTAACCACGCCCACACTGTTGGTATTGGTTCACACAGCCACACTGTCGGGCTTGGCTCTCACAGCCACACAATCACAGTTGACAGCACGGGTAATACAGAAAACACCGTTAAAAACGTGGCGTTTAACTACATTGTGCGTTTAGCGTAACAGAAAAGAGAGGATTGCATGAGAACGTTAATCCTCTCTGCTGTTGCAGAGATTAACAAATGCTTCAATCATGAGGGTTAAATTATGGCTTTTGAAATGTCAGATGAAATGCAGATTGTTCACGTTTACAATGTGACAAATGACACATTTGCCTTCGTGGACGAAGCAGATGTACAAATTCCTCCACACACTGGGTTGCCTGCGCTGTGCACAATAGTTGCTCCACCCGATGTAATCCCCGAAGGCCAGATGGCAATCTTCGATTTTGAGCTAGAAGAATGGGCTTTGGTGGATTACTTCGATGAAGCAATGGAAGCGGCAATTATGCCTCTGTCTCTAGAGATGGAAGAACCAGAGCTTGTAGAGCCAAGCACGGAACAATTACTGATTGCAGAGCAGGAAGCTAAGCTGATTGAAGCACAGAACAGGATTGCTGAGCTGGAACAACAGGTGGCAAGTTTGCAACGTGTAAACGACCTTGAGAAAAATCTTGAGGAGCTTACACGAATGGTTGAAAAACTGCGTAACAAGGAAGAATAAAATTTTAGTTTCTCCTGATACATTACCCCGCTTCGGCGGGGTTTTTTGTATCTGTAATTGACTATTTCGCTGTTTTTTGGTAAAATAGGTCACAAGGGTTTCTCCCAACTGAGAGGAAATATGGCTAAATATGGTTTAACAGATGCTGGGTTTATATTGCCCACACTCAACGACTTAATCGTTGAAACTAAGCAGAGCTTGATCAGGGCGTTCGGGGATAATTTCAACGTCCAGAGTAACTCGGTTGCTGACAAGCTCACTACAATTTTTAATGAACGTGAATACCAGTTAATTCTCATGATGGCTGCTGTATACGCCTCCCAGACTCTATACGGGGCTGAAGGTATCTACCTTGATGAATTACTCGGCAGACAAGGTGTTTATCGTAGAGGGCGTACCAAGGCTTCTGGTCAGTGCCAGATGACTATTAACAGTACCGTCCCCTACAACATGATTTACGACACAGAAACTTACAGCATTGACGGTGGTAATTTTAAACTTGCAAGTAATGTACAGGTAGCAGGCAACATAATTGCTCACAAGATAACAGCACCGGATCTCAGAATTGGTAAATACACATTCCAGATGACCAATCAGGTTGATGGCACCATTTTTACCAAAACCATGATTCTTACAGACAAGGCACCGGATTCCACAGACCTTGTTAGCTTTTTCGGTGAAATTAAGCAATTTATTGTTGACAACTCAACCCTTTTAAACGATGATTTGATTCAGGTTGACATGACCACAGGTACATTGTGGATTGGTTATGATGCTACTCTTGAGCGTGTAGGCCTGAACAGTAAAGTTGACTTCCGCATTTCACCAATTGTGGGGGAACGTACCGTAGTGATGGAAGTGGTTGCTGCTGAGGCAGGTGCTCTGTCCCGTGAAGCAAATACGGTGACCACAATCTCCCCAACACCTGGTGGTTTCATCTCCCTCACTAACAGAGAGATGTTCAACGAAGGTACGAATGTAGAGACTGATGCAGAGTATCGTCTGAGAGCTACAGGCACAAACACTGTAACTGCCAAAGCCACCCGTCCGGCGATCCTGAGTGCGGTTCACAATGTGGCTGGTGTAAGTAAAGTAAGAGTATTCACCAATAACACAGACAAGACCAACAATCTGGGTATCCCACCTTACAAATTTCGGGTGGTTGTGTTTGGTGGTGCTACTGCTGACATTTGTCAGGCTTTATATGATACAATTGCTTGTACGAACAGAACCTACGGCAACCTGTTCTATGATATCAACACTTCCGATGGTCAGGTGGAAAGAATTTACTACTCTAAAGCAAATACTTACCGTCTGGACATTCGGGTAACGTATTCGGGTGCAGCACTTTCTGCCACCGAAAAAGAATCAATCATAAGTGCCATGATGTCAGTTGTTAACAGCCTCGACATTGCAGATACGCTCTACAACATTCAGCTTGTGGGTGCTGCTTCTGCCGCTGTCAGTATTGGTCGTTTCAACAAACTGAACATTCATGTTAAACCAATTGGTACTTCCGATGAGGCTTATACAGCTAATGACATTACAGCTGCAATGTCAGAGGTGTTTGACCTTGATGAAAACAACATCACATTCCAGCAAATCATTTAAGGTGGAGTTATGGCAGAGAAGAAAATAGATGTTAACCACATTCATACTCTGCCAGATTTCGTTGAGGGGGGTCTTGATTACCTCCCCGGCGATTTTCTGAGAGAGAAAGAAGATCTGACAACATTCCTGTCCATCTACCTTAAAAGATTGCAGACTGTTGATGAGATGTTGGTTGCTCTTGCGGAAGGCCGTCTTTTGAACAATGCCAGTGGTAAATACCTTGATGAAATTGGTAATCAACTTGGCATAAAAAGAAACGGCTTGCAAGATGCTGATTACCGTGCTACACTTATAATTCAGCAGGCATCTTTGTCAAGAGGCGGTACGCGTGAAGATGTAATCTCCACCCTACAGCAATTGCTGGGGAGAAACAACTTCGACACTTGGGCTGGTGATAATTTCAGATTTGACATTAACGTCAGAAAAACCTGTTTCGACATTGCTCAGGCAATTGACCAGATCCTCGATATGCTGCCACTGCCAACTCACCTGAGATTGACAGAATCTCAAGGTAGGGCTTTTGGTTTTGCTGGAGATGATACTGCTGCGGGTTTTGGGTCTATCTGGGATGATGCACAGTTCGGGGTTGACGGTATAGCCAGCCTGACCTATGTACCAGATGAACGACCTGATTGGGGTTCCACCACTATTTGGTGTGAAAGTATTGTTGTTGACGCAACTATTGTTACGGAGGCTTAATGGCAACCGCTGTATTCAGAGCCTACAGGGATTACACCACGCTGCAAGCAGAGTTTATGTACAATACACTGGCAGATACGGCAGTACCTGGGCGTGACTACACCCACGTTGAAGGTAAAGCAATTATTCCGGTGGATTCTGCCTCTGTAGATATCCCTGTTAATATTGTAGATAAAAAACCTAACAGACTGCCTCGTAGCTTCTATATGCAGTTCCATACCCCCTCACAAGGGACGATGATTGGGACCAAACAAGCAAAATGCACGATTACCCCACAAGAAGATCTGAGCAGACTTGAATGGGGAACACAAGAAGAACGAATGTTCCACCCGCGCTATTGGGTAACAAATTGTCAGCCGACAGAGAGTGCATCAATCAAGTCCGACAACTCCACCGTGATTGTCACAATGACTGCACGCACAATGGGTGGGCTGTCTGGAGCAATCTGGGAAACAGTTGACACATACGATCATTTTGGTGTAGGATACGATGATCATTATGAGATGCGTAACACCAAACTGTGGTTCAGGGCCAAGTTTACCAATGCTCTTGACTTCACAAACCCCGGCCAGGCTACGATTACTGTCACGCTTGTTGACGGTACGATAGTCTACGTCCGTATGTCGGACTATGCTACAAACATCTCCGCTGATAAAACAACAGCAGATATTCACCTCAACTTTGAGGATTGTTTAGGTGTTGACAAGAATAATTACTTAATGGCAGTTGACCCTCGTCAGGTTCGTAAGATCCTGATCCCGTTAAGGCCTAAGGATTATGTGGCTAACAGTACAGACGTTCGTACAACCAATGTTGACTGCGAACTTCGCATTGATATGTTGGAGCCGGACACTGGCTGGAAATACATGCAGCTTAACGGTCTGACTGTGGAAGGTCACGATTTGAGAGCTTGTACTGCATACGATGATATGTGGAATGTTTCTCCGGCGCGTGTTCTCTACAACCTCCAGAAACTTGGCTACCGTGGTAGAATCAACCACTATTGCGGCATGAGTCACTATTATAATTACACATGGAGCAACACAACCTATAAATGGGAGATTGACAGAACAGGTGCTTTGAACAAAGCCGCACAAGCATGGCACGATGACTTTGCTTACAATCTGACTCGTTATGGATTCACAGATGCAATGTTCTCTGTCAGCATGGAGCTTTACAGTGATGCCTGTCCTCTGGAATGGACTCAACGCGAATGGGATGATAGCTACGCTAAGACAGGGTATACACCTTGCAGCTACCTGTTATCACCTTGTATCGAAGAGGGTATGACATTCTTATTGAACGTCTTTAAAAACTTCGCTCAGGTTTTGAAAACTCAAAACCTCCCTGTTATCATGCAGATTGGCGAACCGTGGTGGTGGTACAATACAGACTCCCGCAGGCCTTGTATCTATGACTATACCACAAAAGAGATGTTCTACACCGAAACAGGGGAGTATGCACTTGACATTGGCACTATTGACAACCCATTAACTGGTGGTGTTTATGACAGGTACATCACATTCTGTCGCAATAAATTCGGTCAGAGAATTGCAACACTTTCTACTGGCATTAAGACAGCATTCCCTGGTGCTCAAGTTACAGTTCTTGTTTTCTATCCCACCATTGTTGACACATTGATGGAAGAACTTAACCTGCCAGACCAGTACAAGAAAGAGTCAGGAGTGCTTGACTTCTTCTGTTCAGAATGCTATGATTGGGTTATGAATGGGGAAATAGAACATTCATTTGAGGCTATCGAGCATCCTCGTAAAACCTTAGGTTGGAACAGAAACGAAATCCACTACCTTGCAGGGTTTGTACCAGGTAAAGATTTAGCTCCGGTGTATGGCTATGACCCAGAGAAGAACTATCAGGAATTTTTGTGGAGAGTAATCTGTGGTAACATCTGCACCACTGAATACCATTACCCAGAAGTACAGCAGTACGTACGGGCTTACCCGCAACTTATGAATGATAGTATCACATTCAGTGCGAAAGAGTCAACTGTTGTTCACATGGGGCAGACTGCCCTTAGGAGCTACACAGAAGATGTGACACCACCAGACCTTTCATAATCAGGAGAAATAAATGGCTAAACCTAGTTTTCCTCTGGAAATATGGGCGTACGAGGATCAAATCCTTCCAAACTCCCATAAACAGAACAAGATGCGTCCTATCGACGACCTGTGGAGAAAAGGTTGGGATAAGGGACAAAAACCATCGTGTGAAGAGTTGAACTATCTTCTGAACATGATGGCTACCTGGGCCAAATACATCTCTGAAGATCAGATCCCGTCTATGGAAGGGCGGTATCTTGTTAAGGATAACAACTTGAGTGATCTTCTGAATGTAGAGATCGCCCGTAAAAACCTTGGCATTGTTACCCAGGCTGAGACTGATGCTCGCTACGTTAAGATCACTGGTGACACAATGACAGGTCCTCTGGGATTGCAGCGTATTAACTTTGCGGCAGCGGAAACAGATGCTGCATGGATAGAAACCACAATCAGTCCAGATAAAACCTTGTTAGACTTCTGCCTGATGGATAACGTCGGTTCATTTGACGATGGTGGTACTTCCACAGTTGATGCTTTCCGTTGGAGATTCCAGCCTACACAACCAGATCTTAACCCAGAGTTTACACTGATGCACCTGAATGCTATCTCTGTTAACCGTGCACTCCTGAAGGTAATCGGTAACATTGAGGCTCAGGATAATGTGCGTTCTAACACAGTTACCATCACAGGTACAGCTTCTTTTGGTAACGTGAGTGTTTCAAGCCAGCTAACTACAGGCAGTTTCTATGCCAATGGTGGCTCCAACGTTGACAACATGACCGTGCGTAGTCAATACTGTGTTGTTGGTGGTCGTCATGTAGTTCGTTCGGTTAACGGTGTGAACGCGGATGGTAATGGTAACTTGACTATCAGCATCCCAGCGTCAGGTGTGCAGGATATTCGCTGTGGCGGTATGCTAATTGATGGTGTTGCGGATAACCGTGTAAGAGCAGGCTACGTAATGCGTGGTTGGCAGAATGGTAACAAGAAAGAACTCCGTGGTGCTGGCTATTGGGCAGCTCCACTTCAGAAACTTGTCAACGGACAGTGGATAACCGTTCAGACGTTATAATTGAGGGTTAAATCATGATTAAAATAGCTACAGGTTTTGAGTTGTACGATCCACGATACATGCCTACGACTACAGATCTGGATGACGAACAATCTGAAACCGTTGAATTAACTCCCCAAGAAGTTGAAGATTACGCTCACTACTCTGCCTACTTCCTTCGCAACGAGCACGGGGACTGGTATGCCCAGACCCGAGAATTACAGCAAATTGCCCAGGAATCTGGAGCAGAATACTTGTTTGCAGTTATAGAGGCCGATGGTTTACTAAAAATTGTAACCACAGACCCAGCGGGTATTTTCCCCAGTGACGGTCTTCAGGTTCTGCATGGTAAACGAGAGGACTTCCCAGAAGACATTGAGAACATGATCAATGCTTACCGCTGGGATGGTGAGAAATTTGTTGTTGATAACAAACCTTACATTGATGCTGCACGGCAGATCATTGAAGAAGAATTGCAATGGGCTACAGCAAGGCTTGGAGCTTTCAGCGACATGCTGGACTTAGATTATATACTTTCTCCTGATCAAGAGCGATTTGTTAAAGAGTTGAAACTTTACAGGATCCATTTGTTGGAGATTGATATAAACAAAGCCCCTAACATACATATTCCTGATCGCCCAGCCCTCTAAGGAGGTAATGTGGAACTGGACTTTGGTACGCTCTTAGAGATAATCATGAGCGCTATTGTCCCTGTAGGTGTCTGGATTTTTGGTCAGTGGCACGTAAAGTGGAAAGCCGTCTCTAAAAGATTGGATGATTTGGAGAAGGACCTAGTATTGGTGAAAAGTAATATGGTTACGAAAGATAGATTAGATGCGGTGCTCAACCAGCGTCTCAAAGATATCCAAGATAACCTTGACGAGATAAGGAAAGAGGTCAAAGGTGACGTTAGTGGATTGCGGAACGATATCCAGCAAATTATCCAGATTCTTCTCAGTAACAAAGAGAAATAACCGATGGCAAGGAAGCCTCTGGTTGCATTTTGAAGAGTTTAGTGCTAAAATAATGTCAAGCATTTTAGTCAGGAGAAAACATGGCAATACCTACTTATCCGCTTGAGGTGTGGGCATATCAGGATACGATGCTTGACACCACACAAGAGTTAAATAAAGCTCAGCCAGCAAAAGAGCAACAAGCTACTGGCTGGGATTTTAGCCAAAGAATCGCTGTTGAGCACATGAATTTTGAGCTTAACATGATTGCTAACTGGCTGAAATATATGCATGATGAGGTTGTTCCTGGTTGGGATGACCGATTCTTGAAAATTGCGAATAACCTGGCAGACATACCGGATAAAGCTGCTGCAAGACAGAACCTGGGCTGTCTGACTATTGAAGAAATGGATGACCGTTATGTTCACCTCACAGGAGATACCTTAAAAGGCAACATGACTTTAGGAGTCCCAAGGATTAATTTTAAATCTGCTGATACAGATACTTGTGCGATTTATTGCTCCACAATTGAAGATACCCCCGGATATAAGGGTGGGGATAAAACTTATTTTGATTTCCGTATGGCAGACAACTACGGTACGGCAGATCTTGAAGCATCTTACTACACAGGTACAGAAGGCTTCCGTTACAGATTCCAACCCACAGGTAGTAGCTTGTTCACATTGATGAAACTGTGTGCTATCTCCCCAAATCGTGGTAGATTGTCAGTAATGGGCGACATTATCGCTGCTGATAACTTACGTGCTGGATCTATGAATGGCAACACTGTTGATATCTGGAGTACAGCTTCTGTATCTAGCCAAACATCTTGCAGCAGTTTACGCACCAATGCGTTCAGTTGCGACAGCCACACAACTCGTAGTAATTATCATGTAGTAGGTGGAAGGCATGTTTGCAGGTCTGTAAACGGTGCCACCGCTGACGGTAACGGTAACTTATCATTCGCCCTGCCTCAACCAGCTATCTCCGATGTTCGTTGTGGGGGTATGCTGATAGATGGTACAAGTGATAACCGTGTAAGAGCAGGCTACGTAATGCGTGGTTGGCAGAATGGTAACAAGAAAGAGTGCCGTGGTGCTGGCTATTGGGCAGCTCCACTTCAGAAACTGGTAAATGGTCAATGGATCACAGTACAGACATTGTAAAGAAGGGGTGATGTTTAAGAAAATTAAAACCTTCTTGTGGATGCTGGTCGCAGCACCAGATGATCCCAACAAGGTATCTCAAACTAAGTTGTGGTCAAACATCGGTATGTTAGCTATGACTATCGTTTTCCTGCACATGGGTTATACCAGTACCTTGCCGGAATGGTATGCATGGATCTATGCTCCTTCAGTTGCTTGCCCACAATTGATTAGTAAGTTTATTGCACTTCGTTGGGGATACCAACATCCTGATCATCAAAAAGACGAAGAACCGAAGGCTTAAGGAGATAACGTGGCTCAAGACATGACAAACTTTGAAGAGGCCGTGGATCAGGTCATAATCGACTCTGAACGCCTCCATCTGGTTGTCAATGGTACTGCTGTGGACGAAGTTGTGGTAGAGGATGGGACAACCATCCCTACTGTCCGTAAGGCATTACTTGACAACCTGTATTTTAAAACTCCACCAATCCCGTGGGTATATGGTTCTTCCACTACAGTATTTAACCAGATTTACGAATACAAAGCAGATGGAAAAATCACATGGTGGTATGCTCCAGGAGCATCTAAATCTACACCAGTACGTTTGCCAGCGGATCCTTCTAAATCTACAGCGTGGAGACTGTACACCGATACCAACGTGCTTGCTGAATTTTATGCCAAACTAAGTAGCCCACTTTTCCAAGGGGATCCGCGTGTTCCGACACCGCCAATGGATGATAAATCTTTGTCCATTGCCAACACCACATTTGTTGTTGACTACGTGGACAGCATCTTTGAAGCTATGGCGGGTATGCAGGTCACAATCGGCTCTCTGGTTGTCCGTGGCTTATCAGAATTAACCAATACCATTATTAACGGTACTTTGACTGTACGCGGCCCTCTGAATGCTTCTGACTTTGCTGGGCGTTTCAAAGAGTTGACCTTGACAGGTAAAGATTCCACTATTAACTTCAACTGGACAGACAGGAATCATCCTAACTGGACCTCCACAATGTTGGATCCTTACAACATCGAGACTCACCTGTTGACCTCGGATGTGATCCATAATGGTGCCCCAGTAAGTGATAACAACACTGTTCACTTTGATGGTCGTGGTAACAACTTCTTTGACTATGTTTATATTCGTGGTAATTCCCAAAAAGATGTTCAGGAACCCACTCTGACGGTTGACGGTGTAACCCAGGTCAAAGACTTGAAAGTGACAGGTAAAGTTGAAGGTATTGTTCACTCAGTTGATGGTTTGGACATTTATCCGAACTACCTGGAAACAACCAACGATGCACGTATCAACGGTGATCTACAGGTTGGCGGATCGGTGGTTATTCAGGGCAATGCAATGGTTCAGGATTTGTCTACCAATACATTCAGATCCAACCAGCAGGCCACTTTCGAAGGCAATGGTGTTGTTGCCAATAAAGCTGCGATCACAACTCTAACTGGTACAACTGCCACCATTGATACTGGTAACTTCACCAATTGTAATGTAAATCACAATTTGCAGGTTAATGGTGATGTAAGCCTGAACGCAGCAGGTACTGGTACGACCTATGTTCATAACATAGATGTTTCTGGTACTCTGACAGGTTGGATGCCGGATTATACTGGTAAAACCCTTAACTGTGGGGGTATTAACGCTTCAGCTAACGTCAGTATTAACGGCGACCTCAACGTTGGTGGTAGTACCACAATTGGGAAGATCCACACAACCAAACTGGAATTCGAATCTGAAGATATTGACGGTGCTACGGGAACATGGACCCCATCAGGTAATGCCAACATGTACGTTGTTGAAGTTACTGGCAACCTGAACGTAGCAACATGGCCTGGCGTTACAGCAGCTTCAGAAGAGGATAAACCCTATCCGTTCTCAGTGGTGATTTATTTCCGTCAGGATGCTACAGGGCATCAGGTAACATTCAGTGATAAATATGCAATCCTGTCTGCAACTCCTGTAGTTAACAACAAGGCGAATAGCGTAACTCTTTGTCAGCTGACCTACCCCGGCTTCGGTGACATTGTGGACGTTATCATCGCACAACGTTAATTAATTAGCCTCTCCTGTGGGAGAGGCTTTACTGTTTGGAGAACACAATGCTTCCAATTCCTCTGTTAAAACTTGCTAATTTCCATCTGGACTCGAAGGATGGGATCAAGGAACTTGCTGTTCTGTCCTACCCAATAGATAAAAGTGATGGTACTAGCAGCACAGTATCTTATGTAAACAGTCTTGCAATTCTTTATGCGGACGGTTTGCTTGTTCTGACAGGCGCTAACATGTACGGCGAATGCGGAACAGGTGATCGTAATGAATGCGTTTACCCGAATGAATCGATCCGTAGTATCAAGCATGTCTGGAGAGCTGATCGTGCATTCGTGGTTGAAACTTTTGATAACGAGATTAAATATATTGGCTGCACAGCAGGCCTTATAGGCTCCACAGCGGCTGGTGGTAACGATGTTTGTGTAACCCAGTGGACTGCATTACCTTCACAAATTACTACCACTCTGGGCCTCGATAAGCACCCAGAACGTTTGCTTGAAGTCTGCGGTGGGATGAACAACACCTGCTGGGTAATTGGTGCACCTGAAGGTGAAGGTATCTGGGATATCTATGGTTCAGGTAACAACACTTACGGTTCTCTGCATGTGGATAAAAACCAACATGCCAATCCTGTTAAAATCGCTGAAACTTCTCAGGATCCTGTAACAGGTCAGTGGAAAAACCCCGCAGTGAACCTGGAAGTTCATGATAACTCTGTGATCTATGGTGGCCCAGATGGCTATTGGGTTGCTGGTTATGATTTCCTGCGTAATAATAATGAGCTTAAATTAGTCTACCCACCAGAACACGGAACATGGGTAGATTTGACGGGTAATAGTGAAACCTACAAATGGTTTATGTGTGGTCCGAATGGGGCTGTAGTTGCTACAGAGCGTATTCACACAAATGGTTTACCTGTGTACGTATTTCGTGGGCAGGATTCCTGGGGTGATAAAACCTGGCGTGAACTGAACATTACCTATAGTCGCGAAGTGATTATTGCAAGGGGTAATGCTACTAACGGCATCTTCTTCAATAACGGTTCAAAACAGTACGGAGGTTTCTCTCGTAACCTGTGTAATGATATTGGCTGGTCGTCTACTGATGCCCCGCGTGCGAAGTTCCAGCACAAACAAGCAATTGCTACAGCTGCATACGTTGAGCAACGTACACCTGTCAGTTGGGCAGAGAACGTCTACTACCAAGGTATACACCGTGAAGGTTACATGGGCACACTGACTGTGGTAAACGGTAAACTTTGGTGGTCTGGTGTTCCTCGTGGTAGCTTCTCAGGTTGCAATAATTTGTTTGGTGGTAAACTTAGTTCTCAAGGTTTTACACAGGTAGACCCGAACTGGATTAAGAACGTTCCGGTATCTGATTTCGAGGTTGAAGAAGTTGTAAAAGTCAACGGCTGGGGTTCTGAACGTCCTGTTAGCAACATCTATGTTGGGGATACTGTTCAGCTAAAAGTTAAAGCTCTGCCGAAAGGTGCAACGTGGTTTATAGACAAAGTTGAGATCACTAACGCTGCACAGCAAGTGGTTTCTGATTCTTTGTACACAGCTGTTACCAACTTTTCAGCGTTTGGTGTACAGGATTGTCTTGTTACCCAACAGAACAGAAACGTCAATCTCCGTGGTCTGTACCATGTAAAAATTACCTATCATGATAAAACGGGTACTCACACACATCTGACCAGAAACATCAACTGGAATACAATAGTCCCCGTGATTCCATCGGATAGTGCGTGGTATACACAAGGTTTGAGCCGTTCCTTGTCTCTGGGAAGCACAACTTATCTGGGTCTGGATAGTAAACAACCTGTAACTGAAAATGCTGACGCTTTTAAAATCAGGTTGCACAGGAAAGATGCAGCTTCTGTGACCTACGATGTGACTCAGGAAATTTACGATCAACGCCGCGAAATGTACAACTTTTTGGTTGCTAATCAAGCATTGTGGGAGTACAACCCGAATGGTGCTGGTGGTAAAATGTATCAGGCCAACGAACAGAATGGGACCTCTCTGAACGTCTACGAACATGTCAACAACCCGTGGCCTACGCCTGAAAAACCTGCTGGAGGTGCACGCACTCTGAAAGTTGTTAGCTATGATGCTGGTTTCTTTGGTTTACGTTGGGAATCAACGGTTGAATACTATGACGGTACTCACCAGAATATCGGGTTAACTTTAGGTGGGGATTCTGCTAGTACTTCACGTAAGATTGTACGTACGCCACGGGGTGTGAATATTACTGTTGATCTTGTTAAGAACAGCTACGGAGATATTCAGGCGCAAGTAACACCTGCTGAAGCTACAACCAACGTCACTTTCAGTTTTGCAGCGTTTAAAGAAGATCCTCGTGTTGTTGGTGCACATGATGCCGACTGGTATTACACCGTTACCCCAACTGCTGGTACTACCGACTTCATGTTTGGTATGAAACGTGACATGCAGAGTAAACTGGGTGTTACAAACCTGTGCTACGTTTGCATTAAAGATACCCGTGTTAAAGATACGGATCCTGAAGCAAAATGGTTCACCGTCGATCCGAATACCACACGTAGTGACAAATTTGTTAACGAATATATCCTGTGCGCTGGCGGTACTAACCTGAACCTGTTCTGGAGTGAAAACGCTGATAAATACAGTAGTTATGATTACTTACGTGATTATTGCTGTAACCAGTGGTTTAACAATGGTGAAGGGTATGCGCCTCGCCAATGCCAAACCTTACCTGTAATCTTCACAGACAATCAGACATTTTTGCTGAAACAGGCTAATGAAGTCCAGGTTGATAAAAACGGATATGACGGAACCAAATGGTTCTTTAATTGCTATGCTCAGTATTATTGGGGTCCTGGTGAGCTTCTCAGCGATGCCGGTTGTAACCTGATGGATAAAGAGATAGGTTCATGGACTCATATGAATCAGACCTGTAACTTTACGCCGCAGAACGCAACACCTGTTGGTTCTCAGGTTCTGGTCGCTTATATCAGGATTGAAAAAGTTCACGATCCGCGTGGTGATCTAGCTGCTACCGCTATGGCGGTGCCGATGACATCAGGTTTCCAGCAAGTAAAACTGGTTGTTAGCTGCGATCAGATCGGTAAAAATGTACCTACAGGGAATGTTGAAGGTATCGCACCTTACGTTATTGATTGCTACTACAATATTAATAGCTTGGGGTATAAAGAGGCCCAGAAAATCACCAGTACAGATACCTCAAAATGTAGACGCATTCTGTTAGGTGCAGGTTGGTGGCTATATGAGTTTGACTTCAGCACAGTTGCTGATTGGGCAACTGACAGTGGGAACACATTGAGCGGTATTCGTTTCGACTTTGGTCAAAATATGCTACCAGAGGCCATTAATGGTGACTACGGTGATCCTGTTGTCCATGTCAAACAGGTAATGCTGGAGAAAACCGATCAGTCAGAGGTTTATGGTAAGCAACTCCAGTTCATCAAAAACTGGTATGAAGCTGAAACTGCTCGTATTCCTAAAACCAGAGGGGTAGTTCTGGATGCAGGTACAGAGGACATGTTGGTTAATGCTGTGTGGCCTAATCTGGACGGTACTTATCTTGAAAACGCTGCACGTTCTATTAACTGGTTCAACTTCCACAGAGCTATGTGGTCAGTTAATATTTTCCTCTGGAAATTATTCCACGACCAGACACAAGGGTTTGGCACTGGCTTGCGTATGGCTCCGATCTGTTGGACATCTTTAATGCGTTGCTATGACAACCAATGGGAGATCGGTGGTAGAGAATGGCAGAACATGAGGAGAAGGGTTTACACTCAGTTTGCAGTTAAACCTGTAAACTATTATAACTCAGCGGTGTCTCGTATTCTGTTCCAGGAAGGTTCTGAAGCCTACAAGGTAGAAGGTTACAGCGGGTCTATGATTGAATGGGGTACTAAACTTCTTGCTCGTGAAGTTCTTGCAAGAGAGATTTGTCAGGCAATAGGCAGTAACCTTGTTCAGAAACCTGTACCTCGTTGGATGACTCTACCGTGCTGGAATAAAACCGCAGCTAACACGTATTCAAATACGAACACAGATGGGGATTTGTTCTTGTACTTTGAAGACATGTCACAGTACACAAACTGGACACCAGGTAACATCCATTTACAGGTATGGGACAGTGCAGGTTCTCTGGTTTACACCACAACCAATACTGCTAATACCAACTTTTGTGCAATTCCGAAAGCAAGGCTGGAACAATACTTTGGTACAGCACAACCTGATCCAGTCATACTATCTATGATGGTTTATGACCAAACTTCGGGAGCTTTGGGTCCGAGAGTTGCACATACGTACCAGAATATTGAATACACTAAACCGATTCAATATGCGGGTGTAAGAACAGGGTGCACATTGTCTCCAGATAGCAATAAAAAATGGTGGGGTATGCCTAACACCAGCTGGATTGCTGATGAATATATACTGGTTTACCCGAAAAAAGCTATGGATGATGCGATAATCAAGGCAAGATCTTCTAACCTCGCCTTTGCTGAATTTGTAGTAAGAAAAGACCTTGCGTACACTTATCCTACCCCAGGTGATGGTACGATACCTGATGCAGACGCTACTCTGGGTGCATGGTGTGTTCCTGTCGAAATCCACTGGACTGGCGTGGAAGACAAACAGTTTGCTGGTACTGACTTGACAGCTGCGGTGGTGGCGACTAGTGGAACTGGCACTCTAGAGGGTCCCATGGCAGGACCTTACACCAAAGGTGCCCTGGCAATATCCCCGAGGGTAACAGCGAAAACAGGTAGCGTCTCCATCTACGGGTTCAGTAATTCTGACAGCTGGGCTTTGATGGATAGCAGACACACATGGGCAGCTAATTCAAGCGTGACATATGAGTTCTTGCTGAAAGGCTTCTATTCACCAACGAATGCCTATCAGGAACGTGGTACTTATCCTTATACCCAGTCTGGTACGCAGAAAGGTTTCTATGTTACGGACAACTACGTACCTGGTGGTGCAACAAGTTTAGACTTTGAGGTCACTTCAAGTGATCCAACAGTCTTCGCTGTTACCAAACTACCTGATCGTAAATTCACTATCAATGCTTTGAAAAACGGTTCAGCGGTTATCACAATTACAGCTACAGTTTCTTATGGCGAAGGTTCGTACACCTTCAGTAAATCCTATAACTGGAAATGTGGTTCCGGCACTGTTATTACAGGCTTGAGCAATATACCTAACCCGTTTAACGGAATCGGTATCAAAGGTGGTAGCGGTGTTATGCGTAAACCAACTCTGCAACCCGATGGCGCAGTCGCTGCTTCAGAGTCCTGGTCAACAAATAACCCGAATGCTGTTACGATCACAACCGATACAGGTCAGGTTAAATTCGTTGGTGTAGGTACAGCTGTTATCGTGTACTCCTGTACTGACATTAACGGCACAGTCTTTGAGAAGATGACTACAATTGTGGTTAAAGAGATTCACCCTCAATACAGGGCGTGGGTAGGTAACCCGACCAACGGAGCTTATCCGCAACCTTCTGGTACAAGTCTCATGGAGTCGTTTTCGACTCAACCGTGTAGCTACCAGACATTGGTAGTCTATCCGATGAGAGTTTTTGGTGGTATGTATATCCCAGAACTTAAAGGCGTGCCAGCAGGCCAGCTAACGATTTACACAGGCGACCCAGCAAGATTAGCTAACTTCGGTTATTCTTCCCCTACGGTTGCATTGAGTGAATCTGGTTGGTGCGGTTATGAACTTAACTGGGACCACATGGAAAACGGTAAAACTTATATGGAATTTGCTGTGGCTGTGCAGGGAATCTCCCAGAACGCTTGCCGTGCGGGATTTAATATCAGGGAAGCGTAATAACATAATAACAGAGGAAACAACTTGGGGGCCTTAATGGCCCCCTTTTTTTTTGTTTGAGGTGAGAATTACGCGGAAGGATTATTCTTCAGGAGGATGTTTTTTATCTTTTAAGAACAAAACAATCATAATAATTGAGTACGGAGCAAACAAGAATGCCAGCAGTTTCTGCCAGAACTTCTCGTAGCCTTTCATTTCAGCTACTTGTACGCCCGTTACAGCTTGTAGAATCATAAAAATTAACCACAAGATAAGTAGGATAATTTCATATGGAGTCCCAGCCATTTTAGCACCTCACTTTTTACATGCATCAGCAATACCATCAATCCCCACCACAACCAGCATCCAAAAAGCTAACCAGAGTGGTGGCACATCCAGGAAGATGCCTGGGAGGAAACCTTGCAGAGCTAAGTCTGCCATAAAATACAGGTCCATATCATCCTCAATGTGTGATGTTGAAAATATCAGCCTGAAGTGTTGCAGCTTTATCTTTTAACAGCTCCAAACATTCGATCTGTTGTTGGGTATCCAGATAGTCTGCCACAATTGCTGCAATGAGTACGAACATAACACATAGTGCTACAAGTGTGATGACGTAAGGATCATCCGAAAGATAACGTTTACTCATTTCTGCTCTCCTGTCTTGTTTTGATGGGTACATAGTAACACTGTGCCCATTTGTTGTCAAGAACTTTTAGAAATCCCCCTTAGCCAGCTGAGTCAGAGCTACATAGTTTTTAAAAGATTCAGGCTCATTATCTTTCATATTCAGCACATGTTGAACATTTTATCCGAAAGCTGCTTTCTCGCTGCAATAGAGCTGAAGTCTTTCTCTTCAACTATACCGTCAGATACCATCCACGCACCTGCTACGTATGCACCAACGTACATATCATAAAGCTGATCAGATTTCTTGAGGTCGTTAACAGCAACACGCTCTGCATTTTTCACAAACTCATCCACATTATCAAGCGTGAGTTCACCATGATCAAAAGTACTTTCCGTGTCAACAATCTCCATATGGTAGTCTAATAGGTCAAGTGTTCCCTGATGTGCAACAGATGTTAAATCCTCTCCCAGATCCACACCTTGTGCTTTGTAATCTGTTGCGAGAATGACACCACGAGATATTGCTTTGGCAAACAGTGTGCATTTTACATCATCAGCTGTGAAGTAAATGTCCAATTCTTGTGCGTGTGCCTCGACATCTTCTGGTGTAATATAATAACTTGGCTCCACCCCTACTTCGTTACAACCGCACAGGCCCGCAGATAAGCCTACAATCATTGCTGCAACTGCTTTCTTGAAGTTCATGGTAAGTACCTCGTTGTTCTCTTGATGGGATGTACTATACACAAAATTGATGTTGCTGTCAATAGCTTATAATAGAAAATTTTATGTGTGGATAAAACGCTATAGGAAGCTCTTTGGGAGGATTTAGTATAAGGATGGACGGTTGGAAGGGGTTAGTAGGTTTAGCTTGTCAGAGGACCCGTTTGGGTCCTTATTTTTGATTATTAGGGTTTTGGTCTACTTTAACCACTATTGCATGGAGCCATTCACCGGGTTTTGTCAGCTGCATACTGTTTGCTTTGAAGCTGTTCATCTTTTCTGGGATACATTGCATATTATCCCCTACGTTAAGACCAGAGACAGTCTCGCCGTTGCGTGGTAGCATGTGATCAAGGTTCCACCGAATACCTGTTTCTCTCCTGCGGATCCTGCACAGCCGTTTGATCTCTTTCTCTACAAATTTGTCCCACTCTGTCATGATGAACTCCTCAGATACAAGAAAGGCCACTCGAAGGCGGCCTGTAAGTTAATCTGTTTTACCGACTGCACAGACAACTTCTTCGTTGTTAGCGGCAGCACTTATTCATGGTGACATACAGCAGACACCACAGAATATGGTGACACCTACCACTATGGCTAATATGATCAACCATAAATCTAAAGGTTCCATAATCAACCCTTTACTCAGATACTTCAACAAATTTTGCTATACCAACACAAAGCCATTCACCTTTGATGTGGGTAGGAACCACAAGGAAATCTTTATTCTCTCCACGACAAGCTCTGTCGCCTACAACACGTAAACCGTAGCAATTGTCTGTTTTGATTGCCTCGTAGATTTTATCCACGGTAAAAGGTGCTTTTATTTTCTTGTCGCTGCTAGGAACAACACCTGTACAACGAAGGATTACGGTAGTCATAACAGACCTCGCTAGAAAGCTGTGATAACACTCAAAAGTATGATTAAGCCGCCACCGATCACAGTGTACAGAAAAAGTCCACCTGCGGCATCAACCAACTCTTGTACGAAATGATTTTCAAATTGCTTATCACGCAACTGAAAGAACAAATCTATTAACTTTTTCATAGGCTTACATCAGAAACAAGAAGGTGAATAATAACATTTCCAACCCTGTTGCAGCATACACTATGAGCAACATGACGACAGCAAGCATAATGGCATCATCTTTGGTCATAACAGGCATCCTCGTTTTGTGTGACCATCGTGATAAATTGGTGGCCCTGGGTGGAATCGAACCACCATCTGGCGATTATGAGTCGCTTGCTTGAACCTTCCAGCTACAGGGCCGTGGTATTCGGAGCGGGAGTCGAACCCGCATCTACAGCTTAGGAGGCCGTCGTTCTCTCCGTTAAACTATCCGAACATTGTTCTCTTGTCTATGTGGTGTATTATACTTAAATTAACGTCCTTGTCAACAAAAATCTTACCTGTTTTTATCAATGTAAGAAGTCTCTGTCCCCCAGAACGATTGCTTCGATGTATTCATCGTGGTGCTGAACAGAAGCCAGATGCAGATGGATATAAGCATCACCGTAGCCGAAGAAGCGACGATGAGCTTTAGCCCATGCACGTAAACCTTTCCACATCACAAAGTGGTAGAGTTGTCTGATTCTATTTTTCATGTAAGTACTCCTCTGGTTCAGCTTCAGGATCTGGATAGTCCTCTATAATAAGAGGCCAGTTATTCTCTTTAGCTTTACGTTTGTACATTACTTCATCCCTGGCGAACTCCAGTTGGTTCTTAGCCGGGATACCTGCTGGGTTATCATCAATCCAGATATCCGGGAAGATACCCATCGTAGCCATATAAGCTGCTTTCTGTATACCCGAAGTATAGAAGATATCTATACCCAGCTTTTCAGCCCACATTTGAATGTCACAACTGTCCTGTTCAGGGAACCGGAATGTGACAAAGCAGCAATACCATCCAGCCTTCTGTAATGCGCCCACAAAAGAGGCAAAGATAAAAGGCTCTGCATTGAACGTATTATCGAAGTCAAATGCAGCAACTTTCGTGCCATTACGTGTTTCAAACGGCAGAGAAGTGGTTAAGCCGCTATAATCAAAAATGTCCCCACTACCGTCATTATAGCCTGAATCCATAGCTACTCCTTATTTTTCAAAAATTTGTGTGCAAAAGCGTGTGTGTTTTCCGCAGCTTCAATGATACAACTGATCTTGCGATCCAGTTCTTCATTTTCTTTTACCAGCTGTGGAATCTCCTTGGCATGAACTGTGAATTCAGCAAAGTCCATATCCAGGATCTGGTTGATACGGGCATCGTTAGCTTTGGCTTGCATATTCATGCGGTATGCAGCAGACAGACCTTCCTGTACCATCGACAGGCCGTATTCAAGGTAGCGTAACTGTTCTTTAGTCATCGTAGTGGTCCTTCGTTCTGTTGATGGAGTATTTATACCACAATGCACTGGTCCATGTCAAGAAGTATTTCTACTTTCTTTCAGTCAAATTGCAGGATAAGATCGACCAGTTTACTTGGTTCATTGATATACTCACCTTTGCCGTATGGCCCAGGTGGCATTGTGTGAATAGGTTGTTCTTCTACGTACGGTCTGATGAATTCTGCCAGCACCAATTCTACAACCCCTGGCCCATAAGGTGATTCCATCATTCTCCGGTGGAGTTTAGCATCTCTTAGTGCCAGGAGCGGACCGTAACCGTCCATCCTACCATACAACAAATACTCTGCCGAGTGGTGGATGAAAGCCTTCTCGTAACGTCTGCGTTGTTTTAAGGTTTCTATAATTATCTCGGTGTAGGCCCCCTGTAGAGCCGCCTTAGCGTGTTGGATGTTGTTATCCCCCCCCCGACTCCAGTAAGCCCTCCAGGATTCTTACACGACTCATGTGGACCTGATTCTCGCTGACATGGGCGATAATGTTCCCTGTTTGATCGAAGTTTTCCATCAGCCTCCACACGATGTTGACACTACCTCCTTCAGATAATGACTTGGTGTACCAACCTTGCTTGTGGAAGTACCAGTCAGCGTCATCCATCAAGATTTTACTGAAGTCCGCTTTCAATTGTTCTTCACTGTATGGATCATTCATCATTGCCCTCCAACAATTGAAGCAGAAGGTTGATACCTTCGTTTGGGTCATCATCCTCACCGTAGTGTTTGGCAGACATTGCATAGCCTTCACCATCCACATACTGTTTGATGTATTTGAACAGACTCGAACGAAGCATATCCATCCCTATCGTATCCCGGAGTAAGCGATCCAACAGTTTTGGTGCACGTTTTTCCATCACGCAAGGGCCACCGTTATTGCCACAAGCATTACGGTTAGTCAGGAGATCAACTCCGAACTGTAGCAGCTCTTTCTTGTGCTTCTCGCGTTTTCTCCAAACTCTGACGTGCATTTCACCATCAACATCGTGGACCATGTTGCGAAGATCGCTCACATTGGGGTGATCGTTGTTCTTCAAAGCTCTTATCATTACTTTGCACTTAGTAGTGTAAGTTTCTTCCCTGTAGTACCGTGGTACTGGGAAGATATATTTCTCGAATATCATCTTGAAGGCATTGAAGCGAGAACTGGCAAAATAATTATCCCAGTAGTCCTTCCACTCCGATTCAAGAAAAGTATCCAGATCCCTCTGGAGATTGTTAGTAAAAAATTCTACATTGCTCATAGTTCTACCACCGTACCTTCCAGGTCTTCTTCAGTTAGGTCATCCAGGTTAACCACTTTAATAAGGCCACGACGGATGTACAGATCCATCATCTCACGATAGTTTTTGAATGGATCATCATTGTTGCTGACCACAACAACCTTACGGTCTTGACGAGCTTCTTGCCACACCAGACGGCAACGCATCAGGTGACCCAGCGTATCTTTATCCATTTCTGGCTTACGAGTAAACATTATCAATCCTCAGTAAAATATTCTTTAAGTTTTTCTGTTAAAAGGCCTTGTAATTCTTGCTCGTCGAGCTTATCGTCAAAGTCAGCAGCAGCCGCCTCAACACACATATGATAGATCGCAATTTCAAGGTCATCAAGTCCTAACATCAACTCGACCATCATATTTTCATCATCTGTTGGGTGAGCTGGATCAGAGATCATGTCCATCGGCACGATGACTTTCCAGTCTTCTTTAGTCCCCACAGGCCCCTGAATCTTACGGCTAATCTCTATCAGGTGTTTAGTGTAAAAGGCTTCGTATTGAACAATCTCATAGTTATTGCGGTAGTAAACGTAGTCGAGGTAAGTACCCAGCCGAAGCTGGCATACTTCAACCCCAAACCACTCCTTCTTCCATTGTTTTTCGCCTGAAGACTGGCATTGGCGTTTAGTCAGCATGGCTGGGTTCTCCTGTTAACGATGGGCATATCCGCAGAGGACGATGGTTGCATTAAGTTCTGTTGCATTTAAGTCCTCGTCCAGGATTTGTAAAGAGAAATCTTCCAGATCTACAGTGTAGATGCCACCATCATAAGAGTTGTCTTCCATGATCAGTACAGTACGTACTTCACCTGCCACTATGATTTCTACAATCGTGCCCGGTTTAAAAGATCTGAGAGGCATATTTACGTTTTCAGGCTCTTTTAAGCATACAGATGTTGACATAGTTGTGTCTCCTATTTAATGTTTTCAATCAGATCAATAGTCCTGCCAAAAGATGGCGTATACTCTTTGTTACCACCTTCTGTCCTAATCCAGAGTGTATTATACTTATCCCAATTGTTCTTGTCAACCTCTTTTTCGAACCCAGATTCAAGATATAAATCAGTAAAGATAATCACATCCTGAACATCAGACAGATGTTTATCCAGGTATTCAAACACACAGCTTGCGCGAGTACCAAACGTAGACTTGATGTTGTAGTCCGGCATCTGTGCAATATTCTGGTGAGTGTATACCTGAACATCCCCAACCTCTGTTGACCAACAGAACATAGTAACTTTGAACTCTTTATACAGACTGCATAGCCCACCGATTTCTGAAGTGATACGTTTCAGAGTTCGTGGAGAGATAGAGCCTGATACGTCGAATGCCACCACGATATCAATCGTTTTCTCCTGGTTGCGGCCAGGAAGAACAACAGACTGGTGGTTGTTGATAGCCCCTCTGCTGCGTAATGTGTGAGTTAAAGCACCAGAGCGACGTGCCGGACAACGATAAGTCATATCAGTTTTCCGGTGTGACAACATACGCTGACGAATCACATCAAGATAATTGATGATAGGCTTATTGCGATTCTTGATCCACTCACGCACCTGTGCCGGACCTTCACCACCTGCCGCCTGCATAGCAGCTTCCATCATGTCCCCAGAGTCCTGCATTGCTGCATCTTTCTCTGCCTGAGTCATTGACGGTTGGTTGCCTTTTTCGTAGCCCATAGCTTCACTGAGGTTGTCAGACTGGCCTTGTCCATCCCCCATGTGAGTATCTGTAGCCCGTTGACCGCCACTAGCACTCTGGCCTTTACCTTGTTGCTGTTGCTGTTGTCTTTCTAGGTCTGCATAGACTTTTTCAGTTATCCACCCATGATATTTCTTATCACAGTAGCAATACTCAAGAAATGCAAATGGCTGGCCTTTTTTCAACTGTGTGCGAATCCCATGTGGGAACATTGCACATGGCGGTTCGGCTAAATCTACCAGCAGTCCAGTATTAATAACGTGGTCAGCAGCCTGATTAAACAGGTTGTGATCAGAAAAGGCTTTACCACGGCTGAGGTGATCAGCAATGATGTGGCCTATCTCATGGCACAGGAGAAAAGCAACCTCTTTAAGCGTTTTAGGTGCATAGAAAGCATCCAGCTGTTCTTTCATCTTATCATCGCACTTGGGCAGAATGATAGCACGGCGTTCCTGACAAACACCCATGATGAACTCTGGATTGTAGTAAATCCGCTTATGGTCTGTGGCGATAGTATCACACCATGTGTGGTTCTCAACAAATTGTAAGCCCGACAGGAGCACGCCGTAGAAGCTCAATCTCTCCATGAGCCACATACGAGCACCCTGGAGCATACGTAGAGCTTCTGGTTTCTGTGCTAAAATCAGTTCTGAACTTCTTGCGTCCACTATGATCCTCCAAAGGGGGCCAAAGCCCCCTTGTTGTTATTTTCTGTTAGCTTACACCTTTTTGAAGAGGTTTGCAAGCTCTGCCATCGTCATATTAGTCGTTTTCATGAGGTCAGTCATCGCTTTTTCCATCACAGGCGTAACTACCATGAAGTTACCTTTGACAAAACCTTTATCACGATCAGCGACCAGGATTGGCTTACGGCCTTCACCTAGACGTTCACCAGTCAGTGCACAACATTTTCTCTGGTACACAGACTTGAACTGGCTGAATGTTAAATCTACTTTCATACCAATATCATAGAAAACTTGGCAGTAGAAAGCATAAGCCTGAGCAATAGCCACGTCTGGTGGCAATGCTTGAGGTAGTTGTTTAGGCTCCTCAGGAGCGTCTACAACGTCCTCAACGGCTTCGGCTTGTACTTCTTCAACTTCAGCCGTTTCTTCAACCACAGGCTCACTCACAATGTCTTTGATGTGTTTTTCAGCACGTTTTTCCATGAACTCACGTAATTCCTGTGCAGGTGTCATAGGTTCTTCCTCCTTAGCTTCAATTTGCTGCACGAGTTCTTCACCACCCAACAGGCCGAGTTCAGCTTTATCTTCTTCAGAGCCATACTGGCGCATGAAATTTTCGAAAGAATACTCTTCTTTCAAGGCCTCCATGCTCTCTTCTGACAGGTGCAGCATCATCTGCTGAACAATTTTACGGTCAATGCGATCTTTAATCAGAATCGCATTCTTTTTATCGACTGTTATGTCCTTGATTTCATTACATCTTGTGCCTACCACACAACAATTATGCAGTGCATACGCCCCGTCATCGTCGATACGCTCTAACGATGGATAGAACGGGTTGCCTAAACCGTTCTCGTCAGTGTGCATATCAAAAGGAAGAAGAGTGTAGTCACATACACCGTCCCCTAGTAATTTCTTACCAAAGAACAGCCACTCTTCCCACGTCAACGTAAACATGATGCCCCTTTTCTTAGCATTGCCCTGTTTACGTTTATATTTTTTATTCAGCTTCTCCAACTCCCATGGTTGATAGCAGCCCTCCAGGTATTGAACGTTTGTTTTAGCCATAGCAAATGTCCTTGCTTGTGTGTATTTAAGGTAAACATTAGCATGAAAATTTATTCTTGTCAACTGAAAAAATGTTGTTGACTTTTGGTTCATCTTGATCTATTCTTCGCCAATAACAGAACGAGAGAGGAACCTTTTCATGTTTGAGCATCATATTACACCATTTGACCCTATGAGTCAAGCGCCAACAGATGTGGGAACAATACTTTCTTCTTTGTATGAGAGTATCCTATATCGTCGCAGATTGTTTACAGCTTGCCACCCGTTCTACAACTTCATAGCTAACACTATCAACACCACAATCAATAGCGCAGGCTTTGATGACTTCCATTGGGTCTTTACTAAAGAAGATAAACCAGACCATACTTTTGTGGGCAGCTTCAGTATGGAGATCAATAAGGCCGTGTCGTGGCAACGTGCCGGGTGTATCATGTTCCGTTTCCAACAAGGTTTTGCTTCTGTAGCGGAGCATCCTTCTTTTATGAACGGCATTGAAGGTGGAGAGAAAAGTTTCTTCAAAACGCTTGCAAAAGCATTTGACATGCAGCCTTTTATGGTGTATGTTTATTATAGCCTGAACGGTAGGGGTGCATGTTACTCTTCAGATATCTCTATTGATCTGCTTGACTTGCCATACGTTTTCTGCTACGATGGGAAAATAACTAGCAGGATGACTGGTAACCAGAATGTAACAGACTTCGCTCCGTTACAGATTAAGGCGTGGGAATACACAGCTCTGGGTGGAGAACCTGTTATGCTGATTAACAAATATCACACAACAGGGGAATTCCTGATGTTCCAGTACCGGAAACGGGATAGCCGGATGGAGTATGCCCGTGTCAGCTCTGACACTCTGGAGTCATTTAAAGGGGATGATGGTGAGTTCTCACCTGAATCTCTTGAAGTCATGGAAGCGATGGGAATAAAAGATCAATTATGGGTTGACAACCTGCTGGGGAATGAGTTAGAATTACTACGTCCGATGTTGAAGTGGGACGAAGAAACTAAAGCTAAATATGAAGGAGACTTCTAATGAAAAAACACCAGATTTTCCACGTAGGTGAAGACGCACAGGCAGATGCTGTATGGTTTGCAATGCACCACACAACGGATGACGAACTGGCTATGGGTCATGCATTCGTTAACCCTGGTGATAAACTGCCGTACCCTGGTGACTACGTTGTGGCAGCAATGGACGGTTACACTTTGTGCTTGCGGGTAACTAAAATCTTCCTGGATCCATGCCACAATCATCGTCTGGTTCTGGCATTTGAAGAAGCTCCTGCATATGCTCTGGGGGTGGGAGAATGAAAGTAGTCGTCCTGCGTAACCTGGAACCTGTAGTTCTGGATGAAATAATTCTTATGACAGCTTGGGAGTGTCTGGCTGTGTGTATCCCAGAGAAGGATTTAGCTTTCCTGATGGGGTGTTTACCTGAAGATCTGGATAAGAAGATTGCTCATCTACAGAAAAAAGGTGTAGACGATTTATTAAGATTCGGTTATGGTCAATCTATCGCTGAGGTAGAAGATTTTCTCAACCCGACTGAATGTGTAGCAGAATTTGAAGTGGAGATCGAAGAATGAAACAAATCGTAAACGTTTATCTGAACGCAGAAGCTGTTAAGGTTGAAGGTGAACTTTTTGAAGCTGGTGACCTGATGATTATCCACTTCGTGAAAGAAGATAAGGGATACATCTCACTGAACCTGTTAGAGTATATCCCTGAAGGGATGATGCCTACTGTGTGTCAGATTTTGTATGCAGGTGGTGATTCTAAACCTCTGGCAGAGCTGGATATTGGGCCTAAAGATCTGGTCATCTCTACAACGGTAGATGTGGGGGAATGATTATGGCACGATGGAACAAGACATTAGATTTATCTGACTGGTGGGAAGGACTCCCGCTTGATGATGGCACAATTCAGGGGTGGACTGGCAACAATGTCCACAAATTCGCCAAACGGATAGCCCGAAAGATAGCTGAACTCTACCCACGGCAACTGAACATAGATTGCCCAGAGTACGACTGGAACCTCGACGATGTAGTTGATCACTTCCTGGCAATTCTCCCACCGGAAGAGTTCAATAAGCAGGTTCACGCCTACATCAATGAAGAACTTGATTTTCTGGTCACACCGATGGAAGATTTCGACTATGCCATGTCTGAGCTTTACGACTGGGCAGACAGACACGGGTTATGGGTGAAAACAGTTTTCTGACAAGGAGGTTGATCTATGTCAAACCAGTGCAGAGAATTAGACTTTGACAGGGATTACGAAAAGTATTATCATAGCGGCATGAGGGGTGGATCACGCAGGTGCACCCCTGCATACTTCTACGCTAATCGGGCAATTGACCCACAAGAAGTTGTAGCTGGCAGAATGGCTTATAATTTCGACATAGCGTATGGCATCCCTGTCTTCGATGTAATGACAGAACTTGAAAACTTTGAACATACTTACGAAGCAAGAGAGGAGCTTTACTAATGTCAAGAAACATTTTCGAGAGTGGGCAGATTACAGTGCGCGAGTTGCCTGCTATGATCGGATTTGCCAAGCGGCACGGTAAGTCCCTGTTTATACTTGGTTCTCCTGGTGTTGGTAAGAGCCAGGTCATCAAGCAAACTGCCGATAAACTGTTTGGAGAACGGGAAGATAACCTGATCGATATCCGTTTGTCGGATAAAGACCCAACAGACCTGTCTGGCCTACCTGTTCCGGTGACAGAGGAAGATGGCACGACTCGCACTGTGTTTGCCACACCTAGCTTCTGGCCTACTGATCCAGATTGGGAAGGCATTATCTTGCTGGACGAAATGAACCACGCAGATAACTTTCTCCAGAAAGTTGCCATGCAGATCATGTTGGACCACAAATGTGGTTGCTACAAGTTCCCGAAAGGTGCGGTATTTGTAGGTGCAGGTAACCGCTCTGGTGATGGTGCAGTGTTGTCTGTATTGGAAGCACCTCTGGCAAACCGTTTAACGATTGTAGAAGTCATTCCAGATGCCAATGTTTTCCTGGAAGATTATGCATTCTCGCACGGTGTGCACTCTTCTGTGATCGGCTACCTGAAACGCCAGCCGTCGTCAATCGAGAACTATGAAGCAATGGCAGACTGCAACTGTCCTGCATTCGCCACACCTCGTTCATGGGTAACTGCTTCAGATATTGTGTGGGACCTTGATCGCCATTTGGTTTCAGAAGCCGAAGCCCGTGTTCTGTTACAGGGGACGATTGGTCACACGATGATGCTGGAGATCATGACTTACCACACGAAGAAACGCAATCTGCCGGAGATTGGGGATATCTTTGCTGGGGCTGTCAAAGAGTTCAAAGGTCAGAAATCTCCAGACCTCATCTGGATTCTGGGTTCAGAAGGTTGTATTGGTTTACGCAACATGATGGCTAACATTGAAGTTGATGATGACGAAGTGGTTAGCAGTGCTGCAAACTTCCTGGACTACTTATGGAATAACTTCCAGAATGACAACAGAGATTTTGTATTCTCTGTATTCAAAGCGATGATTAGCCCGAATGCACTTGGCAATGCCATTCTGGTGAACAAAGAACATGGTCGTGAGAAAATCATGGCTAAACTGATTAAAGCGTACCCTAACCTGATGGCTATCGTCAAACAGTTTGGGGAAGAGTTCCGTGACTTGTTAGCTAAGGCTTAAGGAGTGCACAATGGCTGCATTAGGTAAGAAACGCCGTGGTAATTTCCTGGTGGTCTTGACAGATCACCCAGAGGAAGAGTATCATTGCAGATCAACACGGGTTATCACGGTTCAGGATCGTGAAGGTGATGAAATCTGGGATGAGTTGATGTTGACTTGCTCTGATAGTGAGTATTTCTTCATCTACGTTAAGGATAAAGCAGGTTTCTTTGAAAACGACGATCTGTTACGTTATGACATTGCAGAGATGGTAAGAGCTTGCCACAAAGATAGTGCTGAACTCTTCGGTCTGCAACTTTGGGATAAGACATTCTTCTACCAGGATGAATGTGTGGAGATTTACAGGGAAGTGGAAGATGAATTACTCCACGATAACTGATACTAATCCACAACACTTTGCCCCTCTTGTAGAGGGGCTAACTGCTATGGAGCTGACCAATGATTATTAAAAGTGACCATAAAGAAGCAACCATTCTCGGTAAGAGTGAAGTTACCACAGGAACAATTGCGCTGAATGCTGAGACGTTTGGCCTGATTATCAAAGGTATTTACAAAGATCCTTTACTTGCTTCCTGCCGTGAGCCTATCTTCAATGCTGTGGATGCTCATGTTGAAGCAGGTCGTAAAGATGTGCCTATTAAGATCCATACACCGACCGATCTTGAGCCTTACTTCTCTGTGCAGGATGAAGGCCTTGGTATGTCTGAAGAGACTGTACGCACAATTTTTATGACACTGGGTGATTCTACTAAGCGCCAAAGCAATGAACTGGTGGGTGCCAAAGGCATTGGCTCAAAAGCACCTCTAAGCAAGGTAGAAGCCTTTAACGTTATAAGCGTCTATAACGGCACAAGAAGCGAATATCTTGTCTTTATGGACAAAGGTATACCGAAAGTCACTAAGACGCGTAGCGAGCCTTCTACGCAGCATAACGGCATCACAATCATGTTCCCTGTGAGCAAGAGAGATGTGTCTGCGTACCGCCATGCAATAGCTTCATGCCTGAACTATGCCAAGTTCCCGTTTGAGGTGTCGGATCCGATCACCACACGGATGCTGGAGCAGTTTAGAAGCAATATTGACTACACATATAAAAAAGATGGGTGGACTCTATATATCTACCACGGCAATACTTGCTCTGCGGAAAGTCGTGTTGTGATGGGGCACCAGCCTTATCGTTCAGAGTATCTTGAATCTCTGGAAACTTATCCGCGTTTGGTGGTAGAGATTCCGATTGGTGATTGTGATATCAACCCTGGCCGTGAATGGACGATTGAAGGCGATGATGATGGAGGTTTCCTTGAACAACTGAAAGCCTTTGTAGATGAAGGTATCAGCAAACGTGGCGAAGAGATTGAAGTTCTGCTGAATAAGGCCACTTCTGGGGTTGAAGCTCGTCGTATTATTAAAGAGTCTGGTGGCTTCTTCTCACGTCTGGTAGGCTGGAAGTTCATGACTGCTAAATGGAAAGTCATTATGAAGGATCGCACTGTCCCTGTCATCAACGAATTGCCTGTGTTTGTAGGTGGTACTCGTATTGGTGCTAACTCCCTGAAACGGGATATGTACGGACCTTCAGAGTTTTCAGCAGGTCGGAAGCTGGTCCTGAATGACGCAAATGGTAAGTTCAACCGTATTAAATGCAACTATCTGGCTAATGAGACTGGTCGCAACGTCTACTATGTAGAAGACCCGTACCTGTCAACAGAGCTGTCTGAATATGTGGACGATCCGTTCTACAGTGACGTGTTGTTCTTGTTGTCTGAGCTACCTAAGCCACCAAAAGACCAGTGCAGGGCGAGCAGTGCATATCAACCAGGCTATTATGTCAAAAAGTTGGATGAACATGGTTGGTTCTGCCGTGAACGCATTAGTAAACAGGATTTTAAAGATATCAAATATTGCATCCCGTACGATGGGGATATACAACGAGGCCGTAGTTGGTTGGGTGAGAACAATAATATCTTCCAACAGGATCCGGTAGTCTTCCGTGAAGCCTTTGGTATCCCACAGGATGAAGATGTTTACATGGTTGCCGAAAGTCGCTTGACATGGGTGGCAGAAGATTGTATGATTATTACGAAGGTTGATGCAAAACCTGTTCTGGAACAGGATGCCTGGAACTGGCTCTTGATGAAAGCTGCAAATACAACAGGTTACACAAAATATAAGATGCAACTGGGAAAACTGGGTGTGAAAATGTGCATCGATCCCAAAATAAAGGAAAACCAGTACAAGGTACGTATGTGGATGGGGCGTTGTTCGTGGGAGTACGGAGATCTGGCTGCTAGAGCAGATCATCTTGTGAACCTTCATGTGAAATGTGCTCGCCGCTACATGGATGGTGTATATCAACGCTACCCGTTATTGAAACGTATCCAAGGGGATTATTGGGATAAACCTGAAGTTATTGAATACATCGAATTAATGAAAGCTAAGAAGGAGACTGAATAATGTCAGAGTGTTCAACTGTATCTGTGTACGTGCGTACTTACAAAACCCGTAACGATGCTCGTGCAGCTAAAGCGAAATATGAAAGCCGTGGTTTTCCTGTGGGTAAACCGTACCTTCTTGATGGCGAATGGTGGATAGACGTACACACCCCAGTAGGCTGTGATATTGATAATGAGTTACTGGAAGTGGAATACCATTATGCAGAGTTCGCTTCTCGCGGTGAGGCTCGTAAGTTCAAAGAGAACTGTATGGAAGGTTCCACACTCATCGACCGTGGTCCTTATGCGACTGTCCCTCGTTGGGTGGTCAAATACCCTGGTGATGTAGTGGGGGTGTTGCACTGGGAAAATGCAAGTCCTAAAAACCTTGTTTACACTCCAGCAGAAGGTGTGGTGACTTACGATGTTGATACCTTGGTGCCAAACGATGATCCTATGGTGGTTATCTTTGGTAGTATGATCCAGATTATCACTCGTGAAGACACTTATACTATCGAATCCGATGACAACGAAGCACTCTACAAAGAAGTGTTTGCAAGAGTTGGTGCTAACGACTTCGATGGTGCTATTCAACTCATTAAGGACGCTGAGAAAGAGAGTAGTGAAGGTTATGAAGTGCTGGATGAAGAGAATCATCTTGTAATGTTTGACGGTGAACTCTTCTATTACGGTGTACATCTGACTTCCACTATCGCCAAACGTATTGAAAAAGATGCAGCAGAAGGTGCTCTGGATGACCGTTACATCAAGTTCCTGGTTCGTCTGCTCCGTAACCCGTCTGCTAAGTCTGTAGAAATGCTCTACGATTTTATGCAGGCAAACGATATTGACATTCTGCCAGATGGTCGTATAAAATGTTTCCGTGGTGTCACTCAGCTACCTGACGGCAGTTGCGTAGACTACCACTCTGGTAAAGTCCCACAATACGAAGGTTGCTTTATCTCAATGCCTCGTAACTTTGTAGAGGATAACCCAGAGGTAGCTTGCTCTCACGGTCTGCATTGTGCAAGTGCTGAATATGCCAAAGGTTACGGTGTGTTAACTGAAGTGGCTGTTGACCCAGCAGATGTGGTTAGCGTACCGTATGACTACGACTTTGCTAAATGTCGTTGCTGCCGATTCGAAATACTTATGGCTCCTGCTAAACGCACAGAAGGTATCCCGAATGAGTATGTCGTTGATCGCGATGGCAACGTAATAGAAGAGATCTTCTTCTAAGGAGGAAGAGTGGGAGAACATACTTATGAGATCGGCACGGATGCCGCCCTCGCTGCTGTGTTATGCGGTGAAAACGTCTACATATCAGGGCCTGGCGGCACTGGGAAGACCCATCTTTTACAAGATATACAGTCTTTACTTGGTGAATCTTGTATGGTTGTTGCCCCAACAGGGGTAGCTGCGCTTAACGCTGGTGGTGTTACCGCACACAGAGCTTTTGACCTGTCAGCAGGTGTGACTGTCCCAGAAGACTTCACAGAGATTCGTTCTAAAACAGCTAAACCTCTCAAGAGTAAAGCACTACGAACTTTAGTCATTGACGAAGTGTCTATGGTTCGTGCGGATAAGTTTGTGGAGATGGATAAGAAACTCCAACACCTTCGTAAATCCAGTGAACCTTTCGGAGGTTTGCAGGTGATTATGTTTGGGGATTTCTACCAGGCACAACCTGTCATCTCTACGCAAGAAAGGGAGGACTACTACAAATATTGGGATACTGACCTTTGTTTCTATACCCAATCGTGGAAAGATCTTAATCTAAAATGTGTTGCCCTTGTAGAGCAATTCAGGCAAGAGTCAATCCGGTTTGCCACAATGCTGAACTGCGTTCGTGAAGGTCGGAGAACAGGCGATGTGGTTAAAGAATTAAATTCTCGTTGCTACCACGGTGGGCAGGCCTCCGATGCTATCATCCTTTGCTCAACCAACAAAAGAGTGGAGGAGATAAACAGAGAGTTCTATGACCGTATCAATGGTAAGGAGAGAATGTATAAAGGGACGCTGAAAGGTAAATTCCCTCCCAATCAGCTACCTGTGGAAGATTTGATGTGCCTTAAAGTAGGCATGAAAGTCATGATTGTTGCCAACGACCTTAATCCTAACCACAAAGTTCCTTGTTATGTTAACGGTTCTCGTGGCACAATATTAAAATTCTATGATGATAAGGTTGACATTGAGCTGGATGATGGTACACTTGTGACTGTACCTAAAAAGTTATGGGAAAGCTACGAATACAAACCGTCCCTGAAAATGGATTGGAAGACTCGTAAACAGAAAAGAGTGATTGAGAGAATAACCACAGGGTCATTTGAACAGTTGCCTTTGAAGTCTGGATACGCGTACACAATTCACAAAAGCCAGGGTCTTACGCTAGATGCCTACAACCTAGATCTAGGTAAGAGAGGTGCATTTGCAGCGGGAATGACTTATGTTGCTCTTAGCCGTGCTAAGAAAATCCAAAGCATTACCCTCTTGCGTCCTGTTAGAGAAAGTGATATTATCGTAGACCCAAGGGTGATACAGTTTTACGCTGATACATTCCCCGGGTTGGATGAAAAAGTAAGAAACGACCTTGAAGCTAAAGTTAAAAAGGGGGCCGAGAATGAGTCTACTGGAGAATGTGGTTAATTATGTCGCTGATATTGATACATCTGAACCACAAGATGTAACAGTGCACGATTTCACACAACGCCATAAAAATCATGATCTTCTGCTGGTGGCAGACAGTGAGGATTATGATGTTTACCATGCTTTTGTATTCTCTGATACTGTTTTCGAAGTAGGTCAATTCCTGACTGTTGACTTCGGAGAGGATACAGGTGTGGAAGATATTGTAACTTTTATTATTGAAGATCTTGACTGCGTTGACGCAGAAGGTACTGCGTTTGAACTGATCCTCCGTATTGTTGAGGAACTTGACATCTAGGTCAGATTCTGATAAAGTTAGAAGCATGAAGGGGAGTGGAATGCTCCCCCTAACTAAGGAGACAGTTATGGCTAACAAACTACACAGTTTCTATCTGGACTTCACATATGAAGAGTATGTATGCGAATGTCTGTGCAGAGTCCAGTTACCGGATTATAATGAACGGGCATCAGACGTAGACTATTATGGATTCCGTGAAATCGTAGAAATTGAAGTCTACAAAGATGGTAACAAATTACCATTCTTCGTTTTGCCTAAAGGCGTACGTAATAAAATCAACTTTGCAGCACACAAAGCCTTGAAAGAACACTTACACTCTGCGGATGTGCTTTCTTCGTTCGCTGATGAAACAGGGGGCTTCTGATGGCTGATGTGAAGATTATCGGTGTTCCGTGCATTGATAGTTGTCTGAATTCTATGGAAGGCGAGTTAAGTAAATACGTTGACGAAGGTTATGTTATCACAGGCCAATGCATAACACCTCAGGGCAATATTATTTATACATTGGTTAAAAACACAGAAGAAAATAAAATTGTTCCTGTGCCAGCGCCTACGCTTGAAGAGTTTGATATCGACTTTGCTCTGGAAACGCTGGAAGCTGACTGGATCAAGAATCAAATTAAGGTAGCTAAAGTATGATTTACGAAAGTGACTATATCTGGAAGATTGGCCCTGCTTCACAAGATTTGATTGAAGTACCACAGGAAACGCTACAAAAAGCTGCTCTCAAGTTCCGTGATCTGGCAGTAATTGGTAACAGGATCTTGAAGTACCTCAAAAACAAGCGTTATGTTGAAGAGAAGTTCTTCGGGTTGATCAAAAAAGAAACGACAGTATGGGAGCATTACCTGAAAGAGTCTCAGAGCTTCTATGTTGGGCTAGGTGTAGCCCAGATGGTGATGCATGACGGTTACATCAACCCGACTGAAATGCGCTGCCTACGCTACGCTATAAGTGATTACCCTGGGTTCCTGACGTATCATTTAACTGGCACAGCCTCTGAAAAAATTTATCTGACAGAGGAACATTTCGAACAACTGAATAAAATTTTAAACATAGACTTGACATTAGTCTCAACAGAGTATACAATTGGGATTCGCGTCGAGTAATATAACAGCCCTGCCCGGAAGGGCGGGGTTTTTGTGTTTGGAGGGTTAAACAATATGAAGCAAGGCGTAGTATGGGCTTTATTCAATGGCTCCGACATTGCTGTCAAACCCTGGGCTGATGCGGGGTATTTGTGCTTCTGCTTCAATGCGGAAGGGGCAGATCACGGGAGCTATGCAGAGGTGGTAGAGGAACACCCCAACATTCAGTATATAGACTACTGGATTGACCCGTGGTTTCCACAAGAAACCTTGGGGATGTATCCTGCACCAGATTTCATCCTGTCGTTTCCACCATGTACCCACTTAGCGGTATCTGGAGCAGCACATTTCAAGAAAAAATTACAAAAAGACCCGTTGATTCAGGTCAATGCTGTAAAAGATGCACGTATTGCAGAAACATTGGGCAACATGTATAATTGTCCGTGGCATGTGGAGAATCCTGTTGGGGTTATGTCCAACATGTGGCGTAAACCAGACTACAAGTTCCATCCGTCAGAATATGGTGGCTATCTGTCAGAAGACGACCAGAATCCGTGGTTTCCAGAGTATATCTCGCCAAGGGATGCTTATCCTAAGCTAACATGTGGCTGGTGTGGTAACGGTTTTGTTATCCCCGACAAGCGCCCTGTGCCACAGTTATGTGATTTAAACGGGTATTCTTTCCAGCATACTAAGTTGGGAGGCAAATCCCCACGTACTAAAATGATCAGAAGCCTGACGCCTCGTGGTTGGGCATTAGCCGTGTTTGAAGCCAACGAACCCGTTGTAAGGAGCAAACTCAATGGGTAATTTCTTTAGTTCAGCTTATGCCAAGTTTGGTCAACCTAACCCGCAAGCAACCAAATGGAGAAGTGGAGGGAGTGTGAGAAAAGATTACAGAGATGAAAAAGAGCAAGAGACAGTAGAAAGCGTTCAGGCTTCTACAAAGATACTGAAAGTCCCACAGCAAAATATAGGCTTAGATGCTGCTAAATACTTTAGGATCCGCTCCGCAGTATCAGAAGAGAACGGGGTGGATATTGTTGCTACATACTTTCCGTATTACGACAAGTATGGCAATCTGACGGGTTACAAGAAACGTGACTGGACTATCCCAAAAGAACAGAAAGGCCACTTTAGCGTAGTTTCCGTCGTTAAGGCCAACAGCCAGTTCTTCGGTCAAAAGATGGTTGGGGAAGGCTCAGACCATCGTAAGATCATTGTCTGCGAAGGGGAAGGCGATGTTATTGCTGCGTGGCAGACGGAATGGATGATGGTTAAAAAAATAGCTACAGACCCATCATCAAATAAAAAAGCTAAAGCGTGGGCGCAAAGTGTTCTTGATGGTATTAAGTCTGTGCAGGACGGCGGTTCGGCTAAAGGTTTTCCCACAATCAATGTGGTAGGGCTTAACTGTGGTTGCGCGAATGCCGTAGATGCTTTTGCCAACAATGAGAAGTTTATCCGTGGCTTCGATGAGATTGTCCTGGCATTTGATAACGACGCTGCAAATGATGTTGAGAAGTTAAAACATGTTACCAAAGGTGTTGAAGCTACTCACAATGTTGCAGCTTTCCTGATGGCTGACAACGTTTATCACGTACAGTACCCAAGCGAGGTAAATGACCCAGAGGGTTACAAAGATATCCGCGATTTGTTCCAGGCTAAAAAGTTTGAGCAAATTCATGATATGTTTAAAAACCCGATCAAATATGTGCCAGATGCTGTAGCAGGTCTGAGTGATTTCTCAATTGAAGATTTACGTAAGAAATCCACCAACGGTGTTGACATTGGAGCAGAGTTCCCTAAACTTCAGAAAATGCTGAAGGGTTTACATAAAGGCACCCTGGTTATGTTAACTGGTCCTTCTGGTGGTGGTAAAACTACAGTGGCTAAGAAAATTGAGCACCAGATAGCTAAATACCTGATGGATCCCACGGTAGCTAAAGCTGATGACTACGACCCAGAAGACAGGTTGTGCATGATTCATCTGGAAGAGGACCCGGAAGAGGCTATCAATTCGCTGTACGCTAACCAGTTGGGGTATGATATCAAGAATTTTATGGAGGACCCCAGCAAATATTTGACTGAACAGGAACACTTTGATATTCACAAGGCCTGGGTTGATGCTGACAAAATCAGGGTATTCCGGCACTTCGGTTCAATACCTGTGAACGACCTGATCACGAAATTGAAACAGATGGTGTGCTTGTATCATTGTCGTTACATTGTACTGGATCACCTGTCAATGGTTATTTCTGGTCTGAATGTAAAAGATGAACGCAAAGAGTTGGACCTTGCAATGACGCAGCTTGCAGCATTCTGTAAGCAATTCAATGTGTTCATCCTGGTGATTGCACATTTGCGTCGTACAGAGATTATCCCACCGAAGGATAAGGAAGGCAGAGCTTTACCGTTCTGGTATCCTGTCCGTAAAGAAAACCTTCGTGGTAGTGGGTCGATGGAACAACTCAGTTGGGTTGTCATAGGGGTAGAGGCTGAAGAGATGCCTGACAGGTCCCGTGGGCGTGTCCGTTTGGTTAGCCTGAAAAACAGGCCAGCTAAAACCTTAGGCATAGCTGATGTGTTGATTATGGACCCGGAGACTGGTAAATTCTCAGATGCCAGTGACTGGGTGTGGGATAAAGAAACAGGGTTCTTCCTGAACAAAGACGGGGATATTGTCTGGAGGCCACAAGACATGTTTGATAACGAAGAGCATGTTGTTGTGGAAACTCCAGAAGGTAAAGTTACCGCAGAAGTGAAACCTCAACCGAAACCTGTTGACACAGAAGGGGAAGAAGAGGACAATGGAGGGGACGATCAAAGCGTAGTCCAACAGGAGTTCCCTGAGGACGAAGATTGTCCGTTCTGATGCTTAACTGAGAGTGGGGAGGGCAGTACAGCCAGCTCCCCCTTACATGTAAGGTATTAATAATATGGCACTTTTCCTTTACGATTTCGAGGCATCTGGCTTGCTTGATGAGCCTGATCTGTACTATCACTGTGGTCTGTTTAAACAGCACCACAAAAACAACTTCATGCTATTCCTGCCGCTCAACGACAGGACCCATTACACAGAGGAAGATGTAGAAACAGCGAAACAGTTTGCTCTTAATAAACAAACAATTTACAAAAACTGTCAGGTGCGGGTTGCCGACTTTAAGTATCTGGAAGAGTGGTTGACGGGGCATTCAGATTGGTCACCGACAGCTCTGGCCTGCCACAACTGCTTCGACTATGACCAGATCTTGATGGAAAAATTATCGGGCATCCACTTCGACTTGTTCGAAGATAAAGATTGTATGGGGACCATCAACGGTCACAGGGTTAATCTGTTTGATACTCTGCCGATGAGTCGTATATTGTGGCCTGATCGCCCGTTACCGAAGGGTTGTCCCGAATCAGTATTCAATCCGGTAACGAAGAAAAGTCAGGCTGTAGGTCCACACGGATTGATGGCTTGGGGCTATGCACTTGGCAACCAGAAAGTTAAGATCGATGACTGGCGTAACCTTCCACTCTGGAAATACGTAGACCGTGTGTGGGAAGACGTTATCATTCAAGAGTTGCTTTGGGATGAACTGATCGCTGAGTCTAAAGGGACATTCTACGGTAAGTCTGACATGCAGAACTTTATGTATGACCCAGACAAAGAGAAACCTCAGGGATTCAAGCAAATCACTTGGAAATATGCCCTACGTCGTGGGATGCTCCAGCACTTCCTGATGGGCTTACAGGCAAGACAAGGTGTCTATTTTGATACTGATGCGGCGATAGCTCTACGCCAGAAGTGTGATGACATGATGAAAGAGATCGCTGATCGTGTGGAACCAGTATTGCCACTGAAAGAGGTTTCAGAAGCCCAGAAGCCTAAGTTTCCACAGAAACCGTTTAATACGGATGGTAGTATCTCTTCACATGGTTACAGTTGGTTGAAGAACAAGTTAGGGTATCCGGTTAATGAAGCAGCTTTTGACTTCAAACCTGCACCTAAACGCGCCTTCAACAAAGACGGTAGTGTTAGTGCTACAGGTATTAAATGGTGTGAAGAAAGGGGTTGCACTGACCCTGAAAAACAGGCAGACTTCTTGAGAGCAGCACGGTCAGAGGAAGCACCTAAACCTCTGCCGGATGATTTAATGCAGCAAGCAATCAAGGATTTGCAGGATAAGAAAATGCCGGATTGCATGGTGCCTATGAGAATGAGTAACCAGATGGATATCAAGCGTTACCTAATCTCTGTAGGCTGGCAACCAACAATGTGGAGAACGAAAGACTTAACTCGTGACTACCACAAAAAACAGTTGCCGGATGCTGAAATTGATGCTAAAGTAAGGGAGTACATGGATGAACTGGAAACATCCGAGTATCGTACTCTGATCATCCGTGAACTGAACAGGGATGCACGATTCAAAATTTCAGAAGCGAAGTTTTTGAGTCGCAAAAACTCCCCTCGGGTTGAGCAGGAGGTGTTTGCTAAGTTCCGGCGTAAAGCCAGAGGGCTACCAACATCCCCACAACTAAAAGATAGCTTCGGGCATTTGTGTCCTAATCTGGCTAAACTACAAGGAGAGATGGCAAAAGATATTGTATTCTGGCTGTCATTGCGTAACCGTAGGTCAGTACTCGACCCAATCAAGGAAGATAAAGTTGATACCGGATTGTTGAATCATCCGAGATTGCAGATCGATCACCGCTTACCCGCAGAAAGCTCGGGTTTGACTGCTACCGGACGACAGAAGCATAAAATATGTGCCAACCAGCCTAAACCCTCACCAAAAGTTGTGCTGGGGAAAGAGATGCGTAGCCTCTGGAAACCCGCTCCTGGTAAATATCAGTTGGGTGTGGATGGTTCCAACCTTGAACAGCTGATAGGTGCATGGGGTGCATGGGAGTTCGATAACGGCCTGTATTATCGTGTAGTCAGTGAGGGCGACGCACACTGCTATTCAGGTGACACACAAATCCTCACCGAACAAGGTTGGGTCCGGTTTGAAGACCTCAAACCAGGAACAAAAGTGTTTCAGTACAATCATGATACTTCGTCAATGAGTCTTGTCACCCCGCTGGATTACATCAAGCGGGACTATAGCGGGGATATGTACCATTTCCACAACAGTGGAGTGGATTTTATGGTTACTGATCAGCACAGGATGTTAACAGTAGACTACCGCAGAAGCAAGCTGTTTGAAGATTTGGCAAAAGACCTAAAAGTAGGAAAAGGGAAAGGGACAAATTCTGCTAGAAGATTTATCCATACAGCAGAGTTTTATGGGGCAACAACCTTATCTTCTTCCCAGATTAATCTGCTCCTCGCTATACATGATGACGGAAACTTGCATGCGAACAAAAATGGGACAGTTACTTGTCGGATTGAGGTGGCTAAGGAGAGGAAAATTGCAAAACTTTTGGAGACTTTCTTAGTTTTAGGGTTAAACTATACGGAACAAGCTGGTAAAACAACTAAAGGAGGTTCACTAACAAAAAGGTTCCAGTTCCATGTGCCAACTTGGGTGTTCAGGTTCTTAGACGATAACAAGGATTTCACCTATGAGCTAATGGATCTTGATAAAGAATCAAAAAACATGCTTATAGCTACCTTATCTGATTGGGATGGGTGGAGGACAACACAAACAAAAACAACTATTTTTTACTCCCAAGCTGATTGCAGGAAGAAATCTGTAGAAGTAGTCTCTGCTCTAGCTACCCAATGTGGCCTACGTAACAACACAGTTACAATTCATAAAGAAGGTCACGCCGTACAGCACAGGGTTACAATTGGGAGTAAAGAGAAAGCGGGTTTACTAACCTTACACAAGGATCTTATAGAAGTAAATAATTCTCTGGTTTATTGTGTTACTGTCCCCTCTGGGGCTATTGTTGTCAGAAGAAATGGTAAAGTTGCTGTGTGTGGTAACTGCAATAATGCCAAAGCGTATTCGAAAGTTATAGGACGTGAAGTTTCAAGGGGTGATGGTAAACCGATCACTTATGGCGTGATGTATGGTGCTCAAAAAGATAAAGTAGCAGATATGCTCGACGTTGTGCCGGAGGTTGGTCAGCAGGTAATTGATGCATTCTGGGATACCAACTTTGGACTGAAAGGTCGTAAAGAGGCACTTGAGAAATTCTGGGAGGCAACAGGTAAGAAATTTATCTATGCTTTCGACGGTCATGCCATCTGGACACGCTCTAAACACTCCTTGCTGAATGCATATCAGCAGAATGGTGGTGCTTCATTATGTGATTTGGTGGGCTTACTGGTTCATCGCAACTTGGTGACCTTGAAAATAGATGGTAAAACTTGGTATGACCTAGGTGTCAGAAGAATTATCTATTACCATGACGAATACCAGTATGAAATTCCAGATAACGGTTTGTTTAAGACAGTTTATGAGTTTGACACTCTGGAAGAACTGGAAAAATTCAAAGCAGAGGAGGAAGCAAAAGGTCGTATCTTTACTGGCAACAAATACAAAAAAGCCCGTAAGGATGAAAATGGTGAAGAAGTAGTTGACAGCGACGGTAAAACCGTGTATGATCCAATCATAAACGAAAACGGCAAATGCCAATTGATTCATTGCAAGGTTGGTGAAATGGTTGTCAAGTGCTTCCACCAAGCAGCTCGCATCATGAAAGCACCTTTCCAGATCTCGGGTGAAGGTCTTGTGGGATACAGTTGGGGCGAGTGTCATTGATAAATCAATAACTTACGTAACACGGGAGGGATATCTCCCTCCCTAATCAGGAGAGTTAGTTATGTCAGAACGTAAAACAATTCCAGTAGTATGCGTGTTTGCAGCAGGTGAAGATGACGGTTATCCGCACCTGGAAGGTTTGTTTAAAGAAGGCAAGGAATACACACTTGTCTATCATAAAGAGGAAGAAGTATTCCTCGTCAAAGATGATAAAGTTCCACTTGAATGGAGTGCTGAATACAACGGCGGTGGTCAGTGGATTGTCGAAGGTTTGGAACTGATTGCAGAATTCAAAGAACTCTAAAAGGGGCCACTAAAATGGAAGAAGGTATCGTAGTAAAAGCTAAATTCGTCAATCCTAAGGCATTTTGGTTTACAGAAGGTGGTACTTACGTACTCCAAAAATCTCCTCATCTGAGCTATTTGATGGTCATAGATGATGATGATGGTGAATCATGGTACACAACTGCACAGCTTGATGGTACGTGGGAAGTGGTAGGCACTTACACTCACGCGGTATTCGAGAAGGTGGAAGAATGAAAGTCAAAGGTACAGAGCACATAGAACGGGCTGTAGAGGTCGAACTGGATGCCCGTGAAGTGGGCGAACTTATCGACCACACAGCAGAAGAAGTGCTACTGCATTCAATTCAATGCCGTGCTATGCAGCGTTTCTACGAGCGGGTTGCAGGTTTTGAAGGCTCTTTTTGTGTGCGGCAACGGTATGAAGAAGATGGTGCACCTGTGTACCAATTGTGGGAAATTGATGCTGACTGGGACTACCACAATGATGTTGGCATCGATGAAAAAATAAAAGACTTGACAACAGAGGAGGTTGTAGAGTATACTTATCTCCGTGGTTGGGTAGAGAACGCAATATTCCAGTTAAGAATTCCAGTTGGAGAAGCCAAATGAAAATTACTATCAAAGCAGACAAACTGAACGCTGATATCGCTTTTAAAGATTGCACAGCAGGTGCAATTTATGAAGCAGAAATGTGTGAAAATCCAATGATTCAACTTTTCGCACAGATGGGCATCGAACTCAGCGAAGAAGACTTTTGCCACATCGAATTAGAAGAGCCGCAATGCCTCCGCTTCCGTGATGATAAAGGAGAGTTTGTATACTGCACTTTCGAAGAAGCGGTTATTGTAAAACCTGAACATTATTAATTATTGACAAGTGTAGCGGGGTTATGTATAATAACCCCGTTAACAAAAAAAAGGAGAGCTAAGATGAAAGCACAACGTATCAAAGCTAAAGTAAAACGTTTCTGCCTTGAAGAAGACTGTGCATTTTGTGATTGTGAATTAGGTGTCATCTATGATGCTATTATCAATCTGGATGACGAAGATGATCCTCAACTGGGCAAAGAGTGTGTCCTGATCGATGGTCATGGTGACGATGTTTACTGCACAACAACAGGACTGGAAACCGTAGAAGAAGGCGAGGTCTACGAAACTACTTACACAGAACTGTTCCGTAGCTTTTAAGGGTGCCACAAGATGAAGAAAATCTGGGATTTAGACATTTTTGAACTGACTGGGTTCGATGATTCATTTGGTGTTATTACGGTCCGCGATGGTGTGGGTGTGCTTAACCTTAACGGGCAGCAATTCCTGCTCGAAGATATGGCTTTGGTGCGTTCAGATGACAATCCAAAAGCTGATCTGTTTGACCGTTTACAGCCATTTAAATTCCGTAAAGGTTCAGAAGCAGACCTTGATTGTAAAGTCAACATGATGGTCACTCAGCAGGGTCCGTACCTGGTAATCTGCACAGTCAAGAAAATGTGCAGCCTTAACGATCACGACCCACGGGCTAAAAACGATGTTATCATCCTCAAAGTGGGTGATGCAATGGAAGATTTAATGAATGCAACTGGAGGTACTGATGCGGATTGATTATGAAAATCTGAATCCTGAAGACTTCCTGAAGATCTTACGTCGCGTAATGAACTCGCAAAACGAGATCACACTGGAAGATGAATTACTCGCCTCTTACCTTGAAGAGGCGGGAGATGAGCTTCCAATCTATGCTGGTCCGGGGGGCATGTATACTTTGTGGCGCAAGGTAGATATTCTTGAAACAGGTAAAGACATGATTGTCTGGCACCTGATCAACAATGTTGGGGTCCCAGCATTTGATAAAGCAATTGCAGAATTTTATCAACTTGATGAAGGCTACCCAGTATGAAAAACTTAGCAGACCACGTATTTTGTAAAGGTGACAAAATCGTATTCGACGAATTAGGCCCTGGTGCTGGAGCATGTAACAACCTGACAGTGAATAAAGAGTACGAAGTTGTAACTCCAACTTATAAACACACTCAGCTGTTTGGTATTGATGCCGAAATCTTACTGCCAGGTATGTTTGAAATTAAAGACGATGCAGGCGATCTTATCGTAGGTGTTCTGGGTGACGGCCTGTGGGGTTATGCTCGCCCAGTATGATACTGTACAAATAATCAGTATTGTTATTCCTGTGGGGAAGTGCTATAATGGTACTTCCCTTTAATACGTTGTTCAACTAATCGGAGATTTCCTATAATGGAACAAATGAACGATCAAGAAACGGTGGCAATGAACGTGCCAGACGAAGAACAACCTCAAGAAGCTGTATTCTTAGGGTTATCACGAGATCAGGTGGCATTACTGGCTGTTCTCTCTTCCTTCTTTTCCAACCTTACTGAAGTAATTAAGCAGCCAGATGCTGATCAACTATTTCAGGCGCTGGTGGAAGAAGAAAACTACAGACGCTTGGATTATGCTCTAGGGTGGGTAGCTCGTAACCGTGACGATATCCTCGCTCTGGTGGGCACAGCAAACTTCGCTTTAGGCCTGCTGGCTAAAGTGCAGGACACGCTTATCAAGGTTGGCTTCCAGGCTGGTGATCAGCAACAAGAAGCTACGGAGCAACCACAACAAACCGAAGGAGACAAACAATGAGCGTTGTACAAGAATTCAAAAACCCGATGAATCCCCGTGAAACTGTACTTATGGCCCACGGTATTATTAAACGGGTGAGTATTAAACCTATCAAAGGGGCTGATCCTGAAACAGGTATCAAAACCACTGTGTGGCAAGGTAAGAAAATAGAATCCTCCCACACAATTTCTCTTCTGGTCGCTGAAGTGGATGAGAACGACAAACTGCTTCAGGGTGGTGAAGAGATGTGGGTTAGCATGGGTGATAAACTTCTGAAACCAGGCCATCAAGATTCCGTTAGTATTAAGATTAATGACAAATGGGAAACCGTGGTGCCCGGCTGGATTGTTAACATCCCGCTTAAATCTAACGAGTACAACGGTAAAACCTATTACAAAGGATCTCTGGCTAAAATTGTTGTGTTAGGGGCTGGTGAAGTACCTGCAAGTGCGCCTAAAGCGCAGCAGAAAGGCCAACAACAGCCTAAACAGGGTCAGGGGAAGCAACCACAAGGCAACCAGCAAAAACCTGCTCAGAAAGGGGCTAATGACGTTTTACGCATCTATGGCACTATCACAGCTATTGATGGTAAATCGGTAACCGTTGATGATCAGAAGATCGGTGTTGGTGTGATGGTTGTCAACAACCCGAATCAGTTGAAAGAACTGGTTGTGGGTGGTCGTGTTGCAGCCGTATGTGATACAACAGGTAATGTCCTAAGCGGGTTTAAAGCATATCCACCGCTGGAAAATAAAACACCTCGTAAATCAACCTATGACCCTATTGGTGTGAGCACTGGTCACGCTCTTAATGCAATGCAAATCCTTCTGGATCGTGGACTAAATCCGGGGAGTACGACAGATTTAGGTATCGCAATGCAACTACACACCTTGACAATTGAACTCAAAATGGAGTATGCTAAGGCAACAGGCAATGAGGAGGATGCCGTTGGGGCAACTGTAGGTAATGCGGTACTTAACGCATGTCGTCGTGTTAACATCAACAACCTACAGAATCTTGATTGTCTGTTCAAAGATATCAAAGCTGAAGCCAATAACGTTCTGGTAAATCTGGCTGAACCTTTGTATAAGTGGATCAAAACTGGTAGCACAACCGCTGTTCCTAACCGGGAAGCCAAACCAGAGCCTGTACCGGAACAGAAGCCAGAACCACAGCCGGAGCCTCAGCAGAATACTGTAGATGCTCCACCCGTGGAAGAGGATGAACCTAACCCAGCAGAATGGGATTTTGAAGACGTACCATTCTGATATTACACCTTGACAATAAGATTTAGCTTTGGTATATATACTACAGGCACATTAAAAGTTAAGGAGTTTTAGCCATGTTCAACGAAGAAAACTGGGATGTGTAACGATAAGGCCACCTTCGGGTGGCCTTTTTTATTGACAAGAGAAAAGTTTTAGGCTATAATTTGCCCACTAAGAGAGAAGAGGGCAACCACTATGATTAAACAAGACATTATCAAAGCGCGTGAAGAATTGGCAGCGAAGGAAGCTCTTGATCGGGGTTATCGCTTTGCACAGACTTATAAAACTATTCGCTCAGCACTGGCTGTTATGGTCAACGGACAACCGGAAGTGATGAAAAACAATATCAACATTAAAATTACTGAGTACACAATTTGCAGGTTAGAAAGTTTAGGCATCACTGTTCGTGATTATGCTTTCAAAGTCTTGTTCCGTCTGGAACGCTTGGGGGGTTACTGATGAAAAAGTTCGTTGGCAAGGTGGTGGCTATAGATGTGGACCTCACGTTTGTTGATTCTGGTCGTGCATGGTTAGACTGGTGTCAGAAAAGGACTGGTCTGCCTATTAACGTCTTTCTGCCACCACAGAATCCACAGATGCGTTTTTATTACGATCTGACTAAATACTTCCCAGCTTGCTTTAAAAGCGATCTGAGACTCTTCTGGAAGTTAGGTAATATCTATGACAACCTTGAGCCATTACCTGATGCTGTGGACACTATCAAGTGGTTGCATAATGAAGGAGCTATCATCTGGTTTTTAACTGGATCTTTGAGTCACGAACAACATGTCAATAAATTCGATTTCCTCAACAAATGGTGTCCTTTTTTGGAGCTAAGATGGGGAGGCCGGGGCAACAGGTACGAAAACGAGCTGATCCGTGTAAACGACATGCATGAGAAAGTTAATTTTGCGTGGGACGTGCTCATAGATGACCGTATAGATGCGTTTCCTCCTCGGGAAGACTCCCACACTGGAAGTACAATCCTGATGGATACCCCTTATGATCAGGCCTGTACAGATTGGACGCGTGTTGACGCTGTTGTTAACGGTTGGGGCGATAAAATGAAAGATCACCTCGAATGGGCTTTGTAACTGAAAAACTATGTAGTATAATGTAGCTGCAAACAAAAAGGAGACTTATCTATGGCAACAGAATTAATATTTAGCCCTAAACGCCGGGTTAAAAAAGCAATCGGCACGTTTCCTGAAGGGACTGTTGTGAGCCTAATCTCACAGGATGAGGTATTTGTGCTGCTGATCGTGCAGGCTTGTGAATATGTCGTGTGTGCCTACGATCTAAACAACAAAGTGCTCAAGGACTTCCCTGGGAAGCTAGAAGCAACAGAATTGGACGTTCGTATCGAAGTGTTTGGCGACACTTTGGAAGAAGATTGAAGAGGGCCGACCACATGTGCAAATGCAAGTCTTACAATCGTAAAGTAAAAGGCGCTAAACACCCAAATGTTATTCTGGAAGTCCCTAAACGTCTTCGTACAAAACGGGTAGATGATGGGACTGAACAACGTACTATCGCCGTTGATAAATGCATGGCTAAACGCCTGGTCAGCTTGTGGGCAGCAGGTTTGCAGACTATGAACTGCTGCTGTGGGCACAATAAGCATATGCCTACGATAATTATCCCAGAAGATGCTTGTGTGGCAGACTACTTCAAAATCCTTGATCGTTATGAACAAACCTGTGTTGCACAGTGGCGCAAATTTAAAGGTGAATTCAGTTTGTTCTATTATATTATGGTAGGTTCAGCTATACTCAATGTTAGTGAGCCTCCAAAAGTTTATGGCCCAGATTTTTACGTAGCCACCAAAGTGTTCAATCAATAAGTTAGGATATTAAGTTCATGAAAAGAAAACTAATTAAGCGCAATAAGGCATTTTTAAGTAAGTGTATTAAGGACGCTAAGGGCTGGCCTCTATACCTCTTCCTTTATGACAGGTATTCTAAAATGTCGGTTATGGAAACGCGGTACTACAAGAAGCTCAGAAAGGAATCATATACGAAACAAGGCCGCATTAACGGACTTTACCTGATGTGGTACGGTAAAGAACCATCTAGAATCTGTGTTGGGTTGAAGGGGAAAAATAATATTTTGACTACTTGACAACACCAACAAAAAAGAGTACATTAAAGGCTAACAGAAATTGTTAGCCTTTTTTATTTTCGGAGCGACGTATCATGGCACTTTGTCTGAAACACGAATTTGGTGGTCTTGTTGACAGAGAACTTTTTGGTATTGACTGGTGTGTAGAGAAGTTCACGGGGTATCAAGACAGGGGAGAGGCTTACGTTACACTGTCTGTACAAATTTACACCACAAGAATTACTATCCACCAGGGTGATGGAGATGTAACTCTCGACGAAATGTATGCCAAATACGATCTTATCCGTGATATGATCGAGCGTTGGATGTTCGCTCTGGATAACAGCATCAAATGTAGTGATCGCATCTGGTTAGATAACTCTCACGCCAAAGGCCATATGCATGGTAACTGCACTTTCGAGGTCTGTGTTGATGGTGATCGTAGCGATGATACTTTCACTTTAGCTGATTGTCAAAAACGGCTGTATTTTTCTCCTTACCAGTTAAATCAGGTAAAATTGCTGCACAAAGAACTTTGCAACCTTCTTAAAGCAATCCAGTATTGCAAAACTCATAACGTTACTGGGGGTGCATTATGATTTTCGGTAGCGACGGTGGCAAATGGTATGGTGATGACTACTACGGGGTCAGTTACCACATAGAACTGAATAAAAAGCTGCCTTGCGTGTTTGAACTGTGCATCAAAAAAGCGGAGCGGGTTGTTCGTCTACATAATAGTCGTTTTGAAGACTTTTTGGTAAAGGTTGAAACACTGCAAAACTGCTTATGCGACTTTCTGGAAGCGGTTGATAACGGCGAGAAAAGTTTCGGCAGGGTCGATCTCGACAGCAGTGATGAATTTTTCAAAATGCTGTCGCGGTGTTGCTGGCATGTCGGGATAGAGGGGGCTTGCTATCCAGAATTTTGCATCTCTGATTGCTACCGCATTAATCATTTCATTTCTATCGAGTTTTTAAAAGATCTTGAAAACGAGTTGAAGGTTGTGTTAGACTACTTGTACAAACACGTAGAAGAGTACGGAGATCACTAAGCTAAGTAAAGAGGGCACTATGATTATTGGTACTGTAAGGGGAGATTTAATCTCTATTTTCAAAAGCGGGGCTGGTCACCTGATCCACGGTTGCAACTGCTTCCACACAATGGGTGCAGGTATAGCAAGACAAATTGTCAGGGAGTTTCCTCAAGCGTTGGAAACTGACAAGATGACTACTTATGGTGATCCAGACAAGCTGGGCACGCTCTCTTGTTGGGAGCATTTTGCCAAAAACAAGATTGTATACGGGATTAATATGTATACTCAATTCCGACCAGGACCTAATGCTGATTACTCTTCAATTATGAAAGGTTTTGAGCAAGTCAATGAGGTGTTCGAAGGTATGTCGTTACCGTTCTACATCCCTAAGATTGGGTGCGGTATAGGGGGTCTTATGTGGGAGCATGTAGAGAATATCATCAACCTCACGACTCCTGATATAAGGGTGATCGTAGTAGAATATTACAAAAAAGGTTGACAACTGAAAACTGCGGTGTATAATGCAAACATCGAAACAAAGAGAGGATTATATTATGATTCAATGTGTATTTGCGATTGGTGACACTAAAATGTCGGATGAAAATTGGGCTTTTGGTTTTAAAGGCGGTTTACCGTGGGGTCGTCCAATCAAAAAAGATATGGAAAACTTTAAAATCCGCACTATTGGCGAGGTTGAACTTGCGGCGGTAGTAATGGGACGTAATACCTTTGAAAGTCTGCCTAAAGCACTGGAAGGTCGTCTTAATGTGGTTATTAGTACCGATGCCAGCAAGCCGACACCGAAAGCCAAAAACGGCGACCAACCAGATGTGTATACTGGAATTGAATTAAAGGATCTGTTAAAAGCTCTAGAGAAAACGCAAGGTTTGGTAAGTGTTATCGGTGGACCTTCCCTGATTGAAAAAGCAGTTGACTTTGCGGACCGTATTGTGTTAACGTATGTTCAACGTTCAGGAATCAACGATCCATTTGAATATGATGTTGGTATCTCTAATGAAATGATTCAGGAATTATATTTTGACTTTGCAACAAAAGAAGAACATAATTACTTCCTTGATGATTACCTGATCAGTGAGCAAATTTTGGAACGTAAGAAGGCGTAACATGAAAATTATGGTGCAGAATGCAAGCATATAACCAACAAAGAGTGACGTATTATGGTAATTTTTAATCGAGACGGTATCATAGTTAGACAGCACCCATTCCTTGAATACTATCAAGTTGAGCAATGGTGCTATGGGGATTGCAGCCACACTTATGGCCAAAGTTGGGATTATCGTGTAGTTTTTGAATCAAGAAATCTTGATGAAGTAAAACAGAAAGTTTCAGAACTCCTTAACAGCAAGTGAGTATTACACGAGATACAGATCTGTCTCCACCCCCACCAACTAAAAATGATTGACAACAAGGGGGGAATCTGGTACAGTGCACTCATACGAGAGAGAAGGAGCATACACTATGATGTACCGTGTTAAGGTAGCAGCAGATGTTCGCGGTCCGTGGGCTGAATGGGCAGGCTGGTATTTGCTTGCTCCAATGGAAGGTTGTACTGACAACAAGTATAATGCTTGCCTCTACAACGAAGAGGAACTTGAAGAGGAACTCTATATTGCAGATGGCATAGAGCACGGCCTGTTCGAAGTAGAGCCAGCTTTTGATTCTATACCTGGTTACTATTCTTATTGAGGAGACGAAGAATGAATATTCAAGAAAATGCAGCGCATATGTGTCATATGATCACAACTCAGTACCCTCAACAAATGGCATCGGACTTACGTCTGATCGAAATCCATTCTCGCTTTGCACAGATTGTGGAAGAACCTGTCTACTACTCTGGCGTATACGGTGAACGTGCATTCGATACTGCTTGTAACGATTTTGTAGACTGGGAAGATGCACTTTGCTACCGGAGTTAAAATGATTTATCCAGTACCTAAACTAATACCTGTGTACGACAATGATTCTCGCTTTCAGGTGATGATTGCAGGGATCCTTGTCACTGGCAAGATTGATAGCTATTTATTCAATGGTGAACGCTTTAAAGAATACTCTATTGAATGGGATGGCTATGACTATAACGTCTACTTCGATGAAAACGGGGAGATGTACTTCGAAGAAGTGGAAATGTTGTTAGGTGTTGCGGGTATCATCAAACCTAAAGATGTAGAATTCGCTGAAGGGGAATGCGATGACTGCGGCGACTATTGCGTCTGCGATATCCACTTACCTTCAGGGGAAACTATCTATTTTGAAACACATTTCGGTAATACGAACTTCCCTAACGATTGGGAAGAATTCTTCGAGATTGCGGAAAGAGAAAGAGAAGTGTTAAGAAGCCGTCGCTAACTTAGTGCAGTAATTTTCATTTATTGCTATTGACAACTGTGCGGGAGAGTGTTATACTTTCCCCATCTTAAGAAGAAGGAGAGAGTTATGGCAACAGTAAACCTTATGGCTATCAAATGCCACCACACACTGTACGGGCGTGTTTTCGAAACTGTGCTTGGTAACCTGTATATTCAAAACGGGTCTTGCTACAGCCAACTTAACATACCACACATCGAAGCCCACAGTGTAGCAGAGCCAGAGTCAGGTTGCTGGTTTATCCCTGTACAGTGCAATCTGTGAGGTGCCTCATGGCTACTGCAACATGCGTATCTACGCAGCATGACAAATGGGAACTTTTTGAAGAGTACGAGGTCATTGGTGAGCCAAACGAATTCACTATATTGGTAAGAGCTGATGATGGTGAAACATGGTGGTTCCATAAGAGCTGCGATTATCCTGGTTACCACTTCGCACGTACTTCAACTGGCAAATACATTTACTTACTGGTGAACGAGGACTGATATGAAAAACCGTACACATCCGCTCTACCTTCGCGAACGTAACAGTATTGCTATGGTACTATGTGATATCTTCGGTGTTTCAGATCCGTATGATACTCACAACATGTGGGAGACAGCACGCATCCTGTTCCCAACACCAGTGATTGTAGCCATCTCAAAGAATGGTTTGGTGAAAAGGGCATGGGATAAGTTTGGACAGTCTTACGTCTGGGCTGATCAACTGGGGTGCTGGTTCGAGGAAAGAAACCCTGTTAGCCTGAACAACGAACGTATGCGGGGAATCGATATCATCACAGGCAAGAACATTCGCCTGAAAGGTGAGATTGTTTTCTGGCTTCCACAATAACAGGAGAGATCAATGAAGAATCAAACAGTAACAATGCAATGGATAGATGTTGATGGTGTGGAGAACATGCCAATCGGTGTATATTTTGTCTGTATGCGAGACTGTAATGGTCTACAAGAATATGGTGTATGCGAAGTTGTTATTGGTGGGCAGGGCAAATATGCACACAAAGTTGGCGTGATCAATGGTCAATTTTATTTTGAATTCCCACCAATTGTAGCATACATGGTTATCCCAGATTATGTGCCGATTCAGGATGGAAAACGCCGTTGCCCACATTGTGGTAGCACTGATATCGGTATGGCGCGGGACGATTTATTCTGCTTCTGCTGCCGTCGTTTCCTGGTGGAATAAGGAGTGTACCATGTTCGAGCTTAAATCTTGCACAATCGTAGCACCAGGGGATCGTATTCGTATCCCAGGTCGTCACGAAATCTTACAGGTTAAAAGTATTGAGTCTGTAGGCAACCGTGTTCTCCTGTTCACATTTGAAAACGGCTACCAGTTGTATATGAAAATGAGAAGTAAAGTCTACATTGACAGAGGTGCCAAAGAATGAAAGAGGTATGGGAAATCTGTGTAGACGTGGCAGGAATCACGCTTATAGGTGCTCTGGTTATTGCTCTGGCGCTGGTGGGATATAAGATGGCACTTCTGCCTTTCCTGGAAGCATTCAGTCTGTGTCATTGCTGGCGTAAAGCATATGGCCCACAACCTGTAAGAGATTGGTTCACATTGTACCGTATTGCACTATCTTACACATTTGATCATTCACGCTTGAGTTGTATTGAAAGCTATCATGCTGATGGCTGGTGGTGGGTGGGATTATTCAGATGGGAGGTGACAGAGGTAACTCCAAAACGAATGCTTAAAAAAGGTGGTTCAGATGGGTAAGTTGACAATCGAACTTGAAGATGAGGAAATACTGGACAGGGTTAAAAAATTCGTAGAAGATTTTTTCCCTGATGCAAAACTGAAAAGAACCCCACGTAAAGCCTTTATGAAGAACGGGGTATTGTGTAAGATATGTAACACCTGTGGAGAAACTAAGCCTTCTGAAGACTTCTATGATGGGTCTGGTGTATGTAAAAGCTGTATGAAACTAAAGGCAGCTAGTAGATGCACAGATACACGAAAACTAAAAGGTCGTGGCGTTAATGACATGAAAGGTAAGGTTCCGCTCCATTGGTGGGAAGGTGATAAATACGTGACGGAGGAGCACTATTCCACATGGAGTGCAATCTTTCAAAGATGCTACAACGGTAAATCAAAGTACCATGCAGATTGTGAAGTTGTAGAGGATTGGTGGTTGTTATCTGAATTCTGGAAATGGATGGATACCAAAGAGTGGAAAAGAAATGGAGAGAAGTTTTCACTTGATAAAGATTTAATATTTCCAGGCAACACTTTATACGGCCCAGATACATGTCTTTTTGTGCCACATAAAATAAACTCCCTGTTTTCCACAAGGAATGCAGCAAGAGGGGATCTACCTTTAGGGGTGACACTTAGAAAAGATGTAAACAAATATCTCGTGCATTGTCATCAAGATGGAAAAATTGTTCATGGTGGTCATTTTGATGATCCACAGATAGCACACAGGGTGTGGCAAGAAATGAAACTTGAGGAGATGAAACTTCAAGCCATTCAAAACAAAGATGAGATTTGGCTGTTCGCCATTGAACGTGCAATAGCTATCCTTGAAGACGATTTGAAAAATAATAAGGAGACTGTAACATTGGTGAAATTTATTTAAGATATTTGCAGCAGCACTTATTTTAAAATTATAAAAACTTTAGACGATAAGGAGAAACCTGTAGTGGATTTCTCCTTATTTATCAGATGCTTGTGGATATTTGATTTTTATTAGAAACTTAGAAAATTAGGAGCGTACTAAAATGGATTTTTTAAAAGCATAAGAAATCCTTTAGCAAATTAGCCAAATAGATTTTAGCCTATTGCTATTATGTATGCACGTATTTGCATATGCATTGCACATATATCCTCACATCTTTTCTAACATTTCCACACGGTTCTTGACTGACCTGCCAATCTCCTCCACAACTTCCCCCCAGCAATTTCCTTAAGTACTCGATCTGTTTTTCAAAATCGAAATCGGATTCTGAAAATCTCGACGGCTTTTCTCCTCGGTTCTCGATAGGTTTTTATTTTCGATTTCGGATTCTGGATCTCGGTCAGGTTCTCGCTGGGCCTGCGCCTGAGGAACGAAAGCACTTTTTTATTTTTGAAAGTGGATTTTGAATTTCTATATAGAAAAAATTTACCCCTACCATTTTCGGTAGATAGTCACGGTACGTAATTAGCCTGCTAACTAAATTTTAGATAGTTTTATGAGTGATTATCACCGTTACTATAAATTGCCGTAACTATTAATCACCATGAGTAATTACCTTGATCGAGATAGTTACTTACCTGTATTTATAGTTGCCTAAGTTATTATTTTGTTTCTTTATTTATAGTTTCGCCATGTTATTACCTGAATAACACGCAGGTCCGGTGATTGTCTCCCGGCCCCTACCGCCCCGGCTTGTTATTATAGTACCACACAGGACAAAGAAAGCAAGGATTTTTCGCACATATTTTTTACACGATAATGATAACCATTCTCATTTTATGCAACGCCCAGCCCCGGTGATTGTCTCCCAGCCCCTGGTGCCCTGGCTTGATTATATAATAACAGATCCGGCCCCTATGTCAACAAGTTTTTTCAAAGAAATTTAGTTACAACATTCTTTCGCCACCTGGCGGGGCCGCCTGGTCCGGTGGACCGCCGCGCCCTGGTCGGTCCGGCTTGCAATCCGGTTAGAGGTGTGCTATATATTCTATTGGCAGGTAATTATTTGAGAGGTGGACCATGTTGGACCTAACTACACACAGCAAAAACAGCGCGACGGGGATCCGTTACGTCACTATACAGCATACTCCAGGGATTGCCCCTTACCTGGTCCAAGTGTACCGCGCCACACTCGAAAAGGTTGCAGGTCATCCGCTCCCTGGTGAGTACTTCAACAACCGAGGCACTCACCTGAAAAGTGGTTTTAATGATGTTAAATCTGCTTACCTGTACCTGGTGGACTTCCTGGGCCGTCTGGGGATCGAAGCGTACGCATCTGGTATTATTGGCGACCTGGACCAGGTGGAACAGGCCAATTTTAAAGAGGTGGGATTGCCGGAAGTGGTGACTGTTACAGCTCGCCAACGTTCGACAAAACAGCAGGCCGTTTTCCGTGCTAACGTCATGTTAAATTGCGGCGGTCGTTGTGTGGTGACTGGTAGCGAGAACGGGATCGAGGCCGCTCACATCCAGGATCTTAAAGCTGGTGGCGATTATGCCACAGCGAACGGGATCATGCTGGAGCGTGGTCTACATTATCTTTTTGATCGTGGTCTTATGGCTATCGATCCGGTCACGCTAAAAGTACATTTTGCACCAGGTTGCAACCATTACGCCGCTAAAATATTCGAGGGGGCAAGGTTAGCCAACACACTCCAACCACTGGACCGCCGCGCCCTGGCGTTCAAATGGTCACTATTTAAAGTGTGATATATCTCAAAATTTTTTCATTTTGCTATTGCACTGGTTAGGGCGGGAGGTATTTTATAGATGAAAGGAAGCAATAGGGGAAACGGAAAACAAAACATCAGGCCGTAAGGCAGGAGGAAAATAAAATGAAAGGCATGGTTAACAACAACGTCAAAGAAAGAGAAATTATCGTTAACGGTCGCGAAATCGATGATAAACGTCGTAAAGCTATGCGTGACGCGCTTGTAAACTGGTTGGATTATGAAAAAATGATGGTAATGGCAGCGGGTGCCGCAGCTGGTGAATTTAACCACAAATAACTACAGGGTGAAATAATTATGTTAGCTTACAACCTCCCAGGTCGCCGCCGTACAGTTGCCGACCAGGTAACAGCAAAGGCAGACGTAACCATTAACAATGGGCAAGGCCTTTACAAATTTAAACGGGGGAATAGCTATACAATCCAATTTCTTAATCGTTGTGCTTTAACGCCTGGTCAGATCAACCATTGGTTTAAAGCTAAAAATTTTAAAAAATCGGTTGACACCAGAAAGAAATAAAGTATTATTAACAGTGAAAGCAGTACTTAGGGTTAACAAAACAAAGGAGTAACACCATGAGCACTTTTAACACTGATTTCGATTTTTCTGGTCTGGAAGAAATCCGCGATCTCCGTAACTGCCGCCGCGAAAACGGTTTTTATAAATCTCTGGACCTGGTGGCACTGGACCACAAAATGGACCTGGAAGAAGTAGCAACGATTCGTTTCTACCAGGCCCCGTGCGGTAACACTGTTTATTGTGTAGTATGGGTACATGAAGCAGGGCACGAATTTTATGCTACTGCTGGCGGTAAAGCTGGGGGCTATGGTTACGACAAAGAAGAGGCCGCACTACGAGAAGCTATCGAGGCGATGGGTGTAAAAGCTGGCGATTATGCTTACCCTGAAAAATTTTTAATCCAGCTTGCTCGTCACTTCGGATATGAAAAAGCTAAAGTGATTGAAGCTCACGCATAAGCTGCCTTTTAGATGGCCTCCCTGGCGGGGCCATCGATAAAGGTAACTTGGTGTAACAATAACGAAAGGTAACTATCATGAAAGATCAGTATATTGTATACGGGCGAATTAATAAACGTGGTAAAGAATATTTTATAGTCTTTGATAGCGTTGCTCAACGTGGTGTTATAGGTAAGCGTAATTACGGCTATGAAGCCGCCGCAAAAGCTGAGGCCGAACGGTTAAATGCCATTGTACGCGCCCGTATGCCTGCCCCGCTGAAACGTGGGGAGCATGGTAATAAAATCGTACTCTTTAAAAGCGAATTTATTCGCATGAGGGGGCTGTAGAAGAGAATGGAGATCTGCGAATAGCTGCCGCAGAGGGTAAACAAGCAAAGAATGACCTAGAAGATCTCCGACACAGTTTGCCTGAGATAATATCTAAGGCTGCTAATGATGCCGCCGCAAAGGCTGTACAAGCTGTTAGCGAGCAATATGATCAAGTATTAAAAGCCGTTGAAGATGAAAACGCCGCCCTACGTAAAGAAAACAGAGCGCTGAAAGATTTTATTAAAAATAATTTGTAGGCTAACAATAAAGCCCCGCAACTGTCAGGGCTTTATAAAAACACTTGCACAAACGGCAAAAATATGATAATGTTTTATAAGACTTGATAAAAAGGTGATCACTTTATGAACAAGAACATTAACCGCATAATAAGGGAGCTGGAGAACGATCCAGCTATTCAAGCCATGCACCGGGATAACATCGAAAAACGTCAGGCGTTACGTGAACGCCGTCGGGCCTTGATGTTAGCCAGGATGCACGGGCGGCACCATAAAGTGATCGCTAATGTTGTTGGTCCAGACGATGAGAGAAGGATCAAAATTGAGGCCATTAAACGGGGTATTTGGGAAAAATACAACGGTGACACTGTAAAGGCCTTGCTAGGATACATCCCGCACCTGGTAGCAAGTGGATTTAATGGAAAATTTAATCAGGAGTTTGATAACCTGTTTCATGAAGCTATCAATGAAATATGGGAAGAAAGAAGAAGAGAAGAGGAAGCAAGAAGGGAAATACTACGGCAGGAAGAAGAGAAAGAAGAAAAAGAAGTGTATATCTTGAGCAACGGGAAGAAAACTAATGATTTTCTTGAGTGGGCGCAAGATCGATGCACGTAAAGCAGTAGAAAGCGGTAAATAAGGGGGGATCACATCATGGCAAACTTTACTAAACGCATCGAACGCATGATCGCGGAACTGCACAACGACGAAAAGATCCAGGCCATGCATAAAGATAACCGTGAACGCCGTGCGGCTTTACGGGATTATCGCCGCATGTTGGTAGAGATGGCTAATAAAAACGGTATTCTTAAACCGTTCCGTAGAGTGATCCACACGGTTGCTATGGAAGCGCCTAAGGTGGCAAATGTTTCAAGAGTTTATAAAATTGATGATCGCGCCACTAAAAAAGAAGCTATGCGGGAAGCTGACGAATTGTTACAGGGGTACGATACTGTAAAAGATATCGATAAAGATTTATCGCCTAAAGCTATTACTCAGCGGATCAACAGCTGCAAAAATAAAAAAGATCTTGATGATTTGTTAGATAGCCTCGACGCTTTAGGTTGTGATTATGATTTCTTAGATGACAAGATTAATAAAAAATACCGTGAATTTTCGGGTTATCGTGTCAACCGGATTTAACATATTAAAATAGCTGCCCCGGGAGGATCCGATCCGTGCATGGTCCAGGGTGTGCCAGATAAACGCCACCATTACGCCGCTACGCATGTTTTGAAGGTGTGGCGGTGTAGTTGCATCTCTCTGTAAAATATCCCGCCACAATGCCGATTTGATGCCTTATTTTTGATGCGCTTAAATAATGACCAAGCAATCACTCCCACCATGATTTTTTCTTGCAATCCTCCAGTGTATGACTACAATGATAATTGAAAGCAGTATTTGAGATTAACACACCGGAAGGGGAAACAAGATGGATAAAATCTATTACGTTGTTTATCGCGGCAATCATTGTAGGCTATGCCTTCTTTTTGCTGGGCTTGCACCTGGTAGCAGTTATCAAAGGCCTGGTAGATTTTTTTAAAAAAGATGAAAAATAAGGTTGACAGGTCTGACAGATTGGGCAATACTGACCACATAGGAACGAGGTGGCAAAAATGAAAAAACTAACAGCAAATACAAAATATGAGATCATTAATGAGGCTGAGGCTATTATATACGCCCGTCCGAAAGGAGGCGATAAACTAATGGCTGCCTTCAAATGCCACCCGGCAACAATTGATTTTATTAAAAAACACGGATTCAGGGCCGCTATAGATAAAGCCTTATTGTGCAAGGCTTAACACCGACCGAAAAAAAAAGGTTGACAAGTACTATAAAACAAATATACTTAATCATGAAAGCAGTAAACGAGATTAATAAAACATAGGAGTAAAGATTATGAAAACTGTTTTCCACAATGCAAATGGTTTAACTGCGTTTGCTTTAGCTTGTGGATATGTTCAAATGGTGCACGGGCCGGATCGTGAAATGGTGGATCTGTTTATGGAACATGGTTGTTACCATGTACGCGCTTACAATGCCGACGGGGAGCGCCTGGAATGGGTTAGCGAGGGCCGTTTAAGTGATGCACGCCACCATTGGAAAAAACTGGTAAAACTTGTTTTCGGTGCACGTATTGAACAAGTAAAACGTTGCAAACGTTATGAGGTGCGCCACGTCCTGGATGGCAGGGGTGAAGCAGTTTACCAGGTTATCTATCGCCACGATGGGGAATCTCGCCACGTTGGGTACTGTGATAACAAAGAGGCGGCTTGGATGGTTGCACACCGTGACTATGTAAGCCTGTAAGTTATTTTTCGATGGCCTGGATATTGACACCGGGCCATCTATAAAGTAACCTAAAGATCCACACAACGAAGGGGAAACAATCATGAAAAGCTATTCTTGCTATCTTGTTCGCCGTGATGTTATGATTATGGCACTGGTCTACCTGGTTATGTTGGCATTTCGTGCAATGATTTGAAAAATAAATTAAAAAATCAGTTGACACGATAGCAAAAATAAGTAAACTTAAAACTGAAAGAAGTAATTAATAAATCACAAAGAGGAAAACATTATGAAACGCATCAATAAAGCTATGGCTGACGCAATCCGTGCTTATGTAGTTGATAGCTTAAACTTTGAGGATATGGAACACGATAGCGACGCTGAGGAACTGAAAGCACGCTTTGAAGCTGAACATTTCGACGGCTATTATATTCGTCGCTTCAACGGCAACCGCGTAAAAGCAATGGCTGATTGGTTAGCAGGACTGCCGAGCGGTGTAGACATTGACTTCTGCAATGATGACATTTTAAACCGCTTGCGTGAGTTCGGGATCATTGATGAAAAAACTAAAGAAGACACTAAAGATCGCTACATTGGAGAATGGTTTGAACTAATGGCGCGGTTTTATGTTGAACTAGCATACAAATAAAATAGCTTGCTTTTAGATGGCCTTGAAAAAAATAGTTGACACGGGGCCATCAATAAAGTAAACTAATACACAATAAGAAGTAACAACAAAGGAGAAAACGTTATGAACGCCAATATCGAAATGATTGCACGTCGTGCCGCCCTGGTTGCAGCTATCGAACAACTGAACAATAAAATAGAAAACTTTGAAATTGATCCAGATGACTACGAAAACGACTACAACGATGTACTTGATGAAGGCGGTGCGGTAGTAGTAGGCGGTTGTGAATTTTTCCCGTCTAGAATACTTCGGGAACTGGATCCGATTGCTTATCGCTGCGGACTAAATGACTATGTAGACAATATCGACGTAAGCGATGACGCAAACTATTGTGATTTGTGTGATGAACTGGCGGATCTTGAGGCAGAATTAGAAGAAGTAGAAGAAGCGCTGCGTAACTGAGTTGCCTTTTAGATGGCCCTGGCGGGGCCATCCATAAAGATAACTTGCTATAACCGCAATAAAAAAGGAGTACGCTTTATGGCTAAATTGATTAATTTTGAAGCGGTAGATCTGGTAAAAGCTGACTGGTACTATAGCAACGGGAAGGCCATTTGGTGGCGTGATGGGGGTGCTGAGGGTAAAGTAAAAGCACGTATGATTAAAGGTTACCATCTGGGCCGCCCGGTTATTCGTATTAATGGGAAACTGGTTGCATTCATGCATATTAAAGCGGTTGATGACATTGAAAAAATTTTGAACGTGTACTACTTTAAAATGTTAGGGTAAGACAACAGGCGGGGCCGGACTCACGGCCCCTTTATCGGACCGCCAACCAGGGGGGCGACACTATGACCAGCTAACAACGAAGAGGGGAATCTATGGATCTCATGACGTGCATACTTGCATCGATTGCAATCGGTGTAGTGTGGAACAAAATAAGAAATCAAAATTATTACGCTCAATGCCAGGCCTTTCGGGTGAATCCGTGGGATATTGATCCGGGTGCTGACTATGTTATCAAGTACCAGGACCGACACGGGAAACAGTATGTAACGCCGTCGCCGATCCCGGCTTACTACTTGTTGGAATATACAGACAAGATAAAACGGGCAGGTTTTTTAATTGTTGACCTGTGGGGCCGCCACGGTGACGCGAAAAAATTTATTAAAACAGTGGCGGCAAATATTGCAGCACAAGAAAACGACGATAACGAGTAACAGGAGCGCCGATCATGAATATGGTAAATTTTGAAAAAATTGTTAAACGTGATCATTTGTCTGACGAACTACCGGAACGCCGCCAACGTAACAATAAACTGAATAAACCGCGCCGATTTGGTAAGCTGTGGCGCAACTATTACGACCGTAATTTGCGCCGCCTGTTACTTGAACGTGAACGCCAACAATTGAAATATGCAGCACGGCGGGAACGAATGAAAGCAGACGAAATTTAACCGATAGGCCCCCTGGTGGGGCCTTTCTTCATTTGTAACGTATCGCAATCAATTTTAAGGCCTCTAAAACGCTCTCTAACGCAGAAAAGTTTTTACCTGAGCAATTGCATTACCCGCCCCCAATTAGTAATTTGTGATCAAGATCTCACAAAAATTAATAGATAAAACCTTATTTACTTCTTGTAGGATCTGCCTATCATTTTAATTGAAAGAAGAAACACACCAGGAGGAAAATAAAAATGGTCTATTGTGATTATGCCAATGATGCACGGGGCCGCTATGAGAAAGGCCGTTATTATGACCTGAGCGAAATAGTTGATAACGAGGATTATTACATTGATAAGAATGATGATCATCTAGTCGTTATCCATCGCGTAGTCGATCCGGTGTGCTTCGTGGACGTTAGCCCTATTGTGGCACGCTTTGAAATTTTGGTGTTGGAGGCTTGATCATGTTACTTGAAATGCTGAATCATCCTGTTATCTTTATGGGCCTGGTCTTTGTAGTTGTCTGCCTGGTAGTCGGTTTTATCTTGAGCAACAAAGGGATGTAAAAATTTAAAAAACTATGAAAAAGGTGTTGACACTGCCCCCCGGTTTGGTATTCTATAGCTGAAAGGAAAAGAAAGGAAACAAAAAGGAAAGTTTCAGGAGCGGGGAAAGAAGGTTGAGGGAATGACTTGAGGCACTGCCAACCGAAGGAACGAGGGAGCTGGGAGCGGCCCTAAAAGATACTCAAAGAAGCAAAAAGGTTGACAAGGTAACACAAAGCAGTAAAATAAAGTTGAAAGGAAAGAGAGCAGGAAGCGAAAGGACCGGATAAACCGGGGGAAGCTGAAAGAAAACGAGGAAAATAAAATGAAAGACTACTACAAAGCGAACGAATATGAAAGGGTAGCAGATTTCATTAAAGAAATGCTAAAAGGTCTGAATAATAAAAAATGAGGAAACGGCTATGAAAAATAAAGAAAGGCCCGAGGATGACAAATTTACATGGCGCGAAATTTTAAACATCTGGTACATCATATACGGGCAACATTATAAACATAGAGGAGGGAGGTTATAAACCTCCCACCACAAAGAAAGAAACAACAACCAAGCGAGGAAAATAAAATGAGCAACGTTATCAAGTTCCCCATGAATCGAGTAAAACCATCTAAAGGTGTGATTAATTTTGATAACAAAGTTTACCGCATGGCCTGGATTGTTAGAAACAGCGACAATAAGGGCGATATCTGGGTGGAGGCATTCAGGCGGGAGGTTGATGCTATTTTTTCAAGAAGTGTAAGGGGAGGCCGGATCATTAGAGGCTTTTTCAAAGCGGCCCCGGAAGAAGTTTAAAAAGGTTGACAAATCATAAAAAACAAGTAGACTGATAATCGAAAGCAGTAAACAATTTAAAAGGAGAACAATCATGAAACATATCAACGTAGTAAACCTGAAAAAAGCTGGTAAAATTGCAATTCTTGTTGAAGGTGTCGAGGCTTATCGTTGTGACTACGAAGATTATAAAGATGCCCTGGCCTTTCTCCTGGACGTGGCGCATCATAATAATCTAGATTATGAAGCTGTAGAGGCAGCAGAAAAAGTTATGGCAATTGCCGCATGAGTTAGCTTTTAGATGGTCCGCGATGTGAAAGCGGATCATCAATAAAGAAAACTCAACCAGAAGTAAGAAGAGGTAACATCATTTTTCTTATGAATGCAGTTGCAACATTTGACTATAAAAACTTTTTTGATGTGGTCATGATTGAAAAACCGGTTAACGCCCAGGCACCTGTAAGGGGTTACGGTAAAAAATTACCAACTAACTGGATGATCAACTATGGGGGCCGTATGCGCCGCGTGTATGTTGACATTTGGGGCAATGCTGGACACGGTTACATCATGGTTAAAGGCCGTAAACTCACTATTATGTAACACAATTTCAACCAGGGCCGGAAGTCCGGCCCTACCATCCAACGATAAGAGGAAACAGAAATGAAAAACAAGCCTCGACCTTGCAACGATACAGTCTATCGTCTTATAACATGGTGTGAGATCCTGGCAATTGAAATGCTCATGGGCATTGGCATTTACTTTATAGCGATCTATAATTGACGCAAAGGAAATAGCTATGAGGAATAAAAGAAATGAGAATCATCGACCTGTTAAACCGTATGCCGGACGTCAACGAGATGGCCCCGAACATGAACGAAATTGATCGAGAAGCTGCCGAAAAAGCGGCCCGTAAAGTTAAATGCAGGGGGGCCGCAATAGGTGCGGTATTGTTTGGCCTTGCTTATGCTCATATTGATTTGGTCCATAACATTTTCCACAATGCACCGATTAAAATTGTGTTGGCCTGGATCGTTTGCTATGTGTGCGGTGAGTACATTTATCCAGTCGCCAAAAAATTGGCCCCGTGGGCCGTCTTGGGTGTAGTGGTCTATTATGTTGCACCTGTAATTATTGCAATCTTAAAACATTACATAGCGTAACAAATGCAAGAGATTCTAAAGGCCGCAAATAAGCGGCCTTTTTTATAGCCCCGCCGCCGTCTGTACTTAAAATCTTTCCTGTAAGCCCCGCCATCAAGATTTACCCGTAAGATAAGCAAGTGTAAAGCCTCCACCACTCCAGGCCGTTGCAGGCCCTACCAGGTGCCTAAAAATCGATTTTTACGCTTCCACTATTGCCAACCTTCAAAGCGATCCGATCTAAAAGTGTTGCCCCTGCAAAATGAGAATAGTTATCATCTTATAAATTTTTCTTGCAATGTGGTCTGTTGTGTGTATACTTATTCTTGAAAGGGGGATACCCCCACCAACAACAAAGGAGTTAAAATTATGTTCCCAAACTTATTCCCTGGTGCAACTATCCGCTTCGAAGCTCGTTATTTGCAGGCGGGTATGATTATAATCCGAAATGATCGCCCGTTGAAATTAACTAGGGTAGAATATAACGAAGGCCAGGCCCCTGGCGAGGAAACTGTAGACTACTTCTTCATGTATGCGGATGAAGATCCAGACGATAACACTGGCGAATGGTTTAACTTCTTCATGCCGGACGAAATGATCAAAGTGCTTTATTATCCTGGTAACCGTTATCCGCTACATGCGCTATTCTAAAAAAATCTTCATAAAGGCTTGCAATATGCAGGCCTTTTTCCTATTATGAAGGTGAAGAAAGAAGTAAGGCCAACAATTAGAGGGGTAACAAATCATGGGCATGGGAAGAGATAAACGTAAAGCGGCGAAAGCAAGAAAGGCGGCAGCAAAGGCCGCGCCTGTTAAAGCTGTACCGTATCACGTCAATATAAACAACCTGGAAGTAATGAACAATCCGGCCCCTATGGATGAATTTAACGATGCGGATTGGAGGGCGGTGGCAAGAATGGTGATCCGGCTTGAACGCCTTGCCAGGGAAGAGTAAAAAAGTTAGAAAAAAACGGTTGACACAGAGTAAAAAAGATATATTATTAAATTGAAAGCAGTACTTAGGGTTAACAAAACAAAGAGGAAAAACATCATGAAAATGGTAAACGTTAAAGGTATCGAAAACGTTAAAATGCAGAAAAATACTCCCGCAAATGTTTTGAAAAAAGCATTAAGCATTTTGGAAGCACACAACGCGAAAGCGGTGCACCCTACTAAGTTAAATTGCGGTTATGGCTATAAATACAATATCAACCCTGATTGGAGGCTGTTAAATAGTGACGGTGAGTTTAAAAACTGGTTAATCTGCCACCACACGGAATACAACAAATTGGTAGGCTTGAAAGATAGCCATAAATAACGCCAGAACATGAAAGAATAGCATAAAACATTAAGAGGAGTAACGAAGATGAAAAATATTAGTGCTTTAATCGACAAGGGTACTAACGTTCGCCGCACTATGATCCCGGTCGCCATTAACAAATATATTGCAAGTGGTTACGTTGTATTTGTACACAGTGGAAAAATGATCGAGCGTGCAATCAGGCAGGATAAGAAAAACGGTTGCGTGTTTATCGTCTTCAAATGTGAAAAATATAAAATCGATATCCCAGCCGATCCTATTTATGGCGCGTTTAATGTACAGGCCTTGCGTGAGTATTGGGCATAAGGTTAGGACCAGTAAGAGGAAAAACACCATGATTAAGGAATCTCAAATACTTTACGAAAACGGCAACTATTGGATCCTTGAGGTTAAACCGGAAGTTTACCAGGTGATGGTAAGGGGGCCAACTTGTTCGACTTGTGATAGCGCTTACGCAGATTTCGATCTAGCATTGGCCCGGTGTGAGTACCTGGCACGAAGAGAAAACGCATAAAAGTTAGGCCCCGCCCAGGGGCCTAACTTTATGAAGAAAAAAATCTGAAAAGTGTTGACACCTTGCCGGGATAGTATATTATTAAATTGAAAGCAGTATTAAACCACTTGAAAGAGGAAAACAAAAATGAAAGCGTTCAAATATGTTTTAGCTGCCCTGGCGATGGTTATCGGTGCAGATGTAAACGCTGGCGGTTTTAGAGTCGAGGCCCCCGAGCATATCAATCCGGTTTATGTGAAAGAAATTTTGATGAATTGCGCCGGGGAAATGGTTGCACCTGATGCGGTGTTTAATCCTGATGCACCGATCAACGTTAAAAAAGGTTGGCTGGCTAAAGCTGACAAGGAATGTAAAGCACTGGTAAATAATGTTATTGTTCACGCCTTGATCGCTGACTTGGTTATCAAGGACGGCCCAGAAAATTACAAAGGCATGAACGAAGAAGAGTTTAAAGAGTATTTCTATAATGAAGAAATGAAGGTGGAAAATTACCACTTTGACGAAAACGGTTATAAAGATGTTAAAGCTAACTTGAAAGATGTTTACAGCCTTGCGCTTAAAAATCCTAAAGCTGCACATGCTATCAAGGTGCGAATGATGGGGAAATAAAATGGTTGACATGCTGCCAGGTTGTTGTAACATGTAAATAAAAGAAGTGCCCCACCAATCAGAAGGAGTAAAAATCATGAAACGGGAACTGAAAAAAGTCAACAACCTGGTAAATGTTGCAATCCGCGAACGCGAAAATGCTTTAGACCTTCTCCCTGATGACGATATCGATGAGGAGGTGGCAGAAAAAGCCGTCTACCTGGCTAAAAACCTTGAAAATTTCGACATGCACGAATTGTTAAAAATGGCCCTGTAAGGCAGGGCCTTAAGTCTGATAAGAAAAGAGGAGTAAAGATTATGATCATCGTTGACAGCAAAGCGTTTAACCGTGCTAAAGAAAACAACCCGCACGCTAACCACTTTCTTTATTTTCGCCCGGATTATATCATTGCTTGCTACGAATATGATAATGCTGAAGATTTTTTGATCTTCAAAATGGAAAAATACTACCACGACCGCCACGGCCTGATCGGTGTACTGATGGATCGCAACGGGAAAGTAATTTACCGGAACGATAATAAATAATGTAACAATCGCTAGGTAAATAAAATGGAAAATATTGTGGATGCGGAACATGTTAGAAAGGTGTTAGCTGTCCTGCGATACCATAACCAAAGAAAGGCAGAAAGCGATCCCGCTTATGCGGGATCAAGCCTGGAAGAAGACACCCTGCAAGCTATCAGCTACATGCAAAAGCTACTTAAACACATAACAGAGGAGTAAAGACCATGAAACGTGCAAGCGTTAACCTATTAACTTACGATCTACTGGCGGCAAAGGCCCAGGATGAGGCC